GAACTCCAGATTTCTACATGGTAGAATATAGTTTATTGGTTGCTTTTCCGTAAGTTAAAGCAGATTTAATATGTTGTCTAAAACGTTCTTTTATATCAACTGACTATCCTATATAGGATTTCCCAGTGGTCAAATCAGTTATCCTATAAATCCCACAATATTTAATTGCTTTTGGGAATAACCGAGCTGTTAATATATCATAAGCTGGTTTATAATACACTTCCCATATTAACTTATCTATGCTTTCTTTTTTGACAAATCTAGGTTGCAACTCACGCAATAATGTAATATCATTTATATCAATTTCATCAAGAGCTAAACGATAGTAATCTTGATTAGAGTCAATCTCTTCCTATCTTAGTTGAGCCTAAATATAAGCAAGTTGTTTAGCTTGTAAATCCGCTAATTTACTGGATTCGATAGAAATTTTATTTGATAAATCTTGACTTTTAGCATCAAAAGTCATAGTAAGCTCATTTTCTTTTTCTTCATAGGATTTTAAAAGTGCGGAAATGCGAATCTAGTATGCCTCATCAGCTTGCTTTTGTGCATTTTCCCGCATTTCTTCCTAAGATTTTACTAGAGAAGAAAGAATTTCATTTTCAGAGTATATATTTTCTTTTATATTAGATAATACTTCTCTATTATGTTTTATTTCCTATTCTATCTCGGAGTTTTTCCTCTAATTATCTATATTAACTTCAATTATTTGATGCTCTTGTTTCTTGAGATAATAGATATAAATTATTAACCCGATTATAGTAATTAATAATAACCCTATAATCATATTTAAAAAATTCGGGGAGAGTTAACCTCTCCCCGAACAAAATTACTCTTGAGCGTCTGGGTCGAGATCTAGCCCGCTTTGAGTTAAATGGAGATACTTTACCTTCTGATGAGAACCATCTTCAAGAGTTACCTCATCAGGAACGCGCTCTCCAAGTCCCTTGCGTTGGAAAGCAGAAGTAAAAATACCATCAACTTGACGCTTCTCAAGTCCAAGAGCTTCAGCAACATCTGCCGCTGTTAAATTTTCACCATTATGCTCCTTTAAATAATCTAAAACCTTACGAGTATTTTCTTTCATAGCTGCCATAGTAGACATTCTCCTTTAATAATAAATTTATTTTAATTTAATTTGTTGCTAAATCTTGAACCATAGTGTCAATTTCTAGCATAATATTTATCCCGTCGCTTAATGACATAATTTGATTGGTAATCTGCATAATTCGATTATCGGCTCGGGATTTTTCTTCCTTTGAGGAAGTTTCATTTTGGTGAATTTGCTCACATTTATAAAGTTCTTGAGCGAGCTTTTTCATCTATTTTCGGGTCATATAATTTCTATCCTTTATCCCTGAATTACATATATATTATATCTAAAATATTTTTTTAAGTCAAGAATTTTAGGTAAATATCTCAGCAAAGTTAGATTTTATGAGAAAATTTCATCTATAATACAATCTTTTGTATCTTTATCTTCTCTCCACAACTTTAATACTGGGTGTCTTAATGTATGTTCTTTTTTATCAATAGACATGCAATCAAGAGAAACAACTTTATTAAGATAGTTCTGCGGATTTTCAGTCATATCGCGCTTCATGTCATCAGTTAGACCAGAACTAACAGTACCTAATTCTATTAGTTTGCCTTGATTATCATAAGCGCCAACTTTAATTGCTGTATTCCATCCATAGAAATAGTATCTACTAATAGGGATTGTTCTATAATCGGGAGATCTAATTGCTTTATAGGAATTTATTTTTTCTTGTTCTACCCATACTCCATTCTCGCCTTGTTTTTCAATAGCCCAATACTCCCATGTATCTATCTCTTTTCCTGTATATTCTTTTGTTGGAGGACAAAAACCTATGCAGATTAAATCAATAGAATCCATCTGTTTAATTTTAATTGTAGACCAAGCGGGACGTTTTCCAGGAGTATAAGGATAATCCCTTTTCTTTAAAACCGCGCCTTCGCCTCCACTTTTCAAGATTCGAGAGATTTCTTCTTCAAGATTAGTGTCTACTTTTACTGCTAGCCGCAAGAAACTATATTGTGATAAATTATGTTTTTCCCATACTGCCGCAAGGATTTTATATCTATCTTCTGCACCGACATTTACTAAATTAATATTATCATATTCAATTATATCATGTATATAATAATGAATAGGATTATCTTTTTGCCTTTTGATAGCTAAATCTGGTAGGCATCCCATTATGCTTGTTACTGTTTTAGATGTCCCTCCAGGATAATAAATCTCGCCAATTAAAATTGTATTTGATGGCATACAATTTAAGGCTTCAATAATATGAGGCACATTTGCACCTTTTTCAGAGAGTAATCCAGTTGTTGTACTTGTATTACGAGAAAATAGATAACTGTAGTTATCTGTCTTTTCAAACTCATACCAATATCCATCAATTTTTTCTTCGAGAAAATAATCTCCAGATTGGCACATTTCAGAAAGCATAGATTCTTTACCAGCAGGTAATTTCCACACCTTCATAGCATCTATCATTTTAGCTTCAGGATACATTATTTATCAAACTCCTTATATTCTTTATATCCAAAGTAAATTCCTATAGGAATGGCATATAAAAATAAAAACCAAAGACTAACAGTAAAACATAAGATGATTGGTAAAAATATTGTCATAGCTAAAACGAAGACAAGAAGAATGTCAACTAGTATGAATTTAATAAGAGTAGAATTTTTTAATTTATCAATCATATAAAACCTCATTTTTTCTCTTTATATAAATATATTATAATAATAAAAAAGAAAAATCAACTAAAGATAAGAGTGGTTTTACCACTCTTATCTTTAAATCTTGGCTACTGAAATAATCTTATCATTATTTTTTATCATTATATTTCCCATAGAAATTCTTGATAGCTTGGGAAAATCTTTTACACTAACGACAATAGAACTCTTATTACCAGAAATTAAAATATCATTATCATCAGACACCAATTCTGCTCCGACAACTGTTCCTTTGTAACATGATACTCCTTTGCCGCCGCGGTTTTGTTTATTAAACTCTTTTAGCTCAATTTTCTTTCCAAGACCATCTTCTGAAATAATAGCAAGGTAATCTGCATTATTGCTTATTGGTAATGCAGCGATAATACTATCATCATCGGATATATTCATTCCTTTTACTCCTTGCGCGGTTCTAGAAGAAATCGGCATTTCCGCAGTATTAAATCTTATAGTCATTCCATTTTTAGTAACAAGTATCATTTCCTCTTGATTTATAAAAGTTACTGCGGCGAGTTCATCACCATCTTTTAACTTAATTGATACAATTCCAGTTCTCTTCATTGCGTCATATTCTTCCAGAGGAACTTTTTTGACTATTCCTTTTTTAGTAGCAAAGAATATAAACTTCTTATTTGTATCTCTTGTTAAAGTAGTATATGCCATAGGAGTTTCATTATCTTCAAAAGTAATCAAAGTAGATAAGGGTACGCCAATAGAATTGTTATTTCCTTCTGGAATATTATCCACGAGCAGTCTATACATCTTTCCTTTTGATGAAAATATCATCAAAGTATCTTGTGTATTTGTAGCAGAAGAAAATGCTATAATGTCATTAATTTTCATTCCAGTGGTATTTCTTTTTTGAGGTTTAAAGGCTTTTTTCGCAATTCTTTTTACTGTGCCTTTACTAGAAATAATAACAACGCAATCTTCTGGCTCTATAACTACTTGTTCTTTCTCTTGTTTAGGGATTTCTGTATTAATAAGTTTTGTGCGGCGAGCATCTCCATATGTATCTTTAAGTTCGGTAATAAGTTTAATTAACTTATTATTCCTTACTTCTTTATTATTTAACAACTCATTACACTTAGCTATAAATTCTATTTTTTCGTTTAGCTCGTCAACTAACTCTTGTTTATCAATGCGAGTTAATTTGCCAAGTTTCATATCTAAAATAGCTTTAGCTTGAATATCATCTACATCTAAGAAAGCAATTAGTTCTTTCTTTGCTTCATTAGTGTTATTTGCACTTTTAATAATTTTGATAACTTCATCAATCTTATCAACAGCAGCGATCAATCCCTCAAGAATATGTTTGCGGGCCTCAGCTTTTTCCTTATCAAACTGAGTTGCTTTAATTAATACATCTTCCTGATGGCTGACATAAATCTGTAATAAATCTATCATTGAGCAAAGTCTAGGAGTTCCATTTACAATATAATTCATATTATAAGAAATAGAAGATTGTAAGTCAGTTAATACAAATAATTGATTTAATGCTTTAGATACAGAAACACCATCTTTTACATAAAATACAAGCCTATTATTACCGATATTTGATTCATCATCAAAATCTTCAATAATCTCACTTAATGTTTCAATATTCTTCTCTATTTGCTCTTTTATTTTATTTCGATAGGTTCTATAAGGAATACTTGTAAAGATAATTTTTTGCCCATCAATCTCATAGTCGCCTTGAATTTTCAAAGAGATTGTGGATTTTCCCGTTTTAAACGCGCTCTTTACATCCTTGATATTTAGAACAGTTCCGCCAAGAGGGAAATCTGGGCCAGGAATATAGGTTAGTAATTCATCAATAGTGAGCGAGCCTTTTTGAATTAGAGCAATTGCTGCATTACATACTTCTGTTAAATTATGTGGAGCGCTATTATGGGCCATGGAAATACCAATGGCTTGTCTTCCATTGCAAATAGCATTTGGAAAAAGGGCTGGTAAAATCACTGGCTCCATAAATTCTCCATTATATGTTTCTTTAATTGGAACTACATTTTTCTTGTAATCATTCATCATTATATCAGCAAATAGTGAAGGTTTTGCCTCTGTATAACGAGAAGAAGAAAACATATCATTATTTTCTTGAGTTCCTAATTGTCCTTGTCCTGTAATAAGAGGATAACGCATTAAAAATGGTTGCGCCATCTTTCGAAGAACACCATAGCAAGCAATATCGCCATGAAAGTAAGAGGTGGCTAGAGTAGAACCAACAATAGCATTACACTTTTTGGTCTTACTCTTATTATTCATCTTTAAATAATCTTCCATAGTCCAAATGATTTTTCTTTGCGCGCTTAACAGCCCATCCTCCGCCGCAGGAATGGCTCTATCAGTTAAAACCTCTTCTGCATATGTTAAGAATGTGTTTTTTGCTTCATCAAGAATATCTACTTCTGTAATTAAACTACTCATTTATACACTTCCTCATTCAAAATTAAATCCTAATTCTTCTGCATTATCATAGATATATTGCTTGCGGGGTTCAACTGCGCTTCCCATCAAAATTTCGAGCAATTCTGTGGTAGCTTTGGCATCACTAATAGTAATGCGTTTATATCTTTCATTCATAAAACATACTTTTTGCAGATCCTCTGGATTTAATTCTCCCAATCCCTTAGCTCTAAGTAAATCATAACTGCCGCTATGATTCTTTTTCCACTCTTCAAGTTCATTGTCACTATAACAGTAATACTCTTTTCCTTTTTGTCGAATAATATATAATGGAGTTACAGCTCTATATAACTTACCAGCTTCAATAAGAGGACGCATATATGTATAGAAGAAAGTAATAAGCATTAATTCAATATCTGCACCATCACTATCTGCATCGGCCGTGATTACAACTTTATCAACGGTCAATTTACTAATATCAAAATCTTTACCAAAACCTCCACCAAGGATCCTAATAATATCAGACATTTCTTGGTTAGAAAGCAGCTTATCAATAGCAGTCTTTAATGGGCTGATAATCTTTCCTCGCAACATATAAATGCAATCAGTTTTAGGATTTCGTGCTTCTACTGCGGAAGCTCCTGCTGATAGTCCCTCAACAAGCAAGAGATTACGATCTTTAGGACTACGATTTCCGCAATCAATAAACTTATTACTAAGTTTCATTTTTGCCTTTAATCCGGTTTCTTTCTTTGTCTTTATTCCTCTTGCTGCCTCTCTTGCTTTACGAGCTGCCTCTCTTGCTTTTCTAGCATTTAATGCTTTATCCGCGATACTTTTAATTTCTTTTTCATTTGTTGTGAACCAATATTGCAGCTCTTCTGCTATTGCTTGTGTAAAAGGTTTCATATCTAGTTTTGTGACACGAGATTTTACTTGAGCATCATATCCAATATTTGGTGCTGTAATATTAAAAACAAGATACATTCCTTCTTGGCAATCATCTCCAGAGAGATTTTCATCCTTATCTTTTAGCCACCCTTTTTCTCGGAAGAATTTATTAAATTCTCTTGTTAAAAGGGTTTTAATTTGCGTAATATGCGGACCTGCTTCTGTTAAACCAGTATTTACATATGGAACAATCGTAGAAGAGTAGTTATTTGTGTAAGTTAGAGCTAAATCCAACTTATTTTTACCTTCGGAAAAATTAATTGAGAAACGATTTTTCAGAATCTCTTTTCCCTTAACGCCTTCATCTAACAAATCCATAAGACCATTCTTAGAGAAGAACTCTGTCTTTTTTCCATTATCATCTAGTTTGATAGTTAGCCCCGGACAGAGACATACAATAGTTTTAAATAAGGAGTTTAATGCTTTTGCGTCTGGCTTTGGATCAGTAAAAAACTCTTCACTTGCAATCCAGAAAACAGAAGTTCCATGAACATTTTTATCAACCTTACAAGAATCTCTAGATTCAAAAATGCCCTCTTTGAATCTTACTTGTTCTCCTTCTCCATCTCTATATGTCCACACAGTTAATTCATGACTAAGATAAGTTGCAAGTTTGCTACCAATACCAAAACTACCAAGAGAAGTTCCCTCATAAGTTCCATCTTCTCTATATTTACCACTGGTATTTAATACACTAAATGCGGCTTCCAAAATTGTTTTCCCATCTTCTCTAAAAGAATTAGGAATAAATCCTTGACCATGATCGCTGACAGACACTCTGGCACCATTAATTTGTACGTCTATTTCATTACCGTGACCCAATCTAAATTCATCTACCGAGTTTGATACAATCTCTACTACTAATTGAGTAGAAGTTGATGTATCTCCACAATATACCCCAGGTCTTAAACGAGTAAATTCTAGAGGACTTAATGACTCAATACTTTTTTCATTATATAACTTATCTGACATTTATTCACCATACTCTCTTAAAATTTCTTCTGAGGTCATTCTTCCAGTAGCTAATGCATCAGCTAGTTCATTATAAAGCTCTCCGTCATGACCTTTGATTTTTCTTAAATCAATTCTATAGTCTTTGCTTAACATATCATAGGTCTTAATTAAATCAAGATTTTCTAGCTTTTTACCTCCAGCTCTTGTCCAACCATTAGCTTTCCATCCTTTAATCCATGAAGTAAAACTATTTACACAATAAGCGGAATCGCTATAAACAATAGGGGTAAAGAAATCTCCATCTTTAGCTCCATAGTTTTCAAGAGCATAAATTATAGCAGACATTTCCATTCTATTATTAGTAGTTTTAGGTTCACGCTCTGTATAAGCAGCTATAACAATACCATTATCATCAACTACTATAACCCCAAAACCTCCTGGACCGGGATTTCCTAAGCAAGAACCATCAGTATATATAGTCATAAATACAAATGCTCCTTTATTTTTATTCTTTTTATTTTCTTAATATATAATATCATATATTTTAAGAAAAATCAAACTACAAACAAATAAAGGCTTAATGAGTATTTAACTCATTAAGCCTTTATATTAAATAGGACCATCGAGATCAATGGGAATATCATTAGAGGCTGAAAAATCTTCTGCGGGGATGTTATATGCAGAATTGAATTCAGTTTCTTTTAAAGCTAGGTCATAAGTAATGCCGCCTTTTTTGTGATCTGATTTAGCCATTGCTAAATAAAAAGAACAAACTACTCCGTGGGCGCTCCATGGTAGACCAACAAGAGCACTAATCCATGGAAGGGTTCCTAAATATCCCATATAAACACACATAAATGCCAAAAGGATACCTGACACAGTCACGACCCATAATAACATACGAATATCATTTATAAGTTTTTTGGAAAATTCTAATTTTTTCATTTTAAACCCAGCTTTTCAGCCAATCTTCTTAACATAGTTACAGTTTCTAATCTAGTGCAGATTTTATTTGGCATCATTCTTCCAGCACTGTCTCCAGCCATAATCCCATTCGCTTTAGCCCATTCAAGATTATCGGTGCCCCAAGTTTCTTTTTCATTAGCTTTATTAGTAAGCCAAGTATTCATAAGTTCAGCGAATTTCTCGTCAGTCATATCTTCATCATCCTCCTAGATATTTGACATTAAATTATAAACATCTGTTCTTGCGGTTTCCATGCTTTTTCCAAATTTTGGAAACCAATGGTTTACATCTGCATGATTAGATCCTAATCCTAGCTTGTGACTATCAGCATGACATAAAATAGTCGGAACGGTGATACCATTTAAAGTAGTGGTTCCCAATGGATTTATGTTATACATTTTACATAAATAAGCAGTAATTTGACAAGCCTCTTCATAAATTTTGTTAAAATAATTTGCATCATTTAATCCATCTTCGCAAATTTCAAACTGAATCCATCCATTATTACAAGAACCTTTAGACCCAGAACCGCATCCCCAAGGACGATAATTCCATGGCATTGTCTATACTGTTGTTACTGTTCCATCAGCCAATTTACCAATCCAACAGTTTAATCCAGCTTGAACAGATATATGATTCCAGTCATTCTTGCTAGTATTTTTTCCTAATTTATTTATTAAACTGGTGTAGTTAGGATCATTATCGCTTGGCTATACATATCTTTTTAAATTAGGATTATTTGCACCAGTACTATGCCATAAGATTCCTTTAACTTGCATGGTGCGTGTTTGTTTATAGCAAGTGCTATTTGTCATCATACATTGAAGTGGTTTATTGCTATCGCTATATTTCATTTTATTACCTCCTTCAATTACATTTGAAATGTTAGCAAATTTATTATAATACTATTGACCATAATTAGCCCTCTTTTGTTGCATAGAAAAACTCTAGTCTGAAGGTCTTTCAAACTAGAGTAATACCGCGGTAGAGGCTTCTGTGACAGAAGTGGCAGAAATCAAAATTTTAACTAAACTAGAAAAACTTGTAATTAACTCCTAATATAAAAAATCTAATTGAGTATTTAAATCTCCAATGGATTTGCCTCGACTTTGACAGAACTAAAGCAAATTTTGTTTTCTACTCCAAAATGTCCATTGAGCCAATCCATATCCCGCTCCATCTTTTACAAAGTTTTTATACCTTCCATCATCAACTGCGGAGGTATATCCTGCGTCGGTCATTTTTAATTTTTTTTCATAGGTGTTCTATAAGTTAATAGAATTAAGTCCACTTTCGGCATAAAGATTACCCATTAAACCGGCAATTCCGCAATCACTAAAACCTTTGCCTTTAAAGTATTTCCAAATAATTTGAGCATTAGTCATTTTTATTTTTTTGTAATGAAAGAGCTATATCCAGCAGATTTTAATTTATCTTTTAGTCTTTCTGCATTTAATTTCACAGAGAAAGCACCTAATTGAACTTTATAAAAAATTCCTACTTTCTTGACATACCCGCTAAATCCTTTCTCTTCCAATTCCTTTAACATATTCTCTGCATTGGTTTTAGATAGAAATGCTCCTACTTGAACTCTGTAAAGAACTACCTCTTGTTCTTTCTTAAAATATACACACATTACATTATCAACTGGTCTTGCATAAATTTGAGAAGTTTTTCTTTTCCCATCTATTAGTAATCTAGTAGATCCGCCTCCATCTAAATTAATAGCATATTCTACTTTCAATTCAAGAAAAATTTGCTATAGGGCAGCATAAACAAGACCTGGAGAATCTACGGTTACAATATAATAATTATTTTTATTCCATCCAATACAAGTCCTGCGGGCTTTATAATCTAATTCTTTTCCATCTGTTATAACTACTTTTTTGCTATCTACAATTAATGCAGGATAAGCTGCAATAAAATCTCTGGCGGTTTCATAATCTTTTAATGTCGTATATATAAGTGTTTTATTGCCGCTAATTGCAACTCCATGACGAAAATCAGACTAAATAACAGTTCCTTCGTCTTTATAACTAAAGCAGGTATTGCCATTGTTCATAGCAAAGAACCCTCCATTAGTAATAATATCTGGTTTAGTAGTCTGTCTTTTATAATAAGCATCTGGAGTTTCCGTCGGTTGATTGCATAAGGCAAAGTCAATTTTTTCAATGTCTGCGAATGGAATTGTTACAATTTGAACATAAGAATAGAGACTATGTTTTTTAATGTTATATCCCATACTTTATCTCCTTTCAATAATAAAACCCAATTTCTAAAGAGATTGGGTTTAAATCAAATATATTCAGCTATTTGCGCGATTCTAGATCTATAAATATTACGGAGTTCTACTTCACCGTATATATCTTGTCCTCTATAAACTTTAGAAACTCGTTTCATTCCATTGTTTATGCCAGCAAAATGAATATCATCAACTTGAGTTTTTTCATCGCCGTCAATGATACAAATGCAATCCTCTCCAATTCTTTGAAGAGCCAACTTAATAAGTGTACGATCTAAATTCTGAGCTTCAGAAATGTATATACCTGCTCTTGAACCATTGGTATCATATCCTCTAATATCCGACATTGGTAGTAAAATTAATTTTTCTTCGCTCATAAGATGTTCTACTCCCGTTCTACCGCCGAATTTAGATATTAGGAGATTGCCGATTTGAGAGTCTAATAGTTTTTCATCTCTTGTTCCAGGTAGAAATCCTAATCTTGCACTATTGGCTGTTGCAACGGTATTGCAAAATACAATAATATGATCGAGTTCGCCTTTTTCTAGCTTAGACATTAAATAGGCTAAACTAATAAATGTCTTACCAGATCCCGCGGGCCCTTTAATTAAAGTAATTTTATTATTAGATAAACTATCAAAAAGTAACTTTTGGTAAATATCATTTTGATATGGCTTTACTTTTCCAAACCAGTTTGAATTAAAGTCACTATAATTTAAATATCTATGGTCGTTTCCGGTCCACACTCTCAAATCTACTACTTTATCATCTATATCTCTTATAATGAGATATTCTCCAACATGAAGATTAAAATGATTCAGCTCTGGTTTTTGATAAAACTCTGTAAGATTCTCATCACTAGCAGAAATTTCTTTATATCCACTATAATTATCAGTTTCTTCTGGAATACTTTCTATCATGTCAGACCCGAAGAATAGATTTGCAATATGCTTTAGGCTTAAATCATTTGTTACAAAGATGACTTCATCTACTCTTTTATTATTATTATACCAAATTGCATCAGACAGTATCCTTGTATCATCCGTTACGTCAAGACACATTTCTCTAATATAGTCCTCAAAATCTGTTTGATGGATTACTACCTCATACATATCAGGGTGTGTTTCAAATAAATGTAGCAATAATCTAGCTGAATATTTTATATCTGAATCTTTATTGTTAGCGGTTTTAATTCTTTCCAATTCCTGAAAAGTAATTGATGATACAATAAATTTTTCATCATTATTGAATAAGCCTTCTCCGCATATCAATAGTGAACAAGTATCATAGAACCGAATATCTTTATTCATAATTTTCCTCTTCCTCTTCTGATGTAGTAGTAGTAAATCCTATAGCTTTTACACTCTTATTTATAGAGTTATTTAATTTATCTATTTTAGCATTACACTCTACTATTTTTATACTTAATCTCGCTTTTAAGAGTTCTACAAAGACAGAAATAAGCTCTTTCAAGTCCAAAATGATTGGAATACCCAACGATCCAATAAGAATACCTATAAGTAAATATAACAAAATGTACCACCTTCTTCTTTATATATAACAAAAAAAGAAGGAGATTTAATTATTATTGCCCTGACGAAATTTTCTAACTATCGAGAGCGCCTTAGTTTGATTTTTAATGTAAGTTTTTAAGTTAGTTTCTTCTGTTTTTAATGCTTTTTCAAGTGCGGAAATTCGAGCTGAGCAGCGTCCAATTGCATAATAAAAGTTTCCAGTAGGGTCAACTTCCGCAGGACTTAATCGCTCATATTTTGTTGCCTCTTGATAATAGTCATATCTATATTGTAATTCTTTGCGAGTTTTTTTCATTTCATATTGCATAGCATTTATTCTTGCTTTTGATAAAGCGATAGTTTTACCTACCTTTTCAGAAAAAAAATCTTTATCACTTTCCGCTAACTTGGCTCGTCCGCTAAAGATTTTTCCATTATAATTAATTCCAACAATACATATGCCAGATTTTTCATTAACTAGCTATGTAATTGTTGGAGCTTTATATATAGCATTAATAACACTCATTATTGTTTTCTCCTAATCTTTTAAATCTTTATATTAAAATTATATCATTTATTTATAGAAAAATCCAATTTTAAGGATTTTGAAAGAAAAATTTGGTGAGCCTGCACGAACGGAAACTCGGAGCAGAACGAGGCTAGTGGCAAAAGAAAACCCTCCAGGTTAAAAACCTGGAGGGTTAAAATTAAGGGGTAATCAGAATAGAAGAATCTGTTCCTGCCATAGTAGAAGGCATCTGGCCATTCCACTGTTCATACTTAATCTTTTCAATCAACTCGGGAGTAAGAGAAGCAGCGATTTTGGAGTTAGCTTCTGCTTCCGCCTGGGCAGCAATCTCAAGAGCATCAGCCTCGGCCTGCGCCTTAATCAAAGCCTGCTCAGCCTGAATTTCAGCAACTTCCTTATCTTTCTCTGCCTGTACCTTTGCAGTCTGAGCCTCAATGTTTGCAAGCTCAAGCTCCTGCTGAGCATTTACCTTCTTCTGAATAGCCTCTGCGGTTTCATTGTCGACAGAGATGTCGGTAAAGTTCACGGTATCAATAATAATACCATACTGGTCAAACTTCTCACGAAGGTAGACATCCAACTCAGCATTGATCGCAGTGCGCTGGTCGCCAAAAATATCGGTTACGGGATAATTAGCAGTTACCTCCTGAGTCCAAGCCACAATCTTAGGCTTAATGAAGGTATCCTTAATAGTCTCTCCATCTTTACCCTTGAACAAAGTAAATGTCTCTGCTACGCGCTCTTCATCAAAGCGATAAGAGAACTCAAGATTTACCTTTACGGTCTTACCATCGCTAGTGGGAACATTAAAGCTCTCATCATTGGGAGAATCTCCACGGTCATCGGAGGTTAGATAAGACTGCTCAAGGCCGATAGAATAAGTTGTCACCTTCTTAGTGGGAGAGACAAGATGTCAACCCTGCGTCAGAACCTCTCCATCAACACCGCCGCTCATGTTATAAACAACTCCAACATAGCCTGTCGGCACCTTCTCCAAACAAGTAATTGCGGCAATCAAACCAAAAATCAAAACCAAGGCAACAATAACGCCACCAATAATTCCGCTTTTCTTCATTATTTACTTTCCTTTCTTTCCTCAAGACCCAAACGCTTTCGGGTTCTATAATAGATTTTAATAAAGAATTTTCCAATCTTCCTAAATGTGAAATTTAGCAAGAACCATATTGCAACAAGAGCAAGTACAACTAAAATCCAGAAAATAGGATTCATAGCATCTCGATACACTCCTTTACCTTCAAGTTCATATCTTCAATGACCTTATCCAAAGATACTGGATAACAGTCATGAGAATCAACTCCTACATGATACATATAAGGTCTATCTTCAAAGAAATTAGTCTGCTGATGCGTATGACCATATAGATTAATGATCATCTGCTTGAGACTTTCTTTCTCAAGATTTCCAGTCAAAGTGGGGAAATGAGACATATAGAAGTGATATTTCCTGTACTTAAGAGCAATAGCCCAAGCAGTTTCTACCACATTAGGAAGCTCGGCGTACATTTTCTTGCGGCTGTCCGTACAGTGGTTTCCAAAAGTAATGTGGAGTTTTCCATTCATGGAGGAAATAAACTCCTTATTTCTCTCAAGACTGTCCGCCCCACCGAGGCAAAGGTCCCCAAGAACATATACATCATCTTCTGGAGTGACAATAGAGTTATGCCTCTCGATAAGAGCAACATTCATCTCTTCAACAGAATTGAATCCACGAGATTTATAGACAAACTCACGGTCATGCGAGAAGTGCCAATCCGAGGTTACGAAAATCATTTATCTCCCTCCTCCATGTTATGATGATTGATTTTTACATCCTTAAAGCCATACTTGTAGAGTTTAAATTCTGCGGGAGTGGGAGGTCTAAAACCTCTAGCCATCTTTCTAATCGCGGAATCGGGTACTTTGGAAAATCCCTTTCTCAAGTTATTGCGGGCTATACAAGTATCAATCCCGCAATCACAAACTTCAAAACTAAGTCCAGTCTTCCCGTCCGGCCGCAGCCTTCCTAATAACTTGGCTCTTGATCCTTGAGAAATATGAGTAGCATCAACAAAGATGTAGTCAATCCCAATTTCAAGGCACTCGTTAATTTGTCGAACGAACTCTTCAAATACTTCATTTTCTCGCGAGAAATAATCCTTATCTCCAATGAAACTTTCTCTTATCACATCGCGAGAAATAATAGCAGTATGAAAGCCATCCATTTCAAGAAGTTCGGCTTCTTTATTAGCCCAAGTTGACTTCCCACTACCAGGGATACCAACCATGACTTTTACTTCAATAGTCATACTGCTTTCCTCCATTTCTTAACTTTCTATATATATTATATTATATTTTTATAATAATTTCAAAAGATTCTATGCGTCTCAAAATTCGACTGGTTGAATGAGGTCTTCGATATAAAGTCTACCTTCTTCCTTAAAAATAGGAATATTGAGATCGACGAACCAATAATGTTTAAAATGGATTGAACCATCCTCTCTTTCGGTCTCTTCGCAGTCTTTTATGCAACAAGAACCTCTTTGTAAATAGACGGGCAATTCATTCCAATCTATTCCTTTTTGAGAAATAAGCATTTCTAAAATTTCGCTACTACATTTACCTTGAAGTTCACTATGAGAAAAATTCGCTTGTCCAACCATTTGAATAGAATTTCTAATAGCATCTAATTGGCGCCAATAAATTAGATTTGTTACTTCTTCTTTCGGAATATTGAAAACACGAGCATCAAACATAGCCCCTCTTGCGTTTGCTATCCGTAAAGTTCTCATATATTCTTGATGTTCAAGTTGAATTTCTACGCTCTGAGGAGTTAAAGAATTTTTCCAACCAATATCGTATCTTTCAATAGCTGAACGAAACACCTTATTAAAAATCATTGTTGCCATGGACGCTGCTACAGAACACATTTTTTGAACTTCATAATCAAACCATGCGTCGCTATTTAATTTTTTATAGTCAACAAGAATTAGAGTTATTTCATCGCTTTGAGTATATCCAAGAACACATCCTTGGATATTTTCACATAAATATTTCATTGTTTCTTGCATAGCCGAAGTCAATACCGCATCAAATGGTTTTCTAAAACCTTTAGTAAAGGTATGAAATGCTTTTCCATCAATTCTAATTGCTACAGGTATTCTACGCATAAGTCGAGTTTTTGGAATTTGCTCATAGAACTCTTTCATGCGAGCGCCTAGCTGGTCATTCATATTATTCATCCTCCTTATCAACAGTAAAGATGTGTTCGTCGAAAGTATCCAAGTTTAGAAGAACAGTTTTTCCAGACATATAACTGCAACAGTCAATATCAACTTTATGATTATCACAATACCATAAAGCTCCACCATTATATAAGTAAGAGAACTGTCTATCTGGCGGTAGAAAATTATTCGCATTATCTAATCTTAGAATTAAGTATTCTGAAATTGGAGTATGGCCATGAACGCAAATTCCTTCACCTTCGGTAGTATCATAGATATGCTCTCTATCCCATAGCAAATCCTCGTTTGCTGGGAATGGTTCTTTTGCAGGAGTAAAACCCGCATGACAAAGCATAATGGTTATTCCATTTTTATTCTTATATTCAAGATATAGGGGCAATTTTCTTAGATAGTGATACCATCCAGACTTAGCTCCATCATTAATCCATCCATTAAAAGTAGAAGCTCCTCCATTCCAACAGAGAAGATCAAAATGACCTCCTCCATATGTTTCATATTTAATATAATCTTTCATAGCTTTAACAAGCATATCTTCGTGATTACCTTTAATATAGATAAAACGCGGATCCGACGCGACCGCTTTAATAGTTTCCCAAGACCGCGGACCTCGATCGCCGCAATCTCCTAGACAATAAACTTTATCTTCTGGCTTTAGAAAGTCACTAATTTTTTGATATAGCTCATACATACCATGAAGATCGCTAACTGCGTATACGCTCATAAATAAAACTCCCTTTCTTATATTATATAAATATTATATCATAAATATTATAAAAAATAAAGAGAGCTGTAAAGCTCTCTTTAAGAAAAGAATGGACAAGTTGGCATAGGGGAAATCTTATGTAAATTTCTCTTATGTCTTTGTTCAATGTTTTTATATATCTCATATGGAGGAGTAATACCATTAAGTAGGAAATTATCTAGGACATCATAAGAAAATCCTAAATTTTCCTCATCTGTTAAACCGCTTAATCCATCCTCTGGAGGCTTTTCAATGAAGTTCTTTGGCAATCCAAGCTCAATACCAATTTCTTTAACTTCCGTGGCAGTATAATTAGAGAGAATAGAAAAATCTCCTGCTGCATCTCCAAATTTAGTAGAATAGCCTACATAGTCTTCACTTCTATTGCAAGTATTCACAACTCTTCCATGACGGCTCGCGGCGATTGCATAAAGGATATTCATTCTTACTCTTGCTGGAACATTACTTGTAACTTGCGGCTGAATTCTAATATCATTGGGCAAAGACAAGAAAATCTCCTGACAAGATGAACCAATATTGATGTTGTAATGCTCTGTAATTTCGAGGTAATCAATTACCTCATTAGAAACATCAATATCATATTGGAATCCCTGTGGCATTTGTACGGCAATTACTCGATTCGGGCCAAGAGCCTTACAAAGAAGAGCCGCAGCCACTGTAGAATCTTTGCCGCCAGAAATCCCGATAACAGCTTTACACTCCGGCCCGTTTTTTATGAAATACTCTTTAATCCAATCTATAATTTTAGTAACCGTATTAGTCATAGAACTTCTCCCATCAATCTCTCTTTAATAGTTTCGATAGTCTCTACGCTCTCCGTACAGAAACTTCCATTCTTGACTTTAAATTTCATTACATTGTTCTTATATCCAATGGATTCTTCAAGAGTAAGATTTTCTACTAAAGAATAATCGCCATTCTCCTCTTTAAAAATTGCAACACATCCACGAGGAGACTTTTTCCCAGGGTCGGTTTTAGGCATTTTATAAATCTGAATTTCATCATTGCCGAGGATACAATCTGTAGCTTTAATAGCATAGCCTCTAGTATCACGAGTTACATACTGATAAGTATAAGCTCCAATTCCAAAACATAGATTGGATACTGAGATATTATTTCTAACGCACCAAGAGCAAACTTTTTCAGTAATCTCTGGAGTAATGGCATCTCCATAAATCATACGAATATAAGAAGGAAGAATAAAATATCCTTTAGTATTCAATTCACCGCCAAAGATTTCTTTTAGAAGATTTAAAGTTCCTATAAACTCAGGAGAACCGGGTACAGCATCTGGGTCGCCGCAGATAATCTTTACAGGATCTCCGCTATCAGGTCGAACGGAGAAACATCCATCTCTTGCTGCAATAACATCGTGCAACATAGGAAGAACCTTAGATACAATACCCCAATAATCATATGTATCAGATACATAGGTCATAGTTCCTGTAGGTTGCACTTCTGTGCAAAGATAATTAATAAAAAGCATTTCTGCAATAAGGTTAATATCCCAATTATCAAAAGCGGCCTTAGAGAAAAGATAACGCTCAATTTCAGTTAAATCTCCATTAGTAATCTTCTGCTTCATCCAAGCTACACCTTGTTCAACAACAGAGTGTTCAAGAGAAGGAGTTCCCATCATGGGAGGATTATTCTCAAGATCTGCTCCATAGTATTTTTCAAGGAGAAGGTTAGAGCCAATGGTTGCAGTTCTATCAAAAGAAAGAGCATGGGCAGCCCCGGAGATATAGCCTGCCTCAAGACTTGTGTGTCCGCGCAGAGAAAAGTCGCCACACATATGCGAAAGACCAGACATATCGTCGCAACTAGTCTTGACATAAGGCTCAATTAACTTGCGGCGATAGAAAGCGGTAGTGGCAGAAGTCGAGGGGAGCCAGTTATTAGCGCTCCACTGATCTTCGATAAATTGCGGAAGCCACGCAAAATTTTGATGATTAGAAAAAATTACATGATCTGGAATCCCGACGGGAAGAAGCGTACCCTCTGGAACTCCCATGATAGAAATAGGTAAATAACCAAGTTTATGTAATTCTTTAAACTTGGTAAAATCCGCATAATCAGGATGGAAAGTATTTTTAATTACATGATTCCACTCCTGTTCAAGAAGCTCAACTGACTGATCAAAGAACTCTGTCTGCCAAAATTCAAGTAGTTTCTGGATGGTATATTGATGACCAAAGACCACTGTCTTAGGGCAATTTGGATGATGCTTATAACTGCGAGCTGTCCAAGTAGAATAAACCATAGAAGCAGACTTCGGCTGCATCTTAATAGCATGACCAACTTTGTAGTAGTCAGCGGCAAACATTGGAGCTACATCAAAGAAACTCATAAAATCTTCCTTTCCTTATTTCTTAAATATATTATATCATATATTTTTATAAAAATAAAAAGCCCTCTTTATGAGGGCTTTTATCAACTTTGAAGCAATCTAAGTAGTGCTTCAATTCCAACATACTCTGGAGCGATGATACAAGTAATAATTGGAATAAAAATTGTTATAATAATTGCAAGTATTGCTATCGTTATAAACATAGCTGAGTGCCATTTTTTATAATCTGCATCAAGCATTATATAAAATATAAAAAATAATCCACCAACAAGAGCAATACCAATAAATCCTCCAATAAAGATAGTTAATCCTAAATCTTTAATAGTTACATACCAACCATATTTGGCCAGCCACATGGGAGCATTTTCCATAATAGTTTGAGTTGTTACTCCAAAAAAATCTGCGAGCGACTGAAGAATAGATGCAAGAGTCTGCTCTAAAGATAGATTCACTTTAACAACCCTCCAACAACAGCACTTACAATCTTCATATCTGCTTTACCTTTAAGCTCCATAGAAATAGATTTCATAAGCGCACCACGATTTGTTTTGAGGAGATCAATACCTGCGGTTCCAGCAATCTCTCTTACTTTTGTTTCAATTTCTGCCTTATCAGTAATAAGCTGAGGGGCACACATCTTTACTACCTTCATATCCTCTTGATATTGATGCAGTTTTTCAGGATAACTAGCAGGACAGGTATCAATCATTTCTTGTACTGTCTTTTGATATTTGATAAGGGTTTCGTCAACTAGTTGTTCAGTCAATTCAACTCTTCCTTTTGGAGTAATGGCTGCTTTCTAACACGCATCAATCATGTCAGAAAGTACCCTCTTTGTATTTGTATTTCCATTTTTAAGAGCCATAATCTTTAACTCTTGAAGTTTCTCAATAGTCATCTTACAATCTCTACCTTTCCTCTAATATCCCACTCTGTCTTGAAGACGCTATCAGAAGTGAAGATTTTCTTTACAATATCTTGATTATACATATCGCCCTCAATCATGGTATGCTCTGCATGAGTTACATACAGATAAATATTCTTTGCACCAGCTTCTTTGAGGGCATTTGCAGCATGATAGAAAGTTCCACCTCGGGAACAAATATCATCTACAATAAGGACATTATTATCCTTAACAACTTCACTATTCATTAACTGCAAACCAAGAATTTTTCCAGTAGACCAATCCCTTTTCTTAATTCCAAAAGCATAAGGAAGATTAATAGGTGGAACAGAATATCTCTTCATCGCTCCTTCATCCGGGAAAAATAGGATAGGAATTTCTCCTTCATATTTCTCAGTTCTCTTAATAGCCTCTTTGATTTCTCCAATTGGACTAAGATCAATAACTCTATCAAGTAGAGCTAACGATACATTAGAATGAGCATCACGCACAATAACTTTATCAAAATGAAGGCTATTAATTACTTGACAGAAGTATTTTAGGGTAAATACATCTTCAAGTTCTTGAACTCGATCCATTCTTGCATGAGGAATATATGGCATATCTAGGTTTACAGGAAAATCTTCGAAATGCCCCTTAACACAAATGAGAGTAAATAATTCTGCATCATTCTCGTACTCCCAAACAATCGTATCATAATCGAAGTAGTTAGGAGGCATATTAATATGCAGCGTACTATCTGGAAAATGATTTTGTTCAATTATGTCTGTCCAATGACTGCGTGTATTAAGCAAAGTAATCATACCCAATCCTCCACATCAATTTGTTGAGAAGAAAAAATTTCAAGGGCGGCCTCATGTGCCTTTTTGGTAACTCCAGCACAGGCTCTACTATGAACTACGATTCTAGTATTTGGCATCGCCGCGCGAAGCATAACCGTATTAGCCATAACACAAACGTCGGTACAGAATCCGCAAATATGAATTTCTACTTCCTCTTGATTCTTCATCTTTAAAGAATTATAAACTTCATTTACCATATCTGTACTGCCAAAAGTATCTTTCTCGTAAAAATTATACTTGTTACCAAGAGCAACAAGAACTCGAGAATCCATGCACCAGCCGGGACTAGTCTGTTCACAATGTTTTACTGGCAGTTTCTTACCCTCAAGGGTTTCAAAATAATCGTCTCCATGTGTATCCATAGTACAAACGATATTATCCCACTCATGGTTTTGAATTAAACTTACGATATTGGGAACTGCGGCATCCGCTGTCTTAGACCCCAGAGAGCCAGTAACAAAATCATTCTGCGCATCTACAATCACAAGAAGTCTATACATATCATAACTCCTTTCTTTTATATAAATATTATATAATATTTTATTATAAAATTAAAGGAGAGATATTACTCTCCTTTAATTTAAAATTTAATTGGTTACAGAATTGCGTTTATTAGTACACAAAGAAATGTAGCTCCAATACCAGTATAATACCCAAGATAAAACTCTTCGTCAACTGGGCCAAAAATGGTTTGAACCGTATAATAAACAAAGAGCATACCTACCGCTCCCAAAATAATTCCTAACATTAGATCTCTTCCTCCTGAGCCTCCTCCATGTCAGGCACACTCTCACTTTCTTTAATAATTCCCTCGATGACTTTAAACTCATAAGTTTTAGACTTAAAAGCTGTGAAAGCACGACGATTTACAATTCGGATAACAACGCCCTCTTTTACATGAGTGCGGCCGATCGGATCAGTGAGATCTTCAAAGTATTTGTTAATGCGCTCCTGCAAATCCTCTACGGTAGTAAATTCAAAATCCTCGATCACAGGAACTCGATTAAAGCCATGAGCATTACACCATTCAGTAATCTCGTCAGGAGTCCACTCTCTTTCTCCATTTTCAGAGGTAATACGATAAATATACATCTTGCTCTGACCAGGCTCACATCCATAAGAGAAAATAGAACGCTTACCAAACTGCTTTACAAAAGCCTTATCATTGACTTTGGTATTATCTCCGATAGGCATAATGGTGTTCTCTTCATTGGGGCCGTAATAACCCACTACTTCGTAGAAAACTTCCATTCCTGGCTCAAGGTAAGGTTTCAACGCTTCATGATGTGGCATACGAAACTGGTCATTTCCATAAAATCCCTGAGAGTTCTCTGTGACTACACAGCGACGAGTTCCAAGAACATAAGCCTGCTTAGTACGCTTTTTCATATGGAAGAGGCGACGGAAGAAACCATTAGGAAGCTCAGCATAAGTATTCATAGAGCGCTGAGAAGTTCCGTGCATTTTAAGGGTCATATTGAGAATATCACCGGGGCGGAATTTGTCAAGATTATATGCCAACTGTTCAGTATCAGTGTGCATAGAGAACTCAGGATATGTAATTCCCTCAGCTTTACGACCTTTATAAGAAGTCTTAACCTGACCTGTAGGAGTTTTGCGCTTAGGAATGTACTTACGACAAAACTCTTTGTCGTTGATAGTGTTTACCTTATCTCCATCTTTCCAGTTCTGATTTCCGAATTTCTCATAAACTTTATCAAGAGCAATTACAACACCAGAACTCTGATTGCCGCGAAGTTTAATAGCTCTGATGTGTCCATTATTCTCGATATATCCGCCCTGAGGGGTTCCATCCTCATTCTTGCGAAAAAGGCAGAATTCATTCCCGAACCATCTCTCAATCTCACCGTCAGTAGGTAGATACAATACCTCCTGACCAGTCTGCATATCAGAGCCAATAATTACACCTTCATTGAAACAATCGGCAAGATAAAGGCGGTCACTATTCTCGTCCTTCCGCACATTCTGCAATTTAGTTACAAGACCAAAATACGCCATACTATATCACTTTCCTTTCTTACCATTCATAATATCTATCATGGTCGGGATCTTCCTCAACAGTAGTTACCAAATAGGAAAGCCAACCTTCAATTTCCTCTTGATACATACCAGAGATTTCATCTTCATCTTCTTGGGTCAGTTCATCTTCGGTCAGTTCATTTTCTTCGCAATATTGCTCTCGAATGTCTCCCTCAGACAAAATTCCGTGCATACCCTCATAAGATTGGTACTCTTCAATCGCTAGCTCTCGAGCGGCTTCCTCGGCGTCTTCTCTAGAGTCATAATCTTCTGTGCAATGATATTGATACCCGCCAAATCCTCCGCCCAGGCCTGCGTATAAATTATATTTAGCCATTTACTCTCCTCCAACCCATTCCGTAGTAGTGGTTACCACCCTTGATAGCTTTCTCGATGTTTTTTATCGTATTTTCAAGATTGAAATGCTCATAGGTGTCAGACTCGCATTTATTTTCTTTAAGCCACAGTGCAGCAGCTTCAACACTAGTAAAAGTATTTGTAGCCCGCTTCTTAGAATTAACAATGCAAATAGTTCCAGCAGGATAACCAGCTTTATTCCATTTAGGAATAAAAACACTTTCTTTATTAGTTGCTTTCCTCTTCCAATCAGCGAACATTTCATCAAGTGTTTCTCTTGATGTGTTACTTATAAAATCATATACTTCCTTTAATAGAACTGCATCATCTAAGGAGTTGTGATTTTGTTCAGCAGAAGAATTAAATCTTCTGAGGGTATTCAAAAGACTGTGATTACATTCCCATTTCAGCTCTTTTTTGCACATCTTGGCATAATCTCGATAATTGCCACAAATATATCCCAACGCCATTTTTGCTTTAAGCGCAGTTGCATGACGAGAAGTATGTCGAATAAAATCTCCATCAGAATTTCCCCATACAAGAAATTCTGGTGCATCATCTAGATTTTCAAACAACCAATCATAGAACTTAGAGAATACGGCATCGGCAGACATAGCACTATCAATCATCTCTGCTGTGATACCAGTAAGATTAGTAATGAAAGGAGTAATTTTACCTTTCTTTGGGGCTACGAGTGCATAAAAAGTCTGACCATCCTCTCTAATACATCCGATAGAAATAATTTCTTGCGAAAATTGTGTAGCCTCAAAGTCGATAAAATATTTCATTACTAACAATCTCCTCTCTTAATAATTTTGAAACTCCATTGTTACAGGAAGAACTTTGTGTTTCTGCTCAAATTGGTTCCAAATTACCTCTTCTCTTGACACTATTACCTTCATAGGTTGTGATTAAGAAGCAATTTATTGAACAGTTTGAATAAATTTAATCTCTATGAATGGTCTCGGCGCCTGCATTCTCCATTGTCGAATAATTTGATTATCTAGATAGATACTAAAAGTAACATCAAAAATATCTTCATTCATGACATTAATAAACATCATACCCCTGCCTTCTCATTACAGCCAATGATTTATATACCATTTTACCCATGCTCTTACTTTTTGCTTTTGTTACATTTCCCATTTCAATTAAATGAGAAAGAATACGAGCCATCTTCTGAGGGCTTAGCCCCGTTAATGTAATTGATCTTTGCTGAATTTGTTCAATAGTAAGAGCCTCTTCACTATCAGCAAGAATTACCATTACTTCTCCTTGAAACAAGGCGTTCTGATCTTTTGTATATTTTGAAGTTCTGCGACCTGGCATATTACTGTACCTCCTTATAGGAAATAACCCTAATATTTTCAAGTTTTTCAGTATAGGAAGTCCTGCCATTATAGATAACTGCAATCTTATTCTTGCGGTCAATGCCAATAATCTTACCATCACGACCGCTAAGAGTCTTCACGATTGTTCCTTCACATACATAAGGCATCATATAAATTACTTCCTTTCTTAACTTTCTATATATATTATATCATATAAAAATAAAAAAATAAAGAAGATGATAATGGTTAGTTATCATCTTCTTTAGTCCAACGATTGTAGATATCTTCTAAGTTTTCTATGTTATAATATAGCATTTGCACGCCGGGTTGAACTACTCTGTCATCATGAAAGTGGCCAAAAAGATATGTATTAAAAGAAATCATATCTTTAAATTTATCAAGCCAAAGCTCCATAGTATTGTCTACTGTATTTTGATCCAACCCTTGAAGAAATAGGTCAAATGGCTGCCAAGAATATGGACAAGTATGAGCAAAAATAAAATCAAAATGTTTGCCCTTAAACCTTTCTGTAATATCAGCCATTTCCTCTGGAGTTAGCTGTTCATCCTTAAACCATCCAGTCCACTTGGCATCTTGCGGAAAATGAGATAAACGATACCACTTATCTACACTATACGCACCACCAATTACAAGAGTAGGGTGCATATTAATGAGATAAGCATGACCATCCATTAAGTATCTAATGTTAGGGTATTCAGACTCGTAGTAAACTGTACCTTCTACGTTTTCATCATATATCTGATGCATAGTAGGAATATTCTCTGGTCGCTCTTCATGATTTCCTCTTACGCAATAGATAAAATAGCCAGTCTTATTAATTACCTGCTTATTCTTTGCGTCCGTCTTATTGAGATAAAAATTTATGCCTACATCGCCGAGAATAATAATTGCTGTCTCCTCTGGAACATAACAATTTTCTATATGAAATAATCGTTCCATTACTCTACCGTGGGTATCACCAGTAACCAACCAATTCTTAATCATCTTCGCTCAACTCCCTCTCCACGGCAGTTTTCATAATTTCATACTGCACGTCATCAAGAAGTGCATTTACTTCTGGATCTTCCTTATTAGGGTAGATAGAATAGGCATATTCCGCCATTTCTTCCACATGAGCCTTAGCTTTATCCGCCATAGTTCTGGCTTCCGCAAGTGAATATTTTCCCATCTTGATTTCGATTAGCTCTTGTTTCATAGGGCCGGGGTCTAAACAACTTTCATAGCTTTCTCCTGCGATATATCTACTAAGATAATCTTCTACTCGGACAAGATGGTGAAGCTGTTTAGGATCGTAGCCATACTTCTTTAAAATTTCTACTTTACTAGGATACTCATGTTCCATTGCATGATATTTTTCAAGAGCAATTCCTTTCATACTTTGAACAGAACGATAAGGATTAAAATGAGTAATTGCCTCTCTTGATTCTAACAAGCGATTCCACTGTTTTTCATAGATGGGATTAATAACAGCAAACTCTGTATAAAGAATTTCAAGGAAGTTTAAGTTTTGTTTGCGGAATGTCTGAATATAGAGGCGGATATCTTTCCAGTCAGTATGTTCTTCATTAGCTCTCACATGAGTTGTACTAACTGGCTTGCGATTCATAGCAATGTCTTTAAAGCTAGGAACTACAATAAGTTTCGTATCTACATCTGATAGTGGAGTATCAAGTCCGTAGTTTTGACTACCCTGTAGAAAGATACCTACAATTTGATCTTTATGAAAGTGAGTAAGAGCTTCGTCAAGATGTTCTTGCACTCTTTGTATAGTAGATAACACCTTTACTCCTCCTTAATTCCAATTATTGAAAATTTTCTTTTGTTCTTTTAAGGCACGTTCAATTTCTCTATCAGCTTGTTTTTTCAGATATTCTATATCTTTTTGGCAATCTTCTAATATCCAAATTAAAGTATCTCGTCTTCCTTTCCTTTCTTCATTAATCCTAGAAAAGATTCTATTTAATTGAAAATAGCAGAAAGCCATAAAAGTTAATTTAATTTTGTGATTGCCATAATATAAATGCTTTATATCATCAACCCAACGAACTTCAGTATAGCTCCATCTTAAAGGATTGACTTTGTATATCTGACGAAAGATTTTTAACTTTAATTTTGTTTCTCCTTGATAGTTAAAGCATAGCCACCAAATAAAAAGAAAACCAAACCCGCAGATAATTCCAAGCAAGAACAATATTTTTAATAATGTCATAGAGGCTCCACACCCAATCTCTTTCCATTAGAACTAACAATGATGTGTTTTCTACAGGCTGGACATCTAACTGTTGAATAGTTGTGATATTCTCCGAAGCATTCTTCACTGTTGGCCATTTCATCTTTTGCAGTAAAACCAATAATACTATCACAATTAGGACATCTTACTTTATATTTTTTCATATTATCTTCAATTATCCAAGCCATTATCAATAGCCTCCATTTCTTCAATATATCTATCAGGAATAGGATGTGCAGTTACAAGAGTTTTTGTTTTTCCTCTCCATATATAAATACATCCTCTATAAATTCTAACCGAACAGTCATTTGTTTGATTTTTCTTATTTTGAAGATAAGAAAAGAATTTAGGATACTTCTGAAAATTATTGAGAGTCTTTCCAGAAATGCGGGCTTGCTTAGCTAAACGTTTCGCCTCAGCAAAAGTGCTAACTCCATTAGTTCTCTCAACAATTCTCTGCTTACTATGCTTCGTAATTACCATCTGCCAACTTCCTTTCCTTTATTTTATATATATATTATACAATATTATTATAAATAAGTCTATAAATGCAATTAACGGGGAAATGGCAATTTTCTTGCCATTTCCCCGTAGATACTCAGCTAATTACTGCGTATCTCTCGCTATTGAGCTTCTCCATTACGAGATCAAGACCGGTCTTACCAGTCATAATCATTTCGTAAATTACAGGAGAATATCCAGAGACAAAAGTTACTCGCCCATTGTCCTTCATTGGAATGTTATCCTGTCGAGCTTCAACATTCCAAAAAATAAGATGAGGCATCTTATAACCATAGGCTTCCCAAATCTTAGCGATCTTTTCCATCTCAGACTGAGAATCAACAGTCTTTCTGCCCCACCAATTTGTATTATTGTCAAATCTGGCACAGTAGTCAAACTCCATATCAGAGATTACAATAATATTTTCGGGCATATCCTCCTGCTTCACATTATTCTGGATAGCCAGATTGAGAATTAGGTCGAATACGCTCTTGATATTGGTGTTTTCGCAGAGATTCTTCTGATAAATACGCTTTACCTTATCGACAAAATCAACACCTTCGACAGGGATTAAGCGTGCCTGATGAGAGAAGGTGATGTAATGGCCATACCAAGGAGAGTTCTTATTGCACTTTTCAGCACAATACATACCAAGAGAAATGGCTACATCAATAGGGTTAATCTTTCCGTAGCTCCCAGTCATAGACCTGGAAGTGTCTACAACTGCAACCCCGTTAAAGACAGCGTTCTTGAAATAATCTTCAAGATTATCCCAATACTTATTTACCATCAAACGGTCTGTGTCTTCGAGAGGGGTGCGGAAGATACGAGTTGCCTCACTTACAACTTCGCAAGGATTCAGGGTCTTAGCATTTACCTTAGTCTCAGAACTCTTGGCAAATTCCGCATAAGTCTGCTTATCGGCCTTCTCACGCATAATATCATGACGTGCAAAGGCATTACGATAAATCAAACCTGCCTTAGAGGGAATCTTATCGAACTCAATTTCGTCCCAACGATTCTCAGACATCAAACGCTCGACAACCTTAATTCGGTTTCTCAAAACAGAAAGTGTCTTACGGTACTGACGAGGCGTCACGCAGAAAGCCTTTCGAGTCTTTGCTCCCAGCGCACGACTCTTCGCAGAGCTGGTATTTTCAGACTTTAACCACTTTGCCAGCAAAGAAGGAGTCTTACAACTCACATCAAGAGCTAACTGATGATACATAAGGTCAAATGCGTCCTTTTCCAGAGGGGTATCTACGAAAACATAAAGGTCATCCCAACGGCCAAATTCCGGCACATACTTGAGGTTGCGGCGCATTGCCTCGGTATGGTTCTTAGCCAACCACTTTGTAATAACCCGGAAAAATCGACGCTCACCTTGACCACCGCGAACATCGCGCAAATAGAATAGACATCTGAGAGCGTAAGTCATATCTTCCTCAAAGGCTCTCTTGAATAGGAAGATAATATCTTCATCAGATCGCTTGCGATAGGCTCCACCTAAAGCAAACAAATCCATAAGTCCATTCATTGTAGACTTATAGGTAACGCCACCATTTTCTGTAAGGGTAACATTATCAACCTGCTTCATAGCATTGAGTAAAGTATTCATAGTATCAATCTCCTTTAAAGTTTAGTTATCTCCCTTGGACAAGAGAGATTCATGAATAGGTTTATAATAGCTTGCACTTTTGATTTTATTCATTTTAACTGGTTCTCTATCATAAAAATAGAGAACTCCACGTTCACTTTTCCTAAACTTTCCAAATTCTTGGTGTCCATTATTAAAGATAAGAAGCAACTTTTTTCCTCGAATAAAATCTTGATGCATTACTATCATTACCTTCCTTTTCATTGGAGTGAACGGTGGGATTCGAACCCACGCCCTTTTGGGTCACGCGGTTTTGCAGACCGGGGCCTTAATCCACTTGGCTACGTTCACATATAATGCCACGATCTAAGGCGGTGGCTCTACCCTAAAGAAAACCCCTAACTCTTTAGCTAATTGGTTATAGCCCAATTAGGTTTGCATTTTTTTAGCTATAATAAAAAAAGAGGCATGAATCTACACGATTCTGAGGCTTTTGGTACTCGAGGTGAGACTCGAACTCACAAACATCAAGGTTTGAGCTTGACGGCTATACCAATTAGCCCACTCGAGCATTTAATTTAGCAACCTCAGCAATTAAAACATCCAACTTTTTATTTACTTCATCTAGTTTACAACCTTCTGAGTTCTATACCTGAAGAATAAAAGAAATCATTGTAAGTACATCTAAAAATTCAATATTATTTTGCCACATAAATTGCCAACTCCCCGATAAAGAAAATGCGCGGAAGAATGGCCCTATGTCCATTATATAATGGCTCTTCCGCGCGATGCCCCGTTTTAACACTTTATTGTTTTAATTGCAAGGCTCGCAATATCGCATCATACTTAGGGTATATCATACATTTGATTCATCCAAGGAGCCGAATATTCGGCAATAAAATTTTGCTGTATGAGCCTTATTTATATATTTGAAAGGAAGATTTACACTTATATTATAAAATATTTTTTAAGTTATTGCAAAAATTTCTTATTTTCGCAAATACTGTTTGAGGTAATCTAACCAACATTCTTCCCTTGTTGGTTTTGGTTCATTCTTCCAATAAGGAAGAGTTCTCCAATGTCTCCACAGAGCGACCTCTTCTTTATAGAACTCTTCAAAGCTATGCCCGTAATTTTTATAGTCACAAATATCCCATGATTGAAAGGCTTTCTTATATGAACTATAAGGTAAACTATTATCAGGATTTTTTAGAAGCCTTCTAACTCTCTTATTTGCGACTTTCTTCAAGAATTTCTGGGAAGTATCTGTATTGTACGGAGTTTTCTTTCTTGATCTACTCATACGAATACCTCCTTATAATATGGCAGCGGAGGTGGGATTCGAACCCACTCCAGAGGTTTTAGAGACCCCTGCGCTAAACCATTACGCTACTCCGCAATATATTCTCAAGACGCAAAATCATGGCAAGAAATTAAAAATCAAACTTTTTTATATTCTTAAAATAAATTGCTGAAAGCGTCTTTTAGTTACTGTCGCTCTTTCATAATATCAACCGATGTTTTATCTGTAAACAAACTATATTCTCCATTCTCTTCCATTCCCGGACACCAATCTGGAACGGCGCATTTTTCTCTAAGAGTATCCCAATGTTCCGCAACGGTAATCCATGGGTCGTCAGGAAGAGGACTTTCCGCGAACGCAGAATTATATCCTAAAGGCATTAGGTATGAAATTTCATTGCATTTCATGCCTCTTGTTCTAGACTTGCTACAGAAAGCAGCTAAACAAGTATCGTCTTTTGGATCGGGGTCTTTTACAACCCAACATTTATTACAATCCAAACAGTTTTTCATATCTTTCAACTTTCTATAAATATTATATCAAAAAAATTTTTTATTGTCAATACTTCCACCAAGATTTATGATAAGAACATTTCTTACAATAGCAAGAAACTTTTATTCCATTGCGGAAAGATCCTGAATCATTTGTTTTTTCTGCCCAACCTTCATCAAAAACAAAATCGTGTTTACAAAATATTTGTCGAATATAATTCACTAACCAGCGCATTATATTTCTCCTTTAATTATAGATGGCGCCGGCGGTAGGATTCGAACCTACGGACCCTTGCGGATCGGCGGTTTTCAAGACCGCTGTATTAAACCACTCTACCACGCCGGCATAAAGGGGCATAAAGCCCCAGATATTAAAGATCGTTCAGAATATCCTCGAGATTATCCTCAGCCTGAGTTAGCATCCGCTCAGAATCAGTGAGATACTCACACATCTTTTCAAGATGACGCTCGGCTACATGACAAGCTTCATTAGCCTCCTTTGTCTTACGAGTGGCACGATCATAGCGCTTACCAGCAATCTTCAACGCGCATCGAGCGGCCGCAAGTGCCTTACCCTTTTCCATAGAAAATTCATCACCGGGGTCACAGGTAGCTACACCGCGGACAGTCTTTCCAGCATAAGTAGACACGGCGATTACTCGCCGACCGTTAGTATAATAGCGATACTTCTCAATAGGATACATAATCTAAATCTCCTTTAATAATTTTAAGTTTTTATTTCCTTAACTTTATGTATATATTATATTATATTTTTTATTTTTTTGCAAATTAGAAAGTACCCCAGACAATTTCATTTTCAATAAATGGCAATTCTGAATAATGACTCGTTCCATTTCCAATTTTAAGATGAACTGTATTAGATTCATCAACTACTATAATTAATTCTCCCTTTAATAAAATTGGATTATTTGTTTTCCAATTTTCTTCTGTATCTATCTTATGAGAGATTCTAGTATCAAAAGTCATTATTGTGACCTCCTTAATAAAAAGATAAAGCCCATATTTATTAAATAAATATGGGCTTTATCTAAAATTTTACATTACTGTGCTAGAGCTTCCACAATTAAAAATAATTGTAGCGGTCTGAGTTAGATCATCAATCTTTCCACTTTTAGCAACAGATGCTAAGTCTGCATCATTAGCTTTTTTAGCAAGAGCCGCAGGTAACCCGTTGATATTCTCCATGGTAGGTTGAGCACGAGTTACGCTAATGATACCATCAGTCTCAGACACAGCGGTTACAAATTGATTTGCTACAGCAGAATCTTCTTTATCTAAAGCGTTAACTTTAGAATCTGCATAGCTTTTGGCCTCTTGCTTAGCAGAATCAATTTTCCCCTGAGTTATATCTGCTGTATCATATGCTGAAAGATCTACCATTCCAGCTAAAACATCCCACTTAAATTCTTCTTCTCCCACATCTATACAAACAATATTAGTGCCAGCAGGATAGCTCTTTCCGGAACCTTCTACGAAATCGTCTGTAGTAGTGAATTTATCAAGAATGTTATAAACTTTTCCTTCTTCTGTTGCAGTTAGTTCTGGCAGAGAAGCAAATGCAACAGAACCTCCTGCTTTATAAGTAGAGGAAATTCTAGCGGCAATTTGCTAATCAGTATAGGTTTTAGCTTCATCATAAGCACCTTTAATAGTAGTGGAAGAACCACTTCCTTCACCAATTAACTCTGTTTTTGCTGCCCCAATTTTAGAATCTACTTCTGTGGTTTTTGCATATTCATTGATTTTTAGAGCTGCAATTTTTTCATCGGTGGCACTAGCAGCTTCCTCGATAGCTTCGCTTTTTGCTGTATCTGCACTCCCAGCTGCGTCATAAGCACTAGATTCAGTATAAGCTGCTGATCCAAGTCCATGAACTTTTACTTCTTTTTCAGAACCAGTAACTCCAAATTTTACAGTACCATTAGTAGTCCCTTCGACTAAATTATAAGTGGGAGCGGTCAGAGCAATGGTGCTTACATCTGTCCAAGACCCGCCAGTTTTTGGTCTAGATTGAAGCTTAAAGCCCATATCTCCATTTTTAACAATCTAATATTGTGTATCAGTATCTTGAATTTTTTCTCCAATAAAATCTTCAAGTCCGGTAATTTCAGTCGCTGCATAAGTTGGTTTACTTGCCGCTTTAGCCCAAGCATAAACATCTGCGGCCGTCCCGCTTACCCATTTTAAAGTTTTAAAATCCGATTCGCCATCACCGATTTTTAACAAATAGGTAGGCTCATTTTGAGCAACTCCAGTTTCAACAGGAACTTCAACAACCGCCATTTCTCCTTTTAGAAGAATGGGGTTATTGGTATCCCAATTTTCATAAGTATCATATTTTAATTGGATTCTTGTATTAAAAGTTGTAGCCATTATTTATCTTCCTCCAAGTTGATTTTTATTCACTAACAGTAGCATCTCCGCCATTTAAGATAAGCTCTGTACCAAGAGTCTAAGTAATTTTTTCTATATTTATGTTATTGACAATCATAGTTCCATCGCCTGTAATAGAAACGCCGTTTTCACTAGTAGTGCTTTTTACTACACCAAGAGCCTCTACTGTAGCAATAGGAATAGTAACTGCGCCATCGCTAACCTAAAGAGGAGTAGTTCCTACGGTTATACTCTTAATCTTCTCTGCTAAAGCCGCGGGAAGACCAGTAATTTTCTCCTATGCAATCGCTTTTACGCCAAGAGTTTTATCATCAGGATCAATTTCTAATTCATCACTGACTCCTTTGATTTCTGCTAAACCCTATAATTTAGCAATTAGAGTGTCTTGAACTAAAGATGATCCTTCTACTTTGTCGACTTTATTAGCTAACTTAGTATCTACACTACTTGTAGTTTCGTATCCACTTAAATCTACAAATCCCGCAAGAACATCCCATTTGTAAGTTCCAGCATCATCAGTGTCAATACATACTACATTAGTTCCAGCTGGATATTTATTATCAGCTCCTTCAACGAAGTCTTCAGTAGTGGTGAAAGCATCTATAATATTATATACTTTTCCCTCTTGATCAGCTCCAAGTGTAGGAAGGAAACTAAACATAATGGAACCAGCAGGTTTATAAGTTGAACTTATTGCAGTAGCAATTTTTTGGTCAATCTTAGAATCTGCTTCTGTTTTATTATAATAATCATTAAATTTTCCATTAATAGAACTATCAGCTGCTTCATAAGCTGCTTTAACTTCCTCAATGGCTGCCCAAAGATTAGAAGCTGTTATTGAACTTTCTTCTTCTTTGGTACCAACAGAGGTTTCTAATGCGGAAACTTTTCCTTGAAGCTCTAAAACATCTTCCGTTAAATCACCAGAAGCAGTAGTTGAAGCCAATTTCATTAAATTGCCAGCAGCATTTTGAATCATATACGCTTCAACTGTATTTTCTTCTTCATTAACTAAGGTAACTACCTAACCAACATATGCTACAGGACTAGATTGAGCATATGTTGTTAATTCTTCCATATTATACCATACTGAATATTCATCAATAGGGAAAGGATTTCCTCTACGAATACTCAGAGGTAACGCCATATATGCAATATCTTTGTTAATTACTGCCATTATTTGTTCCTCCTTCCTTACTTTCCAATTACAACCTTATGATCCTCAGTTGGATCAATGGAAGCAGGTTGATAAACGAATACATCATAAGGAACCGCGGTAAATCCATTTGCTCCTTCTACTTGCACTGGTCCTTGCTTTACATAGCTAGAAGTTACATCTGCGTTCAAACTAGAAGTAATATTAGCTGCGGTAACTTTAAGCCCAGAAGATTGAGGAACTGCGATAATAATTCTCTTAGTATCACTTTTTGCTTTAATGCTATTAATAGTCATTGCGGCTGCCGCTTTATTGCTTGCTGTTAAAGAACGAATAATCGCGCTAGTTAAAGGATCTGTAGAATTATTAACTCCATAAAAAATCTAGCGATATCCAGTAATAGCTCCTGTGCTATTAGACTTAGATCCAGCTTTAATCTGTCCTTCTGCATATTCAGAACCAAGATTTGTAACAGGAATAGCTCCATTCCCATAATTAGCTGTTGCTGTAATCTTTAAATTAGTAGCATCTTCAACTTGAATTTCAGAGAAAGTTCCAGTAGCTTCTATTTTTGTTTCTTCATCAAATTGGACGCTCCAACCGGTTGCTGTAATTCCAGTGTCTGGGCCGTATTGATAAGATCCTTTATTTAAAGTTGCAGTATAAGTTGGAGTTACATTAGTGCCTGCTTCATACGCTTTCATTTGACTAGAGGAAATACTAACAGAAGGTTGCGTAATAGTAGGATTTTTTTCTTCCGCAAAAGCATCTAGCAGTAATTGATCTAATGTTTTTCCAGTCGCGGGAATATTAACAGATCCATCTCCTCCAGGAGCATATTTACCAAAAGTATAGGTAAATGTAAAATCATCATCAAATTTTACAATAGATGAATCAACTTCTACAATATCTTTTCCACCAGAATATTCTAACTAACCCCAAGTGCTTGTTCCATCACCATATTTTACTTTTCCTTTATTCTCGCCATCAGTGGTAAGACAAGCCTCTCCAACGAGAGGAATAAAGGAGTCCTTAACTGAAGTCCAATTTTCCTCGGTATCATGTCTAAGTTGGATTCTAGTTTTTAATTCATTGGCCATCTTTAAAATGCCTCCTTATTTTAGTCTACTGCTGTCCCACAGTTTAATATTAAAGTAAAACCTTCAACATCCACTATTTTATCAAGTCCTACAGAATTAATTTCTCCGGTTCCATCTGAAAGTATTTTTATCTAGTTATTCTAACTACTCCCCTTAATTAAACCAAGATTTTCTTCTGTTCCCGCCGGAATAGTAACTTTATTATCTTCAACCGGCAAATCTTTATTTCCGATAGAGATAGTTTCTATTACTTTATCCTAAGATATTGGAGTATACCACTCTAATGTGCCATCTTCTCTTTTTCTAATAGATTGCCCTGTTGATGCTTCTGTAAATCCTTTTAATGAAATCTGTCCAATTCCATCAATAACAATAGATTGATTGTCTACATCAACATTTACCAAACTACTATTTATATATTTTAACTATTTCCACTCGGTGGATCCATCTCCAATTTTTAACTTTCCAGTATCTATTTCAAATCCCGGCTCACCTTGACGAAGAATTGGATTTAATTCGGTCCACTTCTCTGATGTTCCTCGCTTGAACTAAAATATTGTTTTATAAACAACTTCAGCCAAAGTCACTCCCTCCTTTAGCCAATTAGTCCGCCATCATAAATAATAGTTGTATCTTCTGGAGGAAGAGGCTAATCTCCGCCTCCACCAGAGGGCTACAACACCCATTCATGATCAGAATTGAGAATATATTTATTTCCATTTTCAATTACATATGCCGAACTGCCTGGCTTTCGGTTTGTAGGGAGATTAGCAACATCACTTTGGTAATCACATAAAAAATGAATCGCGCCATATATAATTTTATTGGCTGTATTTTTACCAACAGTAATCATACTTATTCTCCTTTCTTAAAGAAGTAGAGAAAATTATCTCTCTTTATACTATATAACAATATTGACAAGAGATTTCACATAAATTGTCCAAACCCCATTTTTGAAAGAAAAATTTGGTGAGCCTGCGCGAACGGAAACTCGGAGCAGAACGAGGACAACAGAAAAGAGGGGCTAGCTTATGGCTAGCCCCTCTAGGGTAATCAAGGTTTTGCAGAACCTCAATCATACATATTGCATTTATAAATGAAATATATATAAACACCGCTGCAACGATGGATGGTTGCGGGTATGAGAATCGAACTCATTCCTCAAGCCTTATGAGGGCTGCGACTTAACCACTTGTCCTACCCGCAATATATAAAGCAGTTTTAAGACTTGCTTAGGTCTTTATATTAAAGGTCAATATACTTATTGACTCCATAAATTGAAACCTTAGTAAAGGTTGCATTTTCAACCCTTACTTTTTCGTTAAATTCCTTTCTAGCCTTTGCACTCTCTTCCTCAGTGGGGTAATCATAATCGAAAGCATCAAAATCACAATAGAAATTAGCATCTACGCCCATAAGTACGAGAGTACCATCCATAGATTTAATCTTTCCTGGATCAAAAGAAAGGTAGAAATCATTCTTATCTTTTTTAAACCGAAGACACTGAACCTCTTTGGCATAAAGATCGAGATTATAATTATATGCAGTCATAACCCAACCATTAGTCAAACGAACATTAACATCAAAGAGAACACCTCTCTCATAGTTAATATTCAAATCCATTAAGGTTTCCTCCAAAGGATAACCCTGTTTCAAATCAAAAGCAATAGCCCTTAGGCTATCATAAGTGATGTCTGCGACCTGCGATAACTTAACAACCTTTTCAATTTCCTCTTCCTTACCGCTTCCAAGCGCATCCATCATATATGCCCGTACTTCATCTGCGGTAGGACAGCCAATCTCAAAATGATAGTGAAAACGACCAGGGCGATTGATAAGAAATTCGTTCAATTTTCTTGTATCGTTACAAGTGATAACAAAAAGTTTCTTTCCATTATCAATCCCATCAAATAGACTTAAAAGTCCTACCTGCGGATCGCCGTCATCATTCTTGGCAAAAGTCTTTTCAAACTCGTCAAAGATAATAACAACTTCTTGTTCAATAGAACTGAGGAAATTACTAATTCCGGGGATAGGAGAATCGACTACAATCACCGGCATTTCTCGCTTAATAGCGGCGTCCGCGATCATTCTTGCAAAAAGAGATTTGCCAATACCTTTCTTACCAGAAAGAATTATACCAAAGTTTCGCTCGGACTTATCGAAAGAATTAAAAACTTTCTCTACCTTATGACTATGCGAGCCATAAACTTTTTCTTCGCCAATCTGCAAATTATTATGAACAGAAAGCCAAATTCCCATTTGGGGATGGAAACCGATTGTATAGGTTCCGATTGGCAACTCTTTATAGGTTTTTACATCGTCGCCATATACCTGAAAACGATTTCCTGTATGGACAATATTCATCTATTTACTTCCTTTCCTATTGTTAGGTGTGGTGGGCCAGGAGGGAATCGCACCCACTCGAGCTCGAAAGCACCGGTTTTACAGACCGGGGTGTCTACTTTATCACTTTACTGACCCATATATAAAAGAATTGCTTGGTCCCGGAGACGGGACTCGAACCCGTACGAGATTGCTCCCAGGGGATTTTAAGTCCCCTGTGTCTGCCAATTCCACCACTCCGGGATATTGCACATTTTTATGCTGAGTTGTGCTTCTCACCTTTCTCTTCTTCTTCCCCGGCGGATGAAAGTATCTCCGGCATATTCGGCGGGGAGTGCAGGACTCGAACCTGCGACATCGTGCACCCAAAGCAAGTTAAAGATTGCTGTTACGGTCTTTAACAAGACCAAACTATAACGCGCTCTACCAACTGAGCTAACTCCCCATATAAACGATTTTGGATAAGGTTAATCGAGAACCTCGTCAGTGTGCTACTACGCCAAAGGCGAGCCCTGCAGGTTTACTCGCCACTCTTTAAATGGTGGACGCTTTCAATCCTACATCCTGACAATAGAAGTCTTATTTACGATTTCTGTACGTATTGCTTCTATTACTGGCACCGCTTCTTCGTGTTGAACGAAGACTTCTTGGTTCAGAGCCAAGCGTGCAGACCGCTACACTAAAGCGGTATATGGCAGCGGATAGAGGGGTCGAACCTCTAACAAGGGAGTCAAAGTCCCGCGTGTTACCATTACACCAATCCGCTATAAATCAAGACGCATTAAAGAAAAGACTGTTTATCAGACAGTTGCGTAAACCATTCCGCCAAAATCGCTAAGTGCGATCCACAGGATTCGAACCTGCATCTTCTATTAAGAAGAATTTGCTGTACGCGTCTTTATTTTACTTATATTTTAATTACACTTACTGCCATATCACAGTTGAACAAATCATCATAAATCTTCTCTAAAGAAGCATCTTCATCAATGGTATATCCATTCAAAAGAGAATGTTTCTTTAGAGCTTCTTTTTCTGATTCAGCAGAAATTTTTTCTAACTTAATTTCATTTTCAAAGAAACTAAGAACTCCAACAACAAAATTCATAATTTTCTCCTAAACTTTAGGTGGTACCCGATGACGGGCTCGAACCGCCGACCTCCGCGGTGTAAACGCGATGCTCTCCCAGCTGAGCTAACCGGGCATTTAACTCAGAAAGATATTTTTAAATTCGTTCTCAAGCATAAAGAAAACTTCGCTCGCGCAACCACCTTTGCCGACTTGAACATAAGCAATCATAACATCTCCAGAGTCAGCATCGAAACCACGACAAATAGTCTTAACAAGACCATAAGGATTAGCTCGATAAAAGCAACCCATAGCAACAAAGTTATTCTTCATATTTAAGACTTCCTTTCTCAACTTTCTATAAATATTATATCATTTATTTTTAATATTTTCAAAAGTTTCTAAAGACTAGACTCAAAAGGGCTTGCCCCATATGCTCAACATTTTCTTGGCTTCCCTTCAAAAAGAAAATGCTTCTTAGCTTTCTAAATAAGATTTATTTAGTAAAATCTTTTTATACAAGTATATTTGCATATATTTGCTGTATTGAGTCTATATATAGGAAAGGAGTGATACATATCCTCGCTCCCTAAGAGCGAGTGGTCCGAGTGGTGAGACTCAAACTCACGGCCTCGTGATCCCAAATCACGCGTTCTAATCAACTGAACTACACCCGGATATTAACTTAGGGTTTTTCGCACTTCCGCAGATTTCCATGCCTGGTCCTTATCGTTTCCTCTAGTGCTATACGAGGCACCGACCCTAAACCCTTCTGCTCTATGCCGGTTGTGTACTGATACCGGAAAACATCTTGGGGACTTTATTTTTTTTACCTTCGTTGCTCCAATCCTCGAAGGGTATCTCGAAGTATAGCTCTTCTATTTTACTGGCTCGGATTTAAGGCCCTACGATTTATTCTTACTGCCTTTCAGACTTGTACGTAAGATACCAATATGGCGCAGAGAGTAGGATTTGAACCCACGGATCTTTCGACCTCCTGCTTTCTAGGCAGGCGCCATAAACCAGACTCGGCCATCTCTGCATATGGTACGCCAGAGAAGATTTGAACTCCCACAAGCCAGGGTCCGTAGCCCTGTGCACTCTCCGTTATGCTACTGGCGCATATACTAGACCCATCATCTTTTTCTCCAGTTCAAACAACAGGTAAAGAGTTTTTTTGCAGTACGGGTCTAAATTTTAATTACGAGTGCGTAACCAATAATTTTTCATCTTGTAATTTGAATCATCCGTCACTTCAATAGCATCATCAATAGGAAACTGATAGTCGCGGGCCTGCTCCTCTGATTCAAATTCAATTTCTGCATAGATAAAAGCTCCATCATCTACTACAGAAACCGTGAGTGGATACCCGCCGCAATTAAAAACGGAATAATTTTTCTTAATTGGAGATTTACCGACAAAATCTTTTAGCTGATTATAAAAATCTTCCGAAATTTCTGCTTCAATTTCTTCTCTTGTTAAAGTCCCTTCACCTTTTACGGTAATTCTAAAAGGCTCTTTACTTGCGGGATTGTGCCTCAAGCGCACTTCAGGACTTGTTGAAACGTAGAATTGCTCTACCTGAGAATTTCTAACTAATCGAAACTCTGTTGGAACTCTTTGAAGAATCCACTTTCTTTCAATCTCCATCATAAACTTCCTTTCCTCTTGTTTGGTGCGCTCCGTGGGATTTGAACCCACATCTCTCGGTTTAAGAGACCGCTACTCTTCCAGTTGAGTTAGAAACGCATAGATGGTGGAGCTGCGGGGAGTCGAACCCCGGTCTTGAGCAACCTAGTCAACTAAAACATACTTACACGATAGCTTATATTTTATCATTAAGCGGATATGGCATAAGCATCCTCGCTCCACAAATGTACCAGTTTCTGGCCTCCACCACTTTGTTTAATTATAGCTTGAACAAAGAAAAAGCATGGGTTAAAAACTGCTATCAAGCAGCAAGATAATTTTCGAAATAATCTTCGTCAGTTAATTTTTAAGTCGCTTCGTAAGGTGATTGCCTACCCGTGTGTTTTAGCCTTTTAGTCCCCAATCGAATCCAGATTATCAGCCCCATGTGTATACTTCCACTTATATCCTGCCGCAGTTTTGCGTTTTCCTCTAGCGCATTCTCCAATATGTCTATTGTTATATTCTTTCACCGCGGCCGCTAAAGTGGGCCATTCTTTAACTAAAGCACCATCAATCGTATATTGTAATACTGATTTAGACCTTGAGGCATATAGATTTCTTTCCTTCAATATATTTTTAATCGTATCAAAGTCATGATGATATTTTTTAGTTAAATCTGTAATTGTAGTACCTTGAGAATATTCTCTACAAATAGAATCTTTCTCTTGTTGAGAGATCTCGCTATATGAAGTATATGTTTGTTTATTTCTTAGTCCTAACTCTTCAAGCAAATCTCTTAACCGATTAGGTTGGATTCTTAAATCTTTAGTAATTTCGGTTAAAGTTTTTTCATCTTTATGATGAAGATAATACTCAACTGCTTTATCTATATCTGTATAATATGGATCATTCTGCCCACCGCGAGTTGAATTATACCCGTATTCTTGAGAATTATAATAAGCAATCTAAAAGCGTTCTCTTTCATTAAGATACTCAGTAGGACATTCTTCAATCATAGAAATAGAAAAATGTTCACTCCCAAGTTCACGAATAGCTTTATGGAATTTACTATTATCTTTATTTACTTTAGCATCATATAAATGTTCTTTTAATCGAGATTCTAAAGTTCCACGAGTCTAACCAATATAAATCTAATCGTTAATATCATTAGAAATCTTGTAGATGTATGACATATTTATGTCTCCTTTCAACAGATTTAATTGGCTCCTCTTGCTTTCGTTGCAGAAATAATCAAATACTAGACTATATAATGCGCAAGAGGAGAGATACATAAACACTTCAAGAAATTTTGTCCTTGCGGACTGGTGGGCCACCGAGGACTCGAACCTCGTCCCGTAGGGCTTCAACCTACTGCTCTGCCTGTTAAGCTAATGGCCCATAGGCTCTCTATGTGAGGCGATGCTCAACTCACAACCAAGACGCGCGCTCTTGTGTTTTCCACTTTTAAACTAATAGAGATGGTACCCCGTATTGGACTTGAACCAATGACCTACCGCTTAGAAGGCGGTTGCTCTTTCCAGCTGAGCTAACGGGGCAAATAAGGAGCATTAAGCTACTCCAGCTTTTCTTGCTACTCTTGCAAGAATTTTATAGTCTGTACTATCTTCTGCAACCAATTTACATGGCTTTCCAATTAGAGCAAATAAACCAAGCAGACTACGAGCATCAACCATAATCATACCGTCATTAGAATGAACCCAAAGTACATCTGGAGTTTTACTCGCTACGGCATTTAGACGCTCAACATCACTTGTGCTTTTGATATTAATATCCATTACCATTTTATCGACCTCCTTTTATATTCTCCATGTACGAAACTCTTTGAACTGCTCTTCCAGATCTTGTTGATAGTTATAAACTTCGAGAACCCGTTGCATATTTAAGCTATTAGTCCTATCAATAAGACTAATCGCTTCATTTCTATCAACTGCATAAATAGGGTAATCTTCAAAGGAAAATTCATCAACTGCAATAATGCAGTATTGATTGATACCATTATCACCACGGATTACCATATCGCGAACTTCTGCATAACTTGCTATAGACATGGCACCCTCCCCTTTTATTGGCAGGGCGAGTAGGATTCGAACCTACAGTCATGGTTTTGGAGACCATTGGTTTAGCCATTAACCGATCGCCCTATGTAAGCTGAGCGTCCCCAGCCCTAATCGAGTTACTTTGGAGCTGCTTCCACTGACGGGCGAACTCGATAAACAAAAGCCTTTTGTTCTACACTCTAGTCAAAGCAGCATGACACCCTAGTGTAGCATGGCCTCTGTGGTCTTTGTCCCACAAAGAATTTTTCGAACCGAACTCTTTGCACATGATAGAATTTTGCGTTAGGTATTCACCCTGCCATCTATCAAGGCTGACATTCGGTTGGTGCTCCGAGGCAGATTTGAACTGCCGACCTCGCGATTATCAGTCACGTATTCTAACCAACTGAACTACCGAAGCATATAATAGGTTCGTTTCGGCGTCACCCGCATTGAGGAGAACCATTTCCCCAGTCTGAGGCCTTAGGGCATACCTCGACGACAGCCCAGCGTTATGTCCGCCAACAGAAAGTTTTTTGACACCCAGTTTATCACTTTCAACTTTTCCGCCGAAGAATGGCGTGGCTTTCCTTTATACGCCTCCGAGGAGGAGCTTCCCGCAGTCTATTCGCCCCGGCTACGAGGGGTGGAGCAAGATACCGGATTCGAACCGGCCCTTTCTGCTTGGAAGGCAGACGTGCTAGCCGCTAACACTAATCCTGCATATGGTAGTTTCCCTGTTTTTTAGAGGTACTACCTAACCCAAGTCGACTTTGTCGTTTGTTCACAGATAACCCGCTCAAACAAAACAAACCAAAATGCGGAGATGAACGAAATTGTTTTCTTCTTCTTGAATCAGAGAATCGTCATCAAGTTGTCCCTAAGTCATGCAGTCTTCGTAACGCCAGACTACCAGAAACGCTACTCGGTTTAACCTTGACTGAAAATTCTCGTGCACAGAATAACAGTTGTGTCTCACTCAAGAGTAGAAATGGTGCGTGTGGCGAGATTCGAACTCGCGACTCCCTGCTTAAAAGGCAGGTGCTCTAGCCTACTGAGCTACACACGCGACTGTAAACTTTTAAAGTTCACTTAGGATATTATCGAGAATCTTTTCAAAATCTTCATCCTCAACATAGAACATCTCATTCATAGTTTTACGATCAGTAAGAGAATGATCTGCATTACATCTACAAACTAGCACTTCAAGAAATTGCCAAAAGCGCAGATTTGGATTAGTCTTTCGCCAAATAACCTCAATCTTATTAGCAATACTAGAAATGCGATTTGCGTCTCTCACACTTAATCCTCCTCTAGCCACATATCTTCACTAAACAATTCTCGATATTTGTCATCATCGACAATTAATTGTCTACATCTGCGGGCTTCAGGCTTTGCGTCGTATCTATCAAGGAATTTAGCATCATCAGTCAAGAACCCTTGCACTAAATCTTCTTTATCCCATTCATACCCCATCTGATATGCTTCTTCGAGGCAATCTGCATGGCGCTTCCCGCAAATAATTACAGGGTACTTACTAAAGTGAGGAATAAATTTAATTGCAGAAGCAATAATCATAACTCAAAACTTCCTTTCCTTAACTTTCTATATATATTATATAATAAAAATTAAGAATTTTCAAAAAGATTTTTATGCTTGAGTTTTCTATTAAAGGAACCTTTTCCTTTCTTTGCTCTTGTTATAGAACCTCTCTGTTTAAAATGAAGATATTCTTGCAGCTCTTCTGGAGATTTCTTTTGAGCCTGCTTTATAGTTTTTAAATTCATTTTACTAGACCCCTTTTCATCTTATTATGTACCAAAAACATATGATTTAAAGTTGCTGAATAGGTCTATGGGGTGTACGACGAGACTTGAACTCGCACCTCTCAGAGCCACAATCTGATGCTCTACCAATTAAGCTACGCACAACATATTGGCAATAGATTTTAATATCGGGTATTAGCCTCCGGCCTTTGCGCTCGGAATTGGCGGTACAATTCTCTGCGCCCTATCTAACCCTATCCGACTCGATTTACCATACGGACTGCTTGATAAAGTGGCCACAATATCTTGCAGGCTTTCTTGCCGCGTTTAAACGCCTCTGCCGAGGCTGGAGCTGGATAAGAGACTCGAACTCTTAACCTATCGCTTACAAGGCGATTGCTCTACCTATTGAGCTAATCCAGCGTATAATGGCCGGTATAAACCCCGGCTCGGGTTAAGAAAATCGACAGTATGCTCGTTTCCGCACTATACACCAACCGCCAGCTTAATCGCCGGCCGTATGGGAGTCGAACCCATTCCTCTGTCTTTCGGTTTTGGCCTTCTCTTCCCCATAGGCTCCCGCAGCAGTACCGAAAAACTTGACGAGATTATATTGAAGTTGTTTTTGTCTCATTGAGACCGGCAGGCGGCTATACTTCCAAACCTTCACAAGCCCTATTATTTCGTTAATCGCTTGTATTGTCACCGCAAGCAAACGGAACTACTTAGTCGGTTTTCGTAGTTGACACAATAGCCTCGTTTATATGCGGCCGGCATATACAACAGTGTCTTATCCCGATTGGCTATTGGCGAAGGGGAGAGGATTCGAACCTCCGGACCGTGTTTCCACAATCAAGGGATTAGCAATCCCTCGCATTCAACCTACTCTGCCACCCCTCCAAATATGTTTCCTCTGCGTTTTATGGGCTTGGAACCATCACCTATCGGCGGCCGCATTAAACATAAAAGTTATCTATCACTATGAATAACTTCTGTTTCTGCGAAAATGAAATCATCAATATCCATCATTTTTTAATACCTCCTTAATTTATTTTAATCGGTAGTGCCATTCTAACAGCCTATCTTGCACTTTTGATAGGTTCCCGATTCGCTAGTCTTTTATATATAAATCTCTATTGAGAAAATAATCGGTGCCAACTTAATTTTTTAACGAGGTCGTTGACTTCCATCCCCGAACCCTTTTCGTTACTCCAGATTTTATCTCTCAGCCAGCCGATTTCTTTATACAGCGCTATATAAAGCTGCTTCAACTGAGCCTTTAGGTTCTTGGCACCTAATGGGTGCGGGAGCGAGAATTGAACTCGCGTAATCGAGTTTATGAGACTCGACTGGGAACCAACACCCTTCCCGCGATATACAGCTATTAGAATTAAATTATAATGAAACCAAAATATATTTTTACTACTTAACGCCTAGACACTCTTGAGTTGGTCTGCGTTGCCACTCCTCGCTTTTTATTCTCGCCTCATATATTCTATATTTTGGAATAACTCTAATAGCCACGGTACTCTTGCGCCCCTCCGCTGGATGTATCAGCCGGAACCGTTTCACTTTAATTAAGCAAGGGCGTGCCACATATCAATAATTCATTCTTGCCGTACCATACTCTACGCACAAGAAAGGCCCGTCTTTTCTTTCACTCGAAACTGTGGAACCCATACATCTGGTGACCTTGGAGGGATTCGAACCCATCAACCTCCACCTTGAGAGGGTGGCGACTTTGCCATTTCGTCGACAAGGCCATTTAAAGAGCAGTTTATTGACTTGCTCAGGTCTTTTAGTTAATCGCTAAGTTCGACGGCGCCACATTTAGTGAACACCTGCACGGGAGTTCCGTTCAACTCGTTGTCCTCAAGAATGGAATAATCACAAATATAAACATTTGTATTACCAATCTTGCGAAGCGGGTTTCCGCAATTAGAACACTTACGTTCCTTTTCCACATTCTGCGGAACCTTAATTCCGAGAGCCTTACCAAGCTCTGCGAAAGAGTTGAACTTCCCGTGAACATTCTTCATAATAGCAATCTCCTTTTCTATTGTTTAATCTTCTGACTAGATAAACTTCCAAATAAATCCGTAAGCAGTTTTTCTTTGACCATTAGCACATTGACTTATATGCGCCCTCGGTTTACCAATCGAACGCCCTGCCGCGGAGAGATTTTCGAATACCGCCAATAATTCTCCATTTTCAGAATATTGAGCCACTGGTCTACCATATTCTTTACCAACTTCAGCCGGAGTTTTAACAATTTCATTGGCTTGATTTACTATCCTGCCGACAGTATGTTCATCATACCCTAGAATATCAGCAGTCTTTTTTATTTTATGGGTTTCTCGAAAAACACGCAGAACTAAATCATAATCTATATATCTACGTCCATCACCACCTTGGGTTGCATTATATCCATGCTTAAAACTCCCAAGCTGTTCAATCCAGTAAATTTCTCTCTCTTCTGGATTATTTGTTTCTTCAATTAGTTCAATATGAAAATGTTCAACTCCATATTTTCGCATCGCAGAATACAAAGGACGCTTTTCGCTACGCTCCTTAAAAGCATCTCTACAATGTTCTTTAAAGCGTTTTTCGATAGAAAATTCAGTTTTTCCGACATAAATTTTATCATTTATGTCATTGATAATCTAATAAATGTATGCCATAACTAAATGACTCCTTTTTATATTTCTTGGTATTAGTAATAGCAGAGTACACCACGTGCAGGTTCCAAGATTTGTACTCCTACTCGGTACGGGAGTCGAACCCGTGTTTCTGGCGTGAAAGGCCAGCGTCTTTACCGCTTGACTAACCGAGCATATCTGCACTTTTAATAATCTCTTTCTGTCTTATTTAATAATAGCTATTGTTTATTATAAGCTATACTGTCATTACTATATATAAAGAGAATATTAACTTATCTTCTAGTTGGTGAACAGCGGCGTCACTGAAAACCACCTATTTCTATTAAGGACGGAAATAGGAATGCCCTATTGTTCTTATGGCAATGAAATCAATAAAAACCTGTAATCATTAGACGGTATCATATATAATTATTAGTAGATACCTATGGTGGAACATACGAGGGTCGAACTCGTGACCTCCTGCTTGCAAGGCAGGCGCTCTCCCAACTGAGCTAATGCCCCATATTGTGATTAAGATGATTGGTCGTGTCAATCAAGGAGAACTACGCTCTAATTTATCGGCTACTACAGTCCAATGTGCCAGGCATCAACCTAAAAGGGACACCGCATTGCTGATTCGCTTGCGCGCTATCGCTGCCTATATACGACTTGCGATACTTTGTTCTTTCTTAACCTTATATAAATATTATATAATATTTTTTATTGTTTTTCAAATTGGCGATGACGACGGGGTTTGAACCCGTGACCTTCGGCGTGCCTTAGTGATTATAGTGTGGATAGAATATCTTCAGCTTTAAAATCTTTAGCCTGCTTTTGAGTAGATAATCTTGTGGCAACAGTCCAAAACTTAGTCTCTACTGTTCCAAAAACGGGGAACATATAAAACTTTCCATTAAACTCTGTCATAAAATAGTCTACATCTTTAGCAGAATAAGTCATTTTTTTAACTTTTCCGTTTTCTCGCACTTCATATTTAGTACGAACAAGAAATCCAGTTTCCTCTACCGGCATAGCGTGTTTTACTTGAATTTTATAGAATTTGCCGTTCTTCTCTATCACTAAATCATACTTTTGATGATTTCCAATCGGGATAAGAACATTCCAACCGTTCTCAATTAAATACACCTAACATTTAAGCTCTGTAATATCTCCAATCTGAGATGGATTTAATTTCTCCAATGCTATTAATCCTCTCTCTAAAGATATTCTCTATCAATTTCCAAGACAGGCCGACGTTCTAGCCTACTGAACTACGCCACCGTATAAGGCGAGGAAGGGTCATACGCACCCCGTGTGCTTTGCGCCTCGTCGTTCACATATATCACACTTCTGACTTATTGGGCATGGGAAATCAGTAGAAACCATGGTGCGCATGATGGGACTTGAACCCATACGCTCTTACGAACACGAGCACCTCAAGCTCGCCTGTCTGCCGATTCCAGCACACGCGCATATTTCTATGGTATTGATCGAGTTCCAAGGCTTCCTCTTTTAATACTGACTAGCCATCATAAATGCTTGGCCATTTACGACAAGAAATCCAGTCTTCAACTACGGGCCATAGCTCCGCCGGTTATATGGGTTTAAGACAATGTCACCGGAACCATCTGGTGTTCCCGGCGGGAGTCGAACCCGCAACATCATGGTTCTAAACCACGCGTGTCTGCCTATTGCACCACGAGAACATAAAAGAGCAACTATTTGTTTCAGAACTACCCGTCGCTCTATTGGGCCAGCCTATTATTTTAGTTCGCAGTGGACGAATTGAGAGTTTAGGGTTAAAGTCGCGGCGCTACTCACAAACTCGACTTTGGCGGGAAGGGTGGGGCTCGAACCCACGACATCTTGCTTAACAGGCAAGCGCTCTACTCTTCTGAGCTACCGACCCAAGCTCAAGGCAGAATAAATAAACTTTCTTAAACCAAAAATAAGTGTTTTATTTAATAAAAGATTTGCTGTGTCTGCCTTATATAAATATTATACAATATTTTTTATTGTTTTTCAAAAAAGATTCAGTTGTTTAGCTTCATCATAAGAAATACCAAAGGTATCCTTGAAAGTTGCGTTAAAGTTCTCCCACTGTTCCTCGGGGCCACCAACTCCACCATTCATAAGCCAAATAGCATCACAAATACTATCCTCATTTTTATAACAAGAAAGAGCCTCGGCCGCGAGTTGTGCAAGATATAACTTCTTATCCATATGCAACTTCCTTTCTTACTTTCTATAAATATTATATCATATTTATAAAAGTTTTTCAAATGTTTTCAAGACGCTAGCTATTTAGCTCCGGAAATCGGATTCGAACCGATAATTTTTCACTTTGAGTTGAAATGTCTTAACCATTTGACTATTCTGGAAATAGATTTGCTGTATGCGTCTTATAGCAAGAGGGCCCTCCTATTGGGTCTGTCCTCTTAAATGGTACTCCGAGCTGGACTCGAACCAAGCATCAAGCGATTATAAGTCGCCCGTTCTAACCTTTGAACTACCGGAGTATAGATAAAGTGAGTATTTTATTTAACGCATATCAGCCCCACTCACGCCTTACCTGTGCAATTATTTATAGTTACTGTCGATAACTTATATAAATATTATATAATATTTATTTTTATTTTTCAAATAATCAATAAGGAGTAGGTGTTCCATAAAGACCAGTAATATCAATATCATTACATAGATCTCTAGTCACACAAGTTTCAAGTTCTGCCTGAGAAATAATCTCTTCCTCCGCTAGAGGTTCATCACTCTCAATAGTAGCAAGGATAGTGAAAGAAACTGCATAAGTATATTTACTCATAAACTCAAAACTTCCTTTCCTTAACTTTCTATATATATTATATAATAATTTTTTTTATTTTTCAAGGAAGCGTAAGTTCTAGAAAATATTTCTCTTACGCTTCCCTTTTAGTAAGGAAGTTTGTACTATTATTAAACTTTATATTAAATATCTTAATTACCCATACCCAAAATTTTTAATCAGTAATTCCCAACTTGACTTTAAGTTCCTCAATCTTAGCTTTATCCTCTGGAGCCAACTCAGTTGGAGTAAAACTATTTGCGGATGGAGTATCAGAACTTGATGTAGAGAGCGTACTATCTCCTCCGCCCGCAATCGGTGTCTTAGGCATTGTAAGTGATACAGCAATCTGAACAACTTCTCCACTCGCTCCATCTTTTACTGAAATGTAAATCTTTTTATCCGAAACAAAAGAGCCTTCAAATGTTGAAAGAATTGTCTTTGTAATTAGGTCTTTCGCGGCATCTCCTCGTCTAACTGCCATTATTCATCGTCCTCCTCGATTAATCTATCCTCTTGTTTCATTAGATTATGGCAAGTCTTACAATACGGCCTACCATCCATCCAATAAATTTTATCTTCATCATATATTCTACGATAACAACTATTACAAGTCAAGAAGAAATCTTCATCTGCCTCTTTCTCTGATATGCAGAAATTACATAAAAATGAATCTTCTCTATTTATATGTTCTGTTCCACAACAGGGGCAAATTGGTCTTTCACCAATTTTAATTTGAAAAACATCATTAAAATATAGTTCTTCCACATATTTATTTTGATCTAAATGCTTTGTATAATCCTCATACTTTCCATTATTCACTGATATAATCGGTGCGTATGTACTAGAAATAACTAAATCGGAATATCCTAAATAATCACTCATATCAATTACATCTCTCGTATCATGAATACGTCCACCTGCATTTATTTGATTATATATAAGTTGCTCACTACCCCATTGAGTTTGGATTACTTTAAATCCATAATCAAGAGGAAGAGACATATCAAATTTAATCAATTTAAGTAACATATTATGTACACAAGCGAGTAAATCTCTTGATTCATATGGATATTGTCTATTATAATAAATATTTCTGATACCATCTGTATGGACTAACATTCTCCATTTTTTGCTATTCCATTTCATTCCTAATGGAAGACATTTTAGATGCTCTTGTTTACCATTAGATAAATAAGCAACAATAGTTGTTTTATCTACTAAATAACTAAGATTTCCACTTCTATAATCTCCATCAAGAGACTGACATGACCACCAATTTTCATTGTTTTCTGAAATAGTTAAGAAATCAAGAGGATGAATAGAAAGATATAAATATCCTTCTATTTTATTTTCTTGCATATATCTTGAAGCAGTATCTTGTGCCCATCTAACAATCTCTTGACTATTAATAAATCGCTTAAAAGATTTGGATAATTTAGAACCTAGTGGAATATTAAAAGAAGGATATGGTAATAAAACTCTGTTATCAAAAAATCCTCCTTTATTATCTCTCAAAAATAATTCGAGATCAGTAGTTAAGATTCCGTTTTCATCAAGAGCTTGAATAAACTCTTCAAATCTTTTATTCTTCTGCTCTTCTGTCAAAAGAATTTTAATTGGTTCCTTGCTTCTTAATATCAATTCTCCGCCAAAAAGATTTATTATATCTTTTTTCGCTTCTGCCCATTGTTCGATTAAATTTTTTGAATCGAGATAAAATGGATAATCTTGAGAATGAACAAGTACAGATTCAAAATCATTTTGTAACTTCTGTAATTCTATCATCTATACATTATATCTCCCATCTTATAAACTCCAATCAATCGGTTCTCCACCCATAGAAAGCAGTAAATTATTTGCTGTTGAAAACGGTTTACTACCTTTAAACGCAGGAGTTCCTTTGCATGGTTTACTTACACTAAAAGGACTTGGATGGGAAGATAAAATATAAGCCTTCTTAATTAAATTCTCTCTGGCAACTCCAGGTCCATCCCATACCATAGGACTAGAATTTAAATCTTTTAATAAATTTTGAGCATTAGCTCCCCACAGCATAAAAACAATAGGTTGTGCCAACTGGGTTGCGGCTTTCAGCACCGCTGTCGTAAACCTACTCCATCCCCAATTAACGCAGCTATTGGCTTGATGTTCATAGACAGTTAAACTTGCATTAAGAAGCAATACTCCTCTTTCTGCCCAAGATGTTAAATCTCCAGACTGCGGAATTGGAATCCCTAAATCGCTATTAAGTTCGCTAAAAATATTTCTTAAAGATGGTTGAATGGGGCTCCCATCAGAAATAGAAAATGCTAACCCGTTTGCTGCGCCTGGGGTATGATACGGGTCTTGTCCTACAATACAAACTTTTACATCTTCTGGATGCGTAAGATTAAGCGCTCTAAAGATTTTATCCTATTCTGGAAATAAAATCTTTCCTTTAGAGCGCTCTTCTAAAGCATGATTTTCAAGTTGAACACTTAAATCCAGTGCCTCTTGAGGAAGAATTTCCGACCATTTCACTTTAGAAACACTCCTTTTATTATCTTTATAATAATATTATAATATATAAAAATAATAAAATCTAATTATTTCTTTTTGCTAAGTCTAGCAAGTTCATGGAAATGCGAGATTACTGAAAAATAAGTATCACAATAATGACAAGAATGACCGGGTATATTACATTTTTGCCCACAGTTTAAACGAGTTTTTGCAAATGTTTCTTTAAATGTTAGATTATTTCTTGCCGGTAAGCCATCAATAAGAAGATTTATATCATAATTAAATGAACCTCTATTATAGATATTAAACAAAGTATCTTCTTTTTCTAAATTAGGTTGCTTAAAATCTATTACATCAATAGCAGAATATAAATGGAGATCCTCCGGGCGAATAAAAAAACTTGAAGGTTTTCTTTCTGCGGATAGGGAGACATTAGGGGAAATGGTGGGTGATACTCTTATCTTAATATCTCCTTTAACCTTTTCTAATAACTCCATTTGAAATCCTAGTGGTCCATCTATATAGATGTCACTAATCTTGGCCTCCCGCAATTCTTGAAAAGTTTCCCAATCAGTAACCGGGAACCGCAAATATCTATTATATCCCATATCTTTTAAATCATTTAATTGATATATGTTTCCGCATTGAATAGTGTAATCATTTGCTATTGTTTTAATTATCTCAACCTGCTCAGCCAATCTTGTTAATTGCACCTGAGTTAATTCATCTGGAATAATTATATTACACCTTTTATTTGGATTTTCTTTAAGAAATTTAATGATTGTTCCTAATTGATTGTAGGGGCAACGTATCTCTCCAGCCATTTTTATATTGCTGGAATGATAATTTACACTAAATATCATTAAATAAGCCCTCCTTTATTTATATATTTATTATAGCATATAATAAAAAATCCGTCAATCTTGAGATGAAAATGCCAAATTGACACATCCTTTTGTTTTTGTTATAATAAATATATAAATAAAAAAGGAGTTTTAACTGTGGTTTTTATTATTATCGCTATTTGCGTAATATTATTCGCGGCATTTCATATTATGAATTTTCCAGGTGGCCCTTCTGGATTTGCAATTTGTACTAAAGTATGGCTAAAAAGAAAGGTATCTACTTTTCGTAGATACCTTTCTAAAGGTTTTAATTAGCCAATTCTGCGGTAAGCAGAGAGCTTCTTAGACTTTCCACCCTCAGTGGAAGCAGGAACACTTACGGTCTCCTTAGCAACACGATTGACCTCAGGAGAAGCAAGCTGGGTTAGACGAGCAGTAACCATCTGAGCAGAAATGTCCTCGTCGTTCAAAGCCTTTACAATATCATTGATAGTCATAGGCTCATCACCAAGGACTTCATAAATCTTCTCGCGAAGAGCATCTCCCTCGACCTTCTTAGCAGCAGCTCTCTTAGCGGCAGCAGCAGCCTTATTGTCAAGCAACTCGACCTCGTGCTCGACGAACTCGCGCAGACTATCATAAGTAATTTCACTGGACTCGAGGACAAGACCCTCGTTCTCAGCGACAGACAAAATGCTCAAAATAGCATTATAATTGGCTTTCTTTGTGGGCTTCTTTACAGTGTTAGACATAATTTAATCAATTCCTCTCTTGTTTTATTGTATTTATATTATATGATATTTTTTGAGTAAAGTCAAGAAAATTTCTTGTAATTTACAAAACACAATGGACTACATACCATTTAGGTTCTCGCGTAATGTTTAACGCGCCCAAAATGTTTTTAAGTTCACTGGTTTCAAGATTGTTATTAGAGAAAGTGATTTCTCTAATTGTCCCTTCTTCAACGTCATCGCCTACTTGAATACCAATTACAATATCTTCATCATTATCATAGTAGTTAGCTCTGTGAATAAAATCGCAATTTTTATCACAAAATTCATCATCCTTCTGATTTAAGACATTGATTTCGTCATTTTCAAGACGAACTCCATAGACGATTTTAGTAAAATAGCTAACGCTCATTACAAGAAATCTCCTTTCCTACTTTCTATATTTATTATAACTTATTTTTTTGTTTTTTGCAAACCGATTCCTTGACTAAAGTGGTAATTTTTATGTCAAATATCTCTAATGAAAAGGATTAGATTTGTAATCCAACAAGTTGCGGAGATGCTATATAAGACTGCGTGAAGCATTGTTGGTGAAGAATACAGAAGTATTAGAGACGAAAAGACAAGGAACATATATAGTATTAGCAGCAGAGTAGTTTTCATTTCATTTTAACCCATTCCTTATTTCTAGCTTTTTTATCGAGTAAGGTAGACAAATCCGCAGGTTTCTTCATATGACGGTCATCTCCATCACGGAATTCATCCCAACCGAGCAGGAGATACTTCAGATGCTCAGGAGCATCATCAGGGAAAATATCGGTAGAAGCGATATACCAACCAATCCCTACGGCATATCTAGCTACGGACTCCCGCAACCAATCTTCGTCAGCGGCCTTATTTCCACGAATTACAAGAATAGGCCCATTGTCAAAGCCGCGAGCATGCTTTAGACCATCATAGCCTTTATCGGTATCAACAATCTTCTTACCATAGGCTTTTGCATATTCTGCATCGCTATAGTAGCGAACATCTCGATGATTCTTAGTATTTGGATGCTCTACAGTAACATAATATTTACCATTTTTAATAAAAGGCTCTTCAGTAATGCGCTTATAGGACTGAAAACTAGGTGCAACAGGCATAATTTAAACCTCCTTAATGATTTTCACGAATTTCATTAAGCGCGTTCTTGCTCAAGCTAATACAACCTTCGCAATCCCAGGGGATAATTTTTACAGAATTTAAATTTTCCTCGCCGTAGTAATCAGCTACATTTCTGAGAGCTTCAGCGAAGTCGTTACCGTATGTAATGCCCTGATAAGTCTTTACTTGAAACTCCTCGAACATTTCTACCTCGTATTCATAGTAATTCTTCATCTTTTGATACTCCTTTCCTCATCTTCTATAATTATTATATCATTATTTTTTAATTTTTGCAAAAGAAAAAGAGCTTCCTTTAAGGAAGCTCTTTGTTAGTTAATAAAGTTTTAAGATGCCTCTTCTTTGATTTTATAATCATAATCAAGATTTTTGAGAAATTCGCCAAAATCATATCCAGAAATAATTCTACCGAATTTTGCGATAAATTGAGTTTGTGCGAAAAGAATAGCAAGCCTATATGCCTCGTCCGCGATCATATACTCAGGAGTTTCTCTATCAATAGGGAAATGGCTCTCAAAAGTTTTATTTTCAATAGAGCAAGTAATAATAGCAGTCATGGCATTTACTTCCTTTCTTATTTTATATATTTATTATATATTATAATAAATATAATTGCAACAAAAGAAAAAAATAGAAGATGCGCGGGTAGGCGAGATTGGAAATTCTCCAATCTCGCCTATTAGGATTACTTAGATGTGTCTCCAGTGAGGAAGCTAAAAGGATTAGAGTTGCCCATCATAGCAGAAAGCATAAACATTTTACCCATATCGTTTCCATTATTGCCATCATTATTGCCAAACACCATGCTTGCCATCATCATAGGCATGAGATTGCCAAAAGGCTGGTCAGGAGAAGGTGCAGTATTACCAAAGTTTACGATAGGCATAATCTTGGTAATAAAGTTAAAGCCAAAGGGATTAGAGGTGGGAATTACAGTTTTAACCTCAGACTCAAGGATATCAATGACTTCAATGTTACCTTCAGAAATTGACGAAACGAACATGGGGTGATGCTTATGAATAATCATGTCGCCTTCCTTTACAGCAGAAGCCGCGACAGGCATACGATATACCATATTCTGGAAGGTGAAAGTAAAACCAGTCACATCAATGGTCTGCTTAGAGGTAGGATTATAGGTAAAATATTCACCCTTAGAATTACGAATAGCCAAGCCATAAGGAGAAAAGGCCACCTCATCTCCGCAAGGGCCAAAATCAAAGTTCATATTAAAGCCTTTTCGAGTAGTGTTTCCGCTTTTGTTGGGCATAGGCGCATTGATGTTAGAATTGGTGTCAACCATATGAATAGTCCTTTCTTTAACAAGATAAGCGAATCCATCAGTTACAGGGATCGCGCTGGTAATATCGGTTCCGGTGTCAGTTAAATAGAGCATAGAGTTTTTATCTGTAATCTCTATTTTGACTATATAATCGGTACTAGTATTACTTAGTTTCTTTAGGGTTCTCCACGAATCATACGAAATTTTATTATAACCGAATTTAACTTTTTCGGCGTATTCGGTAAGGATAAGATTTATAAGACTTGAATTGAGGATATACATATCTTATACCTTCAGTCTCTTGTTGAGTTCAGCAATTAGCTCCTCGTTAGTAAAGTCACTAAGAGATTTCCCATTTTTATCAAGAATGAAAGCCGGCGCCAGCCCGATGCTGCCGCCGTAGTAGGTGTAGTCCGCAGATCCATCGGTGTAGACACCGCAAACGTAGATCGAGGCCCAATTATCCTTTTCAGGGCTTCCCCAAGGAGTAACAAGCCAGAACGAATCCTTGATATGAGGGGTTAGGATATGATTATACTTTCGATGTTCATCGAAGGTAAGTGGTGCAACAGTGGTATTTAGCGAACCATATCCTTTATATCCATCCATTGCAGTCAGGTCAACATCGCGCGGAATAGCCTTGATGCCAGTTTTCTTAAGCCAAGCCTCAGCGCCCTTCCGCAATGTACTCTCTTTATAGTTATTAGAATTTCCAAAGACAAAATCAATTCCCACTTCAAGTGCAATTACGAAGGGGTTACCATCAATTTCGTCAAGAACAAGGCACTTTACTCCATTTACAGTAATAGTCTCACCAATCATATTTCTCTTCCTTTCTTTAATTAGAATACTCTTCAACCATTTGAGAAAGCATATCAATTTCATCATCTGTTATGTTATCAAAAAAGATGCCGTATTTTGCGCAGATTTGAGCTTGCTGAGATGGATCATTCATAGCCCATGGCTTTGAAGCCAATTCTCGAGCAGCCAGTTCAAAAGCGCCAGTGTATGCGAAAAATGACATATCCATATTTTATACCTCCTCTACAGAATCAAACTCATGAATTAAGATTGCTCCATTGCTGATTTTTTCTGCGCAAATGATGTGTTTAATTTCATATTTATTTTCATCGGGACAGTAAACAATATGTCCACTTTTTAGCAAGGAAAGAAAGTCACTTTGATAGTAAGTACGACCTCCGAACTCGTTGCAAATTTTAAGGCGAATTTTATATCCTTCATCAACAGAATAGAGATCTCTTACATTATTATCTACTTCGCATAACCGCCAAGTTGGGTCTCCATTACTAATACTAACCCCAAGAATCGGAATAGGACTATAAGTTTCTTGAATAGCGAAGAATTTAGCTCTTTTGAGTTGGTCTGTATCAGAAAAGCCGAGGAACTCGCAGATTCTTACAGTGGAGTTCTTATATCCTTCTGATTTAATCAGTTCACTAATCTTCATAACTTTTACTTCCTTTCCTTAACTTTCTATATATATTATATAATAATTTTATAAAAAAATAAAGACGCTCTTTTAAGAGCGTCTTTATTTTACTCAAGGTCGATTACATAATTCTCTTGGATAAATGAATCTTCTGGAATATAGATGGTATACTCAGTAGACCAGGGTCCAAGCAGGAAATTCAAAACTGGGTTTTTAAAACGGATTTTGTTTTCTTCTATGTATGGGGCATCATCTGTATTCTTAATATAGGACTGATCTGCCTCAATAGATTTGGCGGTTACACCTTTATCGGTTTGATACAGGAATGAGTAATAGAGCCCATCTTCTGTATAATAACGGCCTACGTAAGAACTAAAATTATCACTCAAAGCAGTAATAGAATATGTTTGAGTGGTTTTCGCAGAATAGGTTGCGGGTTCAACAAAAATAACAATACCACAAATTATAATCGCAAATAAGAAAGCGATAAATGCTGAAAGTACAACTCCGAGAATTGTAGAGAATAGATATTCTGCAAAAGAGTCACAGTCTTTATATAATACTATAAGAGATGTAACCATGAGTAATATAAAGAATCCAATAGCTAATGGCATAAGTAAAACCTCTTTTCTTATTTATATAAATATATTACCATATTTTATTAAGATACGCAAGTAAATCTTATGGATTATAACGAACCGTCATAATTTCTCGCGGGGATGCGGGAATTTTTTAGGCAGAGAAATTGACAATTCCGCGGTAATTTTAATAAAATGGTCATAGAGGTATTTTTGTCCAAAATTTTCTAACGAGTGTCCAAAAATTTCTAATAAAGTGTCCGATTTTTTCTAATGACTTGTCCAAAATTTTCTAATGTATTGATTGTTCTATTGTTTATAATTTTAGAAAAAAGTTTAACAAATTTTAGGACAAAACCGGAAAATTATGTTATAATAAAAGTAAAGAATAGTAGAGAGGTGATTTTATGAATTATTCCACTGTTTCTGTTAGATTAACAGAGGAAGAGAAGAAAGATTTGGAAGTCTTTGCTAAGAGTTGTGATTTAACAATGTCTTAGGTAATTAGAAAGGCTGTTAAAGAATATATTGAGAAAAATAAAATAGACTAAAGGAGATTAAACTAAATGACTAATGATACTTATAAAGTTTTTACGGTAAAGTTAGCACGCAAACTTTGTGATCTTGGTTTTATTATTGTTGGAACTGTTCCTAATGTTTAGAAACCTTGGTTAAATGTTTATCTTTTTGAAGATAGTTAGGATTTAAGGGATGCAGTTTAGAAGTATAAAGGGATAAGTTCGCTATTGGAGGATGATTGCCATGGCAGACAAAAGAAGAAGTCCTAATTAGCGAACTATTAATCATATTCATAAGGAACCATGTGATACTAATAATATATATGCTAGGATTAATAAGGAAGCGTTATTTGCGGCCCGTAGAGAGTTGACAGATGGAGAGTTCTCTTTGTGGATATTTTTTGCTAGTCAATCTGAGAGGTTAACTGATTATGATTTTGGGCCTACTATTATAGAAAAAGAGCTTGGTATAAAGAGAGCGAAATATACAAGTGCAGTAGATGGATTGGTAAAAAAGGGATATTTAGTTCCAGTTGAGAGAAAAGGATATTACGATTTTTACGAGATTCCTATTGATAGTGACGACGATAAGTATAATTATATAGCTCCAGATGGAGAGAAATTTTCTTTTTAATCGTATTTCTGCAATACTATGAAAAATTTCATGTATTTCTGAGAATACTATGATTTCATCATATTGTGAAAAAGCTATGAAATTTTCATGTATTTGTTGGAAAACGATGAAATTGTTTTCATGGTATTCTGATAATACTATGAAATTAAATAAAAAGGATTTTCATAGCTTTCCAACAATACCATGTCATAGTATTCTGACAATACCATGAAAGTAAATAAAAATCCATTTCATGGTATTCTGACAATACAACAAATATAACATATATTAGATAACAGAGTTAAGATAACAGTCGCGACTTTTTTATGTATTTGTGAAAAAGCGATGAGTAGGAGGATTAAGGCATGGAAGTATTTAAAGGTAGAAGGAAGAAGTAGATAAGTATAGATGTTTTTACTCAAGATTTAGAGGACTCTATAACCGATTTAGAAAAACGAATTGAAAAGTTAGAAGAAGGTTTTAGAGAAATCGAATTGAAAAATCGAGATAAAATATGATTTGGTTGGAAGGATAAGAGAGATAAATAGAACTGGATAGAGATGTAGATATGAAGATTGAAAGAAATTAAAGGAAATTAAAAGAAGTTTATAAAATGATGGAGTTGGGTGCCGATCGGGTCTAGGTACGAACCATCACAACACTCGTCACAACGATCGTAAACCTAGCCTTCCGCGATTATAATATATATAAAAAAGGAGAGAAGCTACAATACTTCTCTCTCCTTTAATCTTTTTCCTCTTGTTACTTTAAATGCTTCAAAAACTCCATAATACTATCTTCATCAGACTTAGTATTACCCTTAACCTGAGGCACACTCTTTGCGAGAGCATCAGAAATAGAGTCAACAGCAATGTCAATTACTTCATCAAGACTCTTTGCATTGACTACTCGAGCGGAAGTCTTAGCAGTTACAGTCATAGCCTGCATAAACTGCTTAATATCATTTGCTGTCCACTTAGGATTGCTCTTGCTATAAACCAGCGCAGCTACACGACCAACGTCATCCTCAGTGAGAGACAAATCATCAACATTGCCATAAAAAGTAGACTCAATCTCATCCAGAAGAATATCTCGTTCATGGTCTGCGGCGTTAGCCTCGGAGATTCTATTCATAGCATCAGTAAATGCCTTTGCAATCTCCTCCTGAGTAGAACCATTCTGCATTGCATCACGAATCATAATCTCATAACTATTCATAATAAGTTCTTTTAGTTAGAAAAAGCGTTATGATGCTTCTTAAACTAAAATCCTCCTTTTCTTTATCTTATGTATATATTATATTATATTTTTTATATATTGTCGAACCGATCGGGTCTAGATAAAAAGATCGCTTTAACGGAATCCCGCGGAAAAGATTTTTCCTTTTCAAATAGTTAGCAACATCTTTACTATTGTTTGCTGTATCTTTAATGGTTTTAATTCTGTGAATATCAAGAAATTTTGAGAAAAACGAGGCATTTTTTGCTTATTTTTAAGTAAATTTGTTAGAAAAACGCGCATTTTTGCAAGATTTTAGAGGTTTTTTGTTATATTTTGCGATAACAAGAGGTAAAAGATCGCGGGCCGATCGGTTTATCTAGCTAAAATCTCTATTTTTGAGCTATTTTTTATCATAAAATCGTGTTAAACCGATCGGTTCCGCGAAAGAAATCTCTGGTCGTATTTGTTTTTCATAGCTATATCTTTGCTATTGCTAGTTGTATTTTAGAAAGTTTTGGTACTGTGAATACTTGACAATTTTAAGATTTTTATTATAAAAAATTGGACGAGAGAGCCAATATTGCTGGACCGATCGGAACTAGATAAAGAAAGAAGTAAAGTAGGGCCGATCGGTGTTTGAAAGATGGCGTTATGAATTTTGGGAAAATTGCTATGAAGTTGCGTTATGGCCAAGTTGCTATGAAAATTTTGCGCTATGGTCCGATCGGGGAAATTCGGGCCGAGTCGCCCGCGACCGGCCCGTCGAGTTTAGAAAATATAAAATAAAAAGAGAGGCCAAAGCCTCTCTTTTCTTAATCCTCGTTTTCTAAATTGATTTCTCCTATACAGTTACACCGTATCGGAAATTCAAGAACAAATTTATCTCCATATTCAACGATAGTTATTTCTCCATACTTTTTACAATACTCGTCTATCTCTTCGATTAGACTATTCCAATCTTTCTCTCGCGCTTTTTGTTTTCTAAGTGCCACTTCTTTATAGGCTGTAGCACTCAACCATTGCAACTCCTCGTCATTCAGTTTGTTGAAATCAATATCAACCATCTAAAAATCTCCTTTCTTTAATGAAAAATCTCAGCCGGAATTTCACTAAAAACTTGCTTAAATTGCTCCATAGTCAGTTCTCTTGCCGCTCTCTCGACCCTTTCTTTTGCCCAGTCGCAAACCATTTCACAAGAAATAAATTTAATTTCATACCCGGTAATGGCGTAGATTTTAGGCGACCACTCAAATCTTTTTGTATCAGCCATATTTCCAGTTAAAATCATATATTCGCCTGTGGCTTGATTTTCTTCTGACTGTTCAACCCAACATTGAACTATATTTTCAACATAGTTTTTCCCCGTTTTAACCGCTTCTTTTTCGGTTCGAGCATTGATTAAAAAGGTAGAAAGTATAATATCATCACAAAATGATACCGTAAATTTATAAGGCTTCTTAGAGAAAATACCCTTGCGACCTTCACACCAAAAGGTAACTTGAAAATTAACACGAAATTGTTTCAGACTTTCCATTTCTTTTATCTCCTTTCCATAGTTAAATGATACCACATTTTTGGGAGAAAGTCAAGCTGTCAAGTTGCACAGATTTTCAATTCAAAATTGTTGAAAATGACAATAGAAGAAAAAATCGGACCGCGGCGCACGCAAGCGGTCCGCCCAAAATTTTGCGTAAAAAAAATCTCCCCATAAGGGGAGATTTTTCTTTAATTGAGAATTATCGGGTATGCCTTGCGAATAACCACCGTAACCATGGCCGGAGGAGTGTCGCACAAGAAACGGTCATTTCTGATAAAACGACCAATTCCCATATTCTGCCACAAAGTCCGGTTTACATCCTCATATCGGAGGGTATTATACTTGGAAAGTTTGATATGCCAATCATAGATAAAGGAACCATCTTCCGGCATGGTGTAATCTGGAGCCCGCTTATAATTTCTCGTATGTTCTGCGGCTCTGCGCTCAAGATCATTTGTCGTGCCAATCTTGAGAATATAGCGCCCCTTTTTGTCGATATAATGTCCGACATATAGAAACTCTTTTCCCCTTGTCTGTAAACTAACTATAACTTACCTCTTTTCTGGTAGGGCCGGGGTAGGCCGACCCTACCACGTTATTTCTTCGGTTTACGCTTTTGCACAAGCGTCAACTCGAAACTATCCCCACCAATAGAAAACGCAATCTGTCTTTCCTTGTTAGTAATAGACAAGTCAGCGATAGAGAATTGACTGTTTTTTTCCAAAAACTCTGCCAATTCCGCAATTATACCGCCTTTCGTGGCGTTTGGCTTGCGTTGCCGTGTAGTGAACTTATATGCGGTTGGCTGTTTGCGCGTTCCAGCATGGGCAAACTTTTGAGCGATTTTCGCCTTTTCTGGCGGTAAATCGTATTTAGTCTTTTTATCAGCCTCTACCGCTTTATCATAGGCCAATAAATCTGCCTCCTCTTCCGGCGTTAATTGCAGGGCTTTATACCTTGCAATCCGTTCAGCGTCACTAATACGACTGGATATAATATCACCCCCATATTATAAGTTAGGGCGGGGATTTTCACCCCGCCCTATACGGGGTTACGCCATCTTAAAAAGGGACTTGCCCTTCTTTTCCGTGCAGACCACTCGACCATCGAGTTTCAACTGCCGCACAAGGGCGGCGACCTTCTGGTTAGAATAGGCCGTCAGATCAGGAATAGCCTTAAAAATTTCCGTGCAGGTCACGCCATCGGTATCGGCATCCAGATCAGCCAGATACTCCATAATCTGCTCCTTAAAATTCTCGTTCTCCTGCTGGGTGGGAGTCAGCTTCTTGTCACCGCTAGAGCTATTCTTCTTACGCAGAAGCTCCAGCTCATGGTCAATGATAGTAATAGCCACCTCGATGGTAGTGCCATACTTTACCTCGCCGTCAGTCAAGAGGGCCTTAATGTCTTCAAAACGCTGGGCCTTAGTAATGCGGATTTTCTTCTCGTCCATAATATACATCCTTTCTGGTTTTTAGGACTGTCCTTGTCCTTTGATTATATTGTACCACACTATTTGGTACTTGTCAAGAGGTTTTTCAAACTTTTTTCAAGAACTTTTGCCCTTTACTTGTTTGCCCTCTCAACCTCCCTTATAGTGTAACACACTTTGGAAAGTTTGTCAAGCCCTTTTTATTTAATTTTCAAGGTACATTGCCTTGTTTTCTGTACTTATTATAGCACATCTTCAAAGGCTTGTCAAGAGGTTTTTGAAAGATTTTTGAGAAATTCGCTGTCACTGTCTGCCGTTCGTCTCTCTCACTTTCTGAATGTATTTTACCACAAGCAAAAGCAGATTGCAAGCGTCGAATTGCACAAAAAATCGGAATTTTGGGAGAGAGTTTTTGTGCAAAATTCTGCACAAAAACGGGACGAAATTTTTGTGCAACATTACCATTGAAAAATTCGGCCCGCGTCAGCCATCCGCGGGCCGTCGACCTTTTAGATATAAAAAAAAATAAGAGGGCTGTAAAGCCCTCTTAAATATCAATCATATAACTATAAACCATATCCCAAAGCGGCATATCATCCAGAAGGATATTTACAGTCAAAAGTCCGGTTTCTGTCGGCCCATCAACAAACCATCCCAGTCGCTGCATAAGGTGAATAACCTCATAGACATAATCGGGGTCAAGATGGTTAGTGGTAAACTGTCTTGAAAACATTTCTTTTCCTTTCTATCGGGCGGGGCTTTAAGCCCCTACCCGAATTGTCGGATTATTTTTCAAACTTGCGGAAAGTTGACGCTGAAAATCTGTCATAGACGGAAACTCTCTTTTATTCTCATACAGGGCCTTTCTCATGGGCTTATGCTGACGCATACAATACCACATGATTTCCGCCTCAATCAGAACATCCTCAAGCCCCGTATGACTTTCTTCAAAATCGGTATTGCCAGAGATAAACCGCCACACGATTTCCGCAGTCTTGCGGGGGACACCATTAGCCTGGACATATCCGTTTTCCTGACAGAATTTCTTATAAGTGGGCATATTGCAGATAACATCCTGTGTCATCTTCATAATATCCCAAATCTCCACGCTGTCAAACGGGAACCAATAACGCCACTTGGAGTAGGTCACATAACGCTGTGTAACTCTCAAGGCATTATCGTCAAATCTGGCATTATAAGCCGCAACTTCCTTAATGCCGTATCGCTCAATGGTATTGAGCATAGCTTGGCGGATTTCATAAGTGGTAGCCATTTTACGAGTGCCGGCCCGCAGTTCCTCAATATAGCGGGGAATTTTCCAATTATAATAAGCAGTCCGCATGAGATCCCGCTCATCGTTGAAAATGTCCCTATTTACAAAACTGGCAGTTTCATAAATATTGCCCTTGGTATCCACTACCGCCCATCCGCAATCATAGACAAGAACGCAACTCATATCCATGCGGGCTTTGCCGTTTTCGTCAGTTTCAGTCAGTGTGTTAGCAGTTTCAGTATCAACCACCAAAACATAGTGTCTACGCTTATCAATCATAATCTTTGACTTCCTTTCCTCTTGTTGAGTTTATTATAGCACATATCATGCTTGATGTCAAGAGGAAAAGGAAATTTTTATTGCGATTTACTGCAAGCTACTGGGCATTAGAACGGCCTATTCTAACGGCGTTCACTCGACTTACGACACAATATAAATTTACTTCCTTTACTTTCTAAGAGTTCGCGACCTCTTGATTTCTTGGCCTTCCCCTCTTGACAAATATATAATACCATACTTTCGGGATAATTACAAGATGGCAAATTGCACAAAATTTGCAAGCCAAAATTGTGCAACATCGACAAAAACAAAAACTCGGCTCGCCGCGTGCGCCAGCGAGCCGCCCAAACGATATTAAAGAGTAAAAATAAGAGGGCCGAAGCCCTCTTAATATCCAAGATATTCTTTATTGATAATCTCGTCAAGCCAATAGCTCAAATCTTCAAGCGAAATATCGTCATCAATTTCATTGTCGGCCATAACCTGATCAATTTGACCAATGAGAATGGACGCATTTTTCAATACTTGTCGCTCTTCCTCGCTGAGGATAAGCCTATTAACCTTTCTAATCTTCATTTACAAAACTTCCTTTCTTATTTTAAGATTGACTGGTGGATTACTCTACCAGTCGCCATAAGGCCGTAGGTAAATCTTCATGTGGCTCGATTGTTTCCCCTAAATGCCAGCCATCCCGCACACTTTTATTATCATCAATCAAAATGAAATTGCTAATTCCCGGCTCAAAGTGTTTCCGCACACAATTTGCTTTTGTTGTGCCATATTCCACAAGGTGGACTTTATGTGCGGGGAAGTTGTATTTTGCAAGCCAAGTGCGCTTTGCGTCACGAACAGCAGTTTTATATGAGTTAGAACTGTCTTTTGCAAGCCAACTGATAACCCGAATTTCCCAGCCCTGCTCAATGAGTTTATTAAGAACGGTATTCAATTCTTCTATATCGCAAAGAGGTTTGGCGACTGTATATGGATAGGGATTTTCATTCATTAAATCTTTTAACCAATCATCCACGCCGTACAGGTCAGCGATTGTTCCATCCATATCAAAGCAGAGCATCTTTTTCATTTTGATTTACTTCCTTTCTTTAGGTTGATTAAAGTATATCAGATTTCGGGATAGAAAACAAGAGGCAAACTGCACAAAATTTCGGCTGGAAAATTGTGCAAATTGCCTCTTGATAAAAAATTCCGGCCGCGCCTGTGGTGCACGGCCGGGCGAACGAATAAAAAAAAAGAACCTCCTGAATTTCAGGAGGTCATTAATTTCTGCATACCAACAACTCCCTTTCTTTTGAGAAGTCAATCGGCATTTTCAACAATCTTTAATCCGTTTGCTTGGATAATTTTCATAGCTTCTTCAAGCGAGGAATCAACCGATCCGCAGTCAATACAGATATATTTTCTACCATCTTTTACCATAGTAGTAAAATAGTATTCCTAACCGGAAGTAAGTCCCATTTGTTCACGCAAGCGAATCGGAATCATAATTCTACCACTTGAATCTAATTTGCGAGAGAAAGTAGTTTCTTGCATTTTGATAAATAAATTCTAGTGACCTAGGCTCGTGCGAAAAACGACTCCATCACGGGAATCGCCGATTTAGAACAATCGGAAGGAACATTTACCACTCGCAAGGCATTTCTGGCAGAACTGAGACATAGGACAATTTTTACAAGAATCCTAGTTCAAACAGAACTCCAAAATAACCGCGAGTGCTTTCAGCACTTCTAAGGTCATTAGAAAAACTCCTTTCTTTATTTTTCTATAATTATTATAATATATTTTTTTGAAAAAATCAATAGGGCCGGCATTACGCCAACCCTAATCTCTGTAACCAAACCAGATGGTATTTACCAATGTGAAGTAGAACTGTGCCATATCCCTTATTTGTCCAAACAGTGGAGCCAATGGGATATGTGTGCGGTAAACGCTCAATACTCACTTTAATTCCACCTCCTCGAAAGCTCCAATTTTTAGCAGATAATTATATAAGGCTCTATCTTGCTTGTCGCCGGCATTAAAATCAAGCGTACGAACACAGCCGGTAACATTGGAATTGAGAGGATGACTCAAACACCAACCAGCCATATTACAAATTGTGTTTCCAAACTCCACAGACTTTTCTGCACTTTCAAATTTAATAACAGCAATCATATTTATTTCTCCTTTTTTATCGTGGGGAGTGGAGGCCATAAACCTCCACTCCCGCAGGTTTTCTTAACCATCTACATAAATGATTAGATTGTTGCCTCTTGCTTTAATGCCAGTTACCGGAAGTCCCAGCACCCATTCCTTAGACGCCTCAATGACGTCTCCTCCCAGGGTTATCTTGTGATCAGGTAGCTCATGGTAATGAGCTTGAGTATTCTCATTGATAATTTCGACCCCTTCCCCGTCAAAGAACATGGTATCTTCTGCGAGCGGAGAAAGCAGACCTGCAATCATTTTCAAAGTCATTTCTTTTACTTCCTTTCAAATTCTTTTTGTGACCTTGTCCCTCTGGACAAGTATATAATAACACATGACAAGAGGAATGTCAAGTAATTTCGGGAGAAAATCTTTTGTCGAATTGCACAGACTTTCGATCATATAATTGTTGAAACTGCCGGATAAATAAAAATTTGGGCCGCGGCGCACGCTGGCGGCCCGGCGAAAAGTCAATATGGAAAAGTGCATAAAAATGACTGGCAATCTTTGTGCAGATTGCCAGTCATTTTTATTCCTTTACAGCTCCATGGTTTCCATGAGATAGCCTGTGCCCATCGGCACCTCCCGTAGATTGCTGGGACTTATACGCAACTTATATTTCCTATTGATTTTATTCGCCGCACTTGTCTTATCTCTCGCTTGGACAATTACTGGTATATGGAGTTTATTCAGAGTGGGCTTATTAAGACTGAAATATCCCATCTCTCTGCGCTTGCGGCCAATGGCGTCGATATAAGTCCCTCTATACATTTTTTTCCTCCTATTATTTAGTCATGAGAACGAACATATTATATTCGCTGTGCTGTGGGTTTGGCTCACAGTTATCCGCCACTATATCAGCCCAACTAAGAACTGCCCAGAGTAGGAGAGCGGCACAAATGCCGCCTCCTATCCGCTTAATAATTCTCATTTCCATTTCTTTGCCTCCTGTTCTTTAACCCATTCAGTACCGATTGTATCTCCGACCATAGCAACCTTATATTCGTCTTCGCTTGCAATTCTGGTATGCAGATTGCTATTGATAAACTTTCTATTGATATAAGCCCAGTGTGGCATATAGGCCACTCGCATGGCATTAAAAGCATCCAGGTCTAAGATGATGCCGTCCTCTACCTCTGCGGAACGCACATTCATCTTATACCGCAAAAGTTTAATAAATTCACGCTTTCTAAAAGTAGGCCCAACGAACCACTTAATATAATTGTTCATAGTCTTTTATCCTTTCTCCCCGTATAGCCGTTAGGTCAGCTTCTTTTTAATCTACGATTTCTCCACTGGATAAATCTACAATCCAATGATTGGGATTGACTATCTCGTGACTGGCTTTCCATCTTGCCATTGAAAGGGTGGATGGTTCATAATAGCGCATTTTCTCATTGGCTAAAACCTGTAATTGATACATATAGTATACCCCTTTCTTTTAATTATTATAACCCTGCCTTGCCTTGTGTTTTGCAAGGCAGGGTTTATAAACTGTTATCCTCTAATTTCTTCTTCTTGGGTCTTTGTCGCCCAATCAAAAGAGGTACGAATATCGGAAGGTCTGCGGAATTGCTCTGCTTCGGCTTCCGTTCCACCTAATGCCATAGCATAGGCTTTCCAGTCAACCGTTCCTTTTGCGGTAGTTTCTTTATATACCACCGCTTTCGCCTTACCCTGCATTTGTACCGTGCCATATAGATAACTTGTTTTGTCCGTAGCCTTAAAAGCCTTACCTAATCTGGAGAATAGCTCTTTAGCCTTAGCCTTAGCTGCTTTCTCCGCCGCCTCCGCCGCAGACTTAGCCATCTTAGCGGCCATATACTCCATAATAATGGCTCGATCTTCATTGGTAAAATCAATCTTTTTCATACTCTTTTGACTCCCTTTCTTTTTGTGGTGTGGTTCTCTTTTGTTCTGTCTGTATTGTATCAAACCTTTAGCAGTTTGTCAATACCTTTTTTGAAATTTTTTTAATTTTCAAAGTGCCGTGCTTTTGTCTCTGTCCTACTGGACAAGTCCAGTTTACCACCAAAATGCTCACTTGTCAATAGTTTTTTTGAAATTTCTTTCTCTCTCTTTTGCACAAAATAAATAACATCTTGTTGTGCAGTTTGCACAAATCCTTTACGCGCGCGTATTCCTTTAGGGGGCGTGCTTTCTTGCTTTCGTACTTTAACGAGTGAAAGAGGCCAACTACACTTCAATACTTTACCATGTGAAAGAGGGGCGTGTATTTTGGGAAAAACTGGAAATTTTTTTGTAAAATCGTTCTGCCACGCCATTTCAAAATCTAAATCGACTTTTCAATCTCAATAACGAAAAGAGAGAAGAACTCACTTCTTCTCTCCGCATTTACACTTCTTTTTTAAATTATATATAATATGATCTTCTACTTTGTAAATTGGATATAATTCTCCACAGACTGCGCATATATTATAATAATGCTTGCCGTCAAACCATACTAATACTTTATCCATCGTCGGTTGCCTCAAAACTAAAAATCAAATTATATCCATCCTCTAGTTTAATATTAATCGCATCAGATCTCCACATTGTAGGAATATACTCTAGCCTTGGATAGCGATTGTTCTCCTCCACGCAAGCAATCAACAATAGTAAAATCAAAACTATATTAATACTTCTTCCCAATTTTGTCAATTTCTTCCGCCTCCATTGGCCTAAATCCAATACACGTCAAAGTCCCTTCCGGGCCTTCGCGTTCTAACTCTGTTCTACAAGCATCATAGATAAGCCAATAATCCTTATTCTCTTCCCATCCTAATTCTTCTGCTATCTTAACAGCCTTTAACAAATCATTCTTATTCTTCGCTCTACAAACTACTTTGGTCTCCGCTTCCGCTATCCAATTATGGAATAAGTCTCTATCGAGGCTTATTCCTATATGATACATAAGACCGTCTCTTTCTTTAACAACTTCTTTACTTCCCCAATATAACTTTTCCAAAAGAAAAGCAATAGAAGCATGGGAAACTTGTGCGGCAAGTTTCCCTGGAGACATATTTAAGTCTCGCCTCGCAATAATTAATTGCTTGAACATTTTTCCAAAACCTCCAAGAAAATTCTAAAATTGCGGGAATTGCGGTTTGGAATCGCAAAATAGATATTTGGAATATTATAATTGCGGGCTGCGTTTACGAGCAAGGTGGCGACCGTTGATGGATCTTGCATAAAAACACCACAGCCCCAGGCTCCCGCGATTAAATTTTCCACTCCCTTAACCTCGGCAATTCGATACATAAAATTAATTCTCTCTTCCATTATCCTATTGTTTAGAGAAAGAGGAACTTGCTGATAAGTATGTGCTGTTCTATAATTAGGAGAAGCACAAGTAATTACATCAGCTAATTTTCTACTATCGTCTTTTTCAAAGACTACATCAGGAGTATAGATAGCTCTATCAAGATATAGGGCTCGATTCAGTCTCTGTCTATTCCATGCGTAATAAGTATCATCAAAAGCAAGAAGAATAGGATAAAGGTTGCTTTCGTGACACAATGCCTCTTCTTGTGCAGAGCTACCTCCAAGGAAATAACCACCTGGATGTTTATAGCTTGCATAATTTAAGATCGCAGTCTTGCTCCGATCGGTTAAACCGAATAGGCAGGATACACTATCTTGGTCTTTAAGATAAAAGGTATTATGGTGGGTTTCTCGCGGTTTTTGCGGAAAAGGAAGATTGGGGCCAAAAATTTCAGAGTTTATAATTGCGCGATCTGTATCTTCCCTGAGTCTCACTTTAATGTCTGCGTAATGCGATTGCGCGTGTTGTTTGAGCTCTTCTCGTTTCATTGCAGTTTCCTTTCTTCCGTGCGGTTGGGCAGAAGTGGATAATTTAATTATCCCAATCTTCAAATAAAGTGTGTAAACTATTTGTTTCCGCCGCTAATCTCTTTAAATATTCTTTAAGCATTTTATTTTCTTTAACTTTAATTGCATAATCGCAAGTATTGTCGCAGTCTGGTGTGTACTACCGACCGAATCTATTATAACAATAATCAATGCAAGGACACATTTTACTCATATTTACACCCATTCATTCTACAGTCTATTGTGCATTGCCCTGACGCTCCTTCACAAGGAATAGCATCAGGATAGTATTCAAAATAAGACGAGGTTAATAGAACTTCATATCCAAGTTCCCGCAGTATTCTTTCTGCGACATATCTATCTCTTAATTTAATCCATTCTTCTCTATTTACTTTTGTTTCTTCATATATTTTTCGAGATTCTTCCATATCTATTGTTATGATACCATCGGTGTTAGTTTTAAATACTGAAGGACTTTGTGTATAATAAAATTTTCGAAAGGGATTGTTAATATGAAGAACTTCTTCAGCATATTTGTCAAAATCTCCCGAAAATTTCATTATCTTTGCGCCTGTTTCGCTAACTATAAACAATTTTTCATCAACCCCAATCTTGTTAATAGACCTACTCCTCCGGGGACAGAAGTTGACCATACATTATTTCTTTTTGCAATTTCATCAATTTCTACAAAGTCTCCAAGAATAATTCCTGCTTCATTTCTGCGAATACCAACATCTATAACAATAGCGTTAGGACAGGCTTCTCTTGTTAAGCTAAATTTTCCTACCGCAGAGACAATTAAATCTGCTTGCCTTGTTAAATAGAGTTTTGTATTTATATCTGTTTTGCTATGACATACTGATACGGTCATATTTCTATCCAGTAGAGCTTTAGCCATTGGCTTTCCTACAATATCGCTTCTTCCCAAAATAACAGCAGATTTACCTTCGTAGTTAAAACCACATTCATCCAAATAGTCTATAATTCCTCTTACTGTTGCTGGAGTAATATTGCTCATAGGATTTAAACCATCCGCATCTTTAGAGATAGGTATTTGACTATAATTGAAATCAATTCCATTTGCTACTGGCATTTGAACTATTACCGCATCCCAGTCTTTCGCATGGCCTAAGAGTAATCTTAACTCTACTGAACTATTCGCTCTAAACACTTCTGCTTCCCAACCAAGAGCATTAAAGTCTTTTATTTTATTACGAATATAAATTTGATTTGCGGGATCCTAGGCTGTTGCGTCGATAATCATGAGTGATGGAACATTACCACTAATCTCCCGCAATTTGTTTACCTATTGTTGAAAATATTCTTTTATATTAATCTATTGCATCTGGATTAAGCCTCCAAGGGTCACTAGTATCGTAATCAATCATTTCATAGAAAGATATTTCATTTTCATTAACTTCTAATACCTAGTGAGGAATACACTATACTTCATAGTCAAAATCTTTATTAATATGGTAAGAAGTATATATATGAATAGCAATAGGTCTAGGATCATTAACTCCCTAAATATCCCATAAACTTATTGCTTTATTTTGGAAGATTTCCTAAGCATACTATGGAGATATAGCAATACTGATTATTAAGATATTAAAATAATACTATGCTTTTTTCGGTAAATCTAAATATGGTTCGTCAAAGAACATTGGCAAACAAATCTCCTATCTTATTTTTTATAATTATATTATAACATTTTTAAATAAATTAATCAAATAAGATTTGACAATCTAGTTTTTTTTTGTTATTATATGAGTATAAAAGGAGATGACAGTATGATAAAATTAGATTATACTATTGAGTCTCCAGAAGAACGGAAGGCGCTTGTCGAAAAAATAATCGCAGAAAATCCGAACCTTAGTTCGAGTTATTTAGAAATATTAGCAGATTATTTAGTTCTATGTATGGAAAAGCAAGAGAAGAAAGAAAAGAATATATTAACAGATAATAGAATGGCTACTGTTAATAAAAGAGAATGTTCTTTCGAAGGGCTTGCGTCATAGATGGAAAATGGCGAGGATGGCATTTATGGTTTAATGTCAGAAAATAAAAATGTTATATTTTAGCCAAAGATTTCTATTACACAGAAAGATTTAGATACTATACCATGTTTAAAATAGTTGAGAGAAACCATTAATGTCTGGGAGGGCGCTTTAAAACGCGCTGCTGGGACAAAATAGGCATATATGATGAAAAAAGCATTAATAGAGATGCGAAAAGATTAGTATATCATTAAGCAAGCATATTAGAAACCTATTATACCATGTAAATTAACGAGATCCGTAAGAACTCATATTCCTCTTGATGATTAGAGTTATCTTAATGGACAGGAGGTAGTAGTAAAGGGTATTTCGCTAATGGACGCCAATGTTGTTTCTGCTATTTTATGCAATTATTCAAAATTAAAAGAAGATAGTTATGATTAGTTTGAGGGAGATACATGGTATTTAATTCAATCATTTGAAGAAATATGTGATAAAGCTCTCAAAGACTTTCCAATCTATTTACGAATTGTTGAACTCAAAATTGATAAAAAGTAGAATAACGAAATATAGGAAATATTAAAAAATGAGTTTGGTAAAACATATAGCGTTGAATATATTTCTAGCCTATGGAGAAATAAGATTCCTAAACTCATTGCGGAAGAAGCTTTAGAAGATTTTTTACGTTGGTAGTATAAACAAAAAGGATACCCAATGAAAAAATGTTCTAAGTGTGGGCAATTAAAGCCAGCCCATAATCAATTCTTTTCAAAGAATAAGACAAGTAAGGATAATTTGTATAGTATCTGTAAGCGCTGTCGCAATAAGAAAAGAGGTTGATTATAAATGAGCCATTATTGTAAAAAATGTGGTAAAACTATGGATGATAAATAGTTTTATACATCAAAAAATTTAGAGAAGTATCCTCCAGATGGAAAGATGGATATTTGTAAAAAGTGTCTTACTATGCACGTAGATAACTGGGATCCAGAAACTTATAAATGGATTTTATAGGAGATTGACGTTCCATATATTAAAGAAGAATGGAATGGTTTATTGGAGAAATATGGAAAAGATCCAAAGAAAGTTACTGGATTAACTATTATTGGACGCTATTTATCTAAAATGAAATTAAAGCAATGGAATAAATACACTTGGGCAGATACAGAAACGCTAGAGAAAGATTCCATTGATAAAAAAGTTCTTAATATGAAGGCTCAAGGATTTACAGAAGATGAAATTCAAGAGCAGTTGTCTATTGATAGAACTCCTCCAAAACCAAAAGAATTAGAGGATGTTTAGGCCCCTGTAGGAACTCCAGAATATGAAGATCCAGAGGAAGATGATGATTTTGGTGATTAGCTAACCGAAGAAGATAAATTAGTATTACGTCTTAAATGGGGCCGCGGATATTCTTGGGAAGAAAGAGTAAGAATGGAGCAGCTTTATAATGATATGATGAGTTCTTATGATATTCAAGGAGCAGGTCATAAAGATACTCTTATTATGGTATGTAAAGCTAGTTTAAAAGCAAATTAGTTAATTGATGCTGGAGATATTGATGGCTTTTAGAAGATGCAAAAAGCCTATGATAGTTTAATGAAAAGCGGCAAATTTACGGCTGCTTAGAACAAAGGCGAATCCGGTGAATTTGTAGATTCAATAGGTGAATTAGTAGCCCTTTGTGAAAGAGAGGGTTTTATTCCTAGATATTATACGGAAGGGCCACAAGATAAAGTAGATAGAACTCTTTAGGATTTACAGCAATATACTCATACTCTAGTTACAGAGGAAATGAATCTTGGTAATATGATCGAAGCTTCGTTAAGAGAAATAGTTAAAGACAGAGAACGCGAGGCAAATATTGATGTTGAAGATAGCGATGAGGATGAAGATTTATTTAATTACGAGCATCCAGAATTAACAGAAGAAGATTATCAAGAGTATGAAGATATGAAAGAGTCGGAAAGAGACAAAGATGAGGAAATGTTAAATAATATATTAAAGGAGGTTTAATATATGGCATTAAAAGATTTATTAAACCTTTCAAATAATAATAAGAAAATTGGTCTTTCCGAAGAAAGAGTTCGTGCGATAATTCCAGCAGCAAGATAGTATATAGCTTTTTGGAGAGAATATCCAGATATGTTTATTGACTTTTTGTAGACCGGCGGAGACGAGACAAGAAAAAAAGAAATTAATTTTTATTTTTATTAGAGAGTTTTCTTGCGGGCGGCCATGAGATATAAGTATGTATACATGGTATTTCCCCGTGCTTATTCTAAGTCATTCTTATCAGTAATGGTACTTATGTGTAGATGTATATTATATCCTGGATGTAAGCTATTCATTACTTCTGGCGGAAAAGAATAGGCAGCAGGTATTGCAAAAGAAAAAGTCTAGGAAATTTGTAATGCGATTCCCGCACTTTAGAGAGAGATTGATTGGCGAAGAGGTAAGACTTAGGAAGGAAAAGATTATTGTAAGTATATCTTCAAAAATGGATCTTATTTTGACAACGTCGCGGCTAGAGAATCTTCTCGTGGTAAGCGTAGACATGGAGGATTAATTGAGGAGTGCGTTGGTGTAGATGGAGATATTTTAAATGAAGTTTTAATCCCTCTAATGAACGTTGATAGAAGATGTTTAGACGGATCTGTTCATGAAGAAGAAACACTTAATAAATCTTAGATTTATGTAACTACTGCGGGGTGGAAAAACACATTCCCATATAATAAGTTGATTACTTTGCTAGTGCGCATGATACTAGAACCCGAAAAGAGTATTGTAATGGGCGGAACATGGAGAATTCCTGTGCTAGTGGGATTGCAATCCCGCAACTTTGTATAGGAGTTAAAACAAGATGGTACATTTAATGAAGCATCATTTGATAGAGAGTATGAATCTAAATGGAGTGGCACCGTAGAAGATGCCTTCTTTAATGGTGATGCTTTTGATAGAAGTAGAAAATTGCTTTAGCCTGAATATGAATCTTCCGGGCGCTCTTCTGCTCAAGCATATTATGTTCTTTCTGTTGATGTAGGAAGAAAGAAATGTCAATCTGTTGTATGTGTATTTAAAGTAACCCCTCAGTCTCAAGGACCAGCGATTAAGTCTCTTGTTAATATATATACTATGGATGATGAACATTTTGAAGATTAGGCAATTAAGCTAAAAAGATTATATTATGATTATAAAGCTAAAATTATTGTTATTGACGGTAATGGACTTGGTGCTGGATTGATGGATTATATGGTTAAACCACAAATAGTGCCAGATACCAATGAAGTTTTTCCTGATTTTGGTGTAGCTAATGATGAAGATGGAGAATACAAACGATTTAGAACAGATAATACAGAATATGATGCTATTTATGAAATTAAGGCAAATGCGCCAATTAATACCGAAGCCCATAGCAATGTTTAGACATAGTTGCGGGCTGGAAAGTTAAGATTTTTAATCGACGAAAAAGTTGCTAGAAATAAATTACTTGGTACCAAGAAAGGTCAAGCCATGAAACCAGAAGAGCGGGCAGAATATTTAAAACCATTCACTTTAACTTCTATATTAAGAGAAGAAATGCTAAATTTGCGAGAAGAAAATGAGGGTGTAAATATTATTTTAAAACAGGCAAATAAGTCTGTGCCCAAAGATAAATTCTCTGCGCTTGAATATGGATTATATTATATTAAATAGGAAGAAGATAGTAAACGCAAGCGTAAAAGTAGAAGATTTTCAGATTTTATGTTTATGAGTGAGGTGTGAGATATGAAGGCCAGTCGTGGAGAAATTAAAATTCATGAGATATTAGAGCAAAATGGCATGAACTTTAAAGAAGAGTATGAGTTTCCTGGGCTGAAAGCACCAAGTGGTAGGCCACTTCGTTTTGATTTTGCTGTTTTTGATGATGATGGAAATCTTGATTTTTTAATTGAGTATCAGGGTAAATAGCATTATTAGGCTGTTAGTAAATTTGGTGGAAATAGAGGATTATACCAATAGAAATATAATGATAATCAAAAGCGTAGATTTTGTGCATTAAAAGGTATTACCCTCATTGAAGTTCCCTATACGGAGGAAAATATCATCTCTTATGATTATTTAATGAGTAAAGCTGGATATTAACACCTGGAGGTGATATTTTGTTAAAACGTCGATAGGAAGAAATAAGAGCTAAAGGTTTTGATCTACTAGATCGAGGTATTATTACTCGTTATCAATAGGAAGAAGATTTTTTGAACTATGATACTGTTGATTATGCAAAAATGCGAGTTGGATTACGGTCTGTGGATGATGCGCTTATTAATCTAGGCACATATAAAAAGATAAATAGAAATTATGGAGATAAAAAGTTTGTATTAAATGCTATTTATAAGCATGATTACAAGACTTTAAGAGAGATTTCTAATTACTTTTATGAAAGTAGCGGTATTTATTATAGATTATGTAAATATTTAGCCTTCTTATATAGATTTGATTGGTATATTACTCCATACACAGTAGACGCGTAGAAAGATAAAGATAAGCTATTGAAAGATTTTTCAAAGGTCTTGCTTTACCTTGATAAATCTAGTGTGAAGAGAATGCTTGGAAATATATCATTAGATATTATTAAAGAAGGAGCTTATTATGGTGTAATTGTTGATTTTGGAGATAGATTTGCAATTTAGAAATTACCAGCTTCATATTGCAGAAGTAGATATTTCTAGGGCCCTAATCCAATAGTAGAATTAAATCTTTAGTTTTTTGACACTTATTTTGCCAATCCGCAGTATAAAATCTAGATATTAAAGATTTTTCCACAGGACATTCAAAAGGCATATATTCTTTATAAACAGGGAAAATTAAAAGGGGATTATCCAGGTGATACTACTGTATGGTATCCACTAGATCCTAGTATTTCTGTAAAGTTTAGTCTAAATGATAATGAATTTCCTTTTCTAGCTGGGGTTATTCCTTCTATTATTGATTTGGATCAAGCGCAAGAATTAGATCGTCAAAAGACAATGCAACAATTATTAAAAATTATTATTTAGAAGTTGCCTCTTGATAAAAATGGAGATTTGATTTTTGATGTTGATGAAGCAAGGGATATTCATAATAATGCTGTAACTATGTTAAAACGAGCTATTGGTGTAGATGTATTAACAACTTTTGCAGATATTGAAAAAATTGATACAAAAGATAATAATTCTAATACAACGACAGACGATTTGGAAAAAGTTGAACGTACAGTTTATAATAACTCAGGTGTAACTCATAATTTGTTTAATGCAGATGGCAATATTGCAGTTACAAATTCTATTTTGACAGATGAATCTAGCGTAAGAGATATTCCTCTCATGTTTACAGATTTATTAAATCGAGTAGTAGAGAAATTTAATCGCAAAAATCATTATGAGTTTAGAGCGGAAATGTTAGAAACTACTTAGTTTAATTATAAAGAGTTATCTAAATTATATAAAGAGCACGCTCAACTGGGTTATTCTAAGATGTTGCCACAGATTGCTTTAGGTCATTCTCAATCGAGTATATTAGCTACATTAACATTTGAGAACGAAGTATTGAATTTAGCAGAAATTATGATTCCGCCTATGAGTTCTAATACCAGAAGCGGAAAAGATTTGGGTAATAATAATTAGTCATCTAAAACTAATTCTTAGAATAAGTAGACAAGTTCAACTAATACTAATGGAGCCGGCAGGCCCAAAAAAGAAGATGGCGAAAAGTCAGATAAGACAATAGCTAATCAAGAAAGTTCGTCATAAAGGAGGGATTGAACTTGCATATTAGTGTTCCCATTTTAAATACGATGGAATATATTTAGAACACTTAGATTTCTCCTCTAGTTAGTAAAGGTGTCTGCAAAGTTTGCTACGTTGGGTAGCAACCTAACCGCAACCATACTGTAATTACCAAAGAAGTGGCCGCGGAAATGGGACGTAAACTACCAGGAAGTCCTATTGTTGGATATTTTAATCATGAAATAAATGATTTTGAAGGCCACAACAGAGAAATTATTGTTCGAGATGGTAAGTTTGCTATTGTTGATACCACAAGACCATATGGATTTGTTCCTACAAATGCAAATGTATGGTTTTAGAAGTTCAATGATGAAGGCGTAGAAAGAGAATATCTTGTGGCAGATGTATACATTTGGACTAGCGTTTATCCAGAATCTAAAAGAATCCTGGAGAATGGCAATAACCATTCTATGGAATTGAATGAAGAAAATCAATCAGGATTTTGGACAAAAGATGATAAAACAAATGAAAGAATCTTTATCTACAATGAGGCATTGATTGAGAAATTATGTGTTCTCGGAGAAAATGTTGAGCCTTGTTTCGAGGGAGCTCAATTTAGTTCTCAATTTTCTTTAGAGAATAATCAAGAGTTTTAGAAACTTAAAACTATGATGTATTCTATGATGGATCAATTAAAAGAAACTTTAAATAAAGGAGGCTCTCAAGAACCTATGGAGAATGAGAAGAAAGTACCTACTGATTTCGAGAAAAATACTCCAAATCCCGAAGAGGGTAAGAAGAAAAAGACTTCTGAAAATCCTGCTCCAGCCCCAGAGGGAGAAAAAGAAAAGAAAAAGGATACTCCTCAAGGTAAGAAGTATAATCTTGAAGAAGTAACAGAATATACAGAGTTACTTACAAAGTTTACCGATTTAGAGACTAAATATTCTGCTCTTGAGCAAGAAAAAACTAATCTAGATAATGAAGTTACAGCACTAAGAGAATTTAAACTTAATGCTGAACGTCAAAGTAAACAACAAATGATTGATAGTTTCTATATGTTAAGTGATGAGGATAAGAAAGATGTCGCTGAGCATATTGATACTTATTCTTTAGATGATATTGAAGCTAAATTATCTATTCTTTGTGTTAGAAATAAAGTAAATTTCAATCTTGAAGAAAAGCATAAAGAAGAAGATAATACCCCAAAGGGACTTTTTAATTTAAATAATCCAGAAACTGACAACGTTCCTGATTGGGTAAAAGCAATTCGTGAAACTGCTAAAAGCAGTATTTAAGGAGGATTAAAGAATGGCTAAGAGTTCTAAAAGATTAGGTAATGCCACTTTTGTCCAGTATGGATATGGTCAAGTGGAGCCAAACCATCTTTCCGCTCCAAGAAATGGTCAAGTATATGCTCAGCTTCCCGCAGCTAGCGCTATTGAGATTCTTGAGAACGGTCAATTTGTAAAGTATGATTATGCAAAAGGCGTATGCGATTTTAGTACGGAAGCTACTTCTGGCGCCTGGATGATGGTATTTAATGAAGTAAAGATTTATAGAGATCGCGAAACTGATGCTGATTTTGCTATGATTAAGGATAATTATAATGCTCGTGTATATAGTCCAATTGGACAAACAGTTTCTACACTTGCTACAATAAGTGATTATACCGGAGAAGCTGTACGCGAAGGTAGTGATGTAGCATATAAGAAAAATATGGAGACATTTACTTATCCTGCATTGATGCCAGAAGGAACTAAAATGGTACCTCGCGTAATTAAGATTAGTATTGGTGATATTTGGACTACTAATACCATTAAGGCTAATGCCGGAGAGCTTGCAGTAGGCGATCGTCTAAAGATTGATACTGATGGATATTTAACTAAAGATACTGAAACTTCTGCTAAAGGTGGAGATTTAGATCCTATCTTTGCAGTAGTAAAAGTGTATACTATGCCAGATCTTCAACCTGGTGTAAAAGTACAGCGTGTAGGTTAATTGGAAGGAGTGAAGAAGAATGTTAGATAAAGCTAATTTACTTAGTTTAATGAAAACTGTCGCTAATGCAAATCCTTCTGGTACCTATAGCTATCAAGGAGAGTCTTTTAGCTATGACGCTTTAAATACTACTTTGCGTAATGAGCTAAATGAATTTGTTGGCACAGATGAACTTTATAGAGAAAATAAAAATACTCTATTCTCTTTAATTGAGCAGACTATGGACGAAGTTGTTCCTAATCGTTTACTCAATTCTTATGGCAATTTTGCTGAGATTAGAACTTTCGCACAAGGCGACAAGCCTGTATTTACTCGTAGAACTGGACTTACTCGCGCTAAGCAATTCATTACTCGTGTGGGGCTTGCTGGTGTGTATGAGACCTTTAAGCTTGGTTCTGAGAGCTTCGAAGTTGGAACAAGCGCTATTGGTGGAGCTGCTCGTATCGGATTTGAGGAGTTCCTTGATGGAAGAGTAAACTTTGCAGAACTTACTCAAATTGTAACAGAGGGTATGCAAGAGCTTATTTATAGAGAGATTGCTCAAGCTCTTATGGGTTCTATCAATCAGCTTCCCGCGGCAAACCGTTGTGCTGTTGCTGGTTTTGACGAACCAGCTATGGATTATCTTGTAAATACTGCTACTGCTTATGGTCAACCAACTATTTATTGCACTCGTGAGTTTGCAGTAAAAATGATTCCAGACAATGATGCTTGGATTTCTGACAATATGAGAGATCAGTATTGGGGAACTGGTTATCTTGCAAATTACAAGGGAACTAGAGTGGTAATTCTACCTCAAACTCTTGAGGATGAGACTAACTCCAAAAAGATGATTGATCCAGGTTATGCTTGGATTATTCCTGGCGGAGCTGAGAGTCGTCCTGTAAAAGTTGCTTTTGAGGGTACTACCCACGTGCGCGAGCGCGATGATAATGACGACTGGTCTCGTGATATTTAGGTTTACCGTAAGGTTGGTGTCGGTGTAATGATGGCGAATAACATCTTCTCTTATGTTGATACTGAACTTCAAGGCGAGCTTGATAATACTAACCCAAATTCAAATAATGGTTAATTGACAGGGGATAGGGAAATATCCCTATCCCCTTTTATTTATTGAGAAAAAGGAGATAAAAATTATGAAAAATAGTTGCACTGTTTATAATAAGAGCGCAGGTCGTGTTGTATATAGATTGCCTGAATTGGGCGTGCGCCGTATGTTTTATCCTGGAGAACACAAGGAACTTGAAGTATCTGAACTAGAAAAGCTAGTACAAACGCCTGGAGGCCGCAAATTAATTTATAATTACTTACTTGTAGATGATAGAGAGATTGTTGAATATCTTATTAATGGTAGGGTTGAACCAGAGTATTGGATGAAAGAAGAAGAGATTGATTCTTGGATGAATACGTGTTCTTTAGATGAATTTAAGGATGCTCTTGATTTTGCTCCAGAAGGCACTAAAGATCTGATTAAATCCCATGCTATTTCTCTTCCTTTAAATGATATGTCTAAAAGAGATGCTTTGGAAAAACAATTAGGATTTAATGTTACTAAAGCATTAGAATTAACAGCAGATGATAAAAAGAATCCTAAGGAAGAGAAACCTGTAAGAAGAGTGTCAACTACAAGTGAGGATACTCCAAAACGCAGAGTAGCTATTTCTGATTGATATAAGGGAGGTTATAGCCATGGATAATAAGAAATATCCAATTTAGGGCGATCCGACCCCCTTTGAAGAAATTTATGATAGATTTTTTGGCAAGATTACTGATGATATGTATATGGAATGGACATAGGAAGATACTGAAAAAGATTTGTATAACATCCTAATGGATTCACTTCCTGGTTTTGAGTTCCCTCGTTTTCCATTATACAGTTTTACCAATATAGAAAATAATGATGAAGAGACTGGAATAGCAACTATTATTCCAGCCTTTTCTGCACATTTAACGACAGAAGAAATAAATATTCTTGCTATTCTAATGTATAATACTTGGTTACAACGCCAGGTGGCTTCAATAGAATAGACGAGAATGAAATATTCTGGAACAGATTTTAAAATGACTTCCTAGGCCAATCATTTAGCCAAATTAATAGAGTTGAAAAAGGAAGCAGAACGTCAAAGTCATCATATGCAGCGTCTCTATAAAAGAAGAAAACTAATTGATAATCAAGGCTCTTATAAATCAAACTGGTCAACATTAAGAGAGATGAGTGTTTTTGATGGATAAATATGATATTAATTTCCCATTAGAAACAAAAGAGTAGGATTTAAAGAGATTGATTAATTAGTTATGGAAGTTAATTCCAATGAGAGAGAATAATGAAGACTGGGTAAATCATTTGAATGTAATAACAGAAGAAATTAGTGGATTAGTTAAAATGTATAAAGATAGAGTTGAGGGACTTATTTTATTGTCTAAACTGGAAGGGTTATCTTCAAATGTCTGCAATGATTTTATGATTTATCGAAAAACAGTCTTTAGATGTATTGATTTGTTGGCGTAGGTGATTAGAGATGACGAATCTTGAATTAATGCGAAAAAGATTTGAATGGTAGGGTGGTATTCACTAGGAAGATAGAATGATCAAAGATAAATGGAGAACTCTTTAGAAAGCATTATTATATTCTTATCAAGCCTGTACTGTTCAATTAGTCTAGAAGTCAACCTAGGTTTTAGATGCAACGTTAGATGCTATTGATCCAGATATGAATATTTATCCTATGTGTCGTGCGCTTATTAATCCAGATAAAGTGAAACAGGACTATGATGATAAGATAATCTCCATAGATCATATTAATCAATATGAGCCTGGAGATGTCTTTGAGTGGAAAAAAACTGGCACTCATTGGATAATTTATCTTGAAGAAATAACTGAGGACGCTTATTTTAGAGGGGAAATAAGACGTTGTAGATATAGAATTAAGTTTAAAGATTAGGAAGGGAATTGGTGTTAGACTTGGGCTGCGATTCGAGGTCCAGTTGAAACCCAAATCGAGTCTATTTAGAAGAATCAAGAAAGATTGGATAAACCTAATCTTAGCTTAAACATACTTATGCCAAGAAATGAAAAAACTATTCATGCTTTTGATAGATATAGTGAATTTTTGTTCGCTGGAAGATGTTGGAAAGTTTAGGCTCCAGATGATATAAGTATGAAGAATGTAATTGAAGTGAGTGCAGAAGAAGATTATATAAATAGAGATACTGATGATATAGAAAATAGTATGAAAGATGGTTTAATATTCGAACCAGAAGATCCTACTCCAAATAGCGGGATTATGGGAGAGACTTTTATTAAACCAATGATAGAAGAATCTTATTCTGTAGAAGAAGCTAATGGAGCTTGGTCAATATTAGAAAAGAATGTTCCTGTAACTTTATGTCCAAATGGAAATAAATCTGTTTAGTTGGTGTGGAATAAAACTACTCATGGTCAATTCACTCTAGTATGGAAGAAGGATAATACTGTACTGGAAAAAGTTATTGTAGTAGAATCTTTATTTTAAGGAGAGTGAATTGAAATGAAAAAAAATACTTATGAGTATCCTAAATCTAGTTTGTTAGGTATGTAGAAAGATGCTTCTCTGATTATGGAAAGAATACTTTCTAATTAGAATGTTTTGAAATTATTAACTTATAATACTAGAGATTGGAAAAGTAAACCGACCGTTACAGGAGATATGATAAAGGAAATGATTGATACTAAGTAGATTTCTGCTGTTCCTAAGATAAAGGTTGATAGACCAGAAAAATCTTATTTAAGATTGATTTATGGCACTATGGTTAGAAATTCTACAAATCCTGAATATAGAGATAATACATTTGGTATTGATATTATTTGTCATTATGATAATTGGGATTTGGGAGATTATGATTTACGACCTTATCGAATTGCGGGAGAGATAGATTCAATGCTTGATGGAACTCATTTAACGGGTATAGGAGAGCTAGAATTTGTATCAGCTACGCCATATATATATGATGAAGAATTTGCTGGTTTGTCTCTAACATATCTTGCTATTCGCGGAAATGAAGATAAGGTAAATCCGCTTGCTTGATTATAGATTAGCTTTAATGGCCGGAATTGATATTCCCATTCCTGAATTACAACTTACTATTCACGTTCCCGTCATTAAAGAGATAGCTCTTATGGGAGAGACAAAATTTTTTATGGCAGTTCAATATTTATGTTTAGATAAAGAATCATTAATATAGGACGAAACTCTTTTATCATCATTAACTAATTTTCAAGTATTGATGAAGGTGTTAGAATAGTCACAGGATAAAGATAAAAAAAATGCTGTTATTATGCTACTTACATTATTATTTCCTGATTATATACCAGTAATAACTAGAAATTCAATAATTTTAACTAAGCAAGGAGAAAATTAGCCTTTGTTAATAGATGATAATAACTTTGATATTTTTCAAAGCGTACTAAAAGAGATTTTGTGTGTAAACAGTCTATTTTAGGGAAATAATGTTATCTATAATCCAGCTAATGACCGAGCTAAAGAAATTGCTGAAAAGTTAATGCGCGGTAGACGAAAAGTAGCAGAAATCAAAAGCAAAGGAAATAATGAGAGTGTTCTAACACGCTATATATCTATCTTGACAATCGGATCTAATACAATGAGTTTAGAGGATTGCTTAAATCTAAATATGTTTTAGATATTTGATTTGATGGAAAGATATAATGCGTTTATTGAATGGGATGTTGACTTGCGGGTTCGTCTTGCGGGCGGCAAACCAGATAAACCAGTTGAATCATGGATGCGAGATATACATCCTAAAAATTAAGGAGGAATTAGCTCATGCGTTTTGGTATTCGTGAGATTTGCGATGTAGTACTTCGTGCCAAAAGCTATCAGACTTTAGGTAATCGTAAGTTCTATAAAAATGAACCAGTTTTGTACTTTGACACTTTAAGAACCTCTACTCTTGAAGGTGCTGCAACAACTGTATACGCACAGGGCGGACGTGGATATACTAGATTGATTGCTTGGGAAGGTGAGCGTACTCTAACATTTACAATGGAAGATGCTTTACTTTCTCCAGAGAGCTTCTCTATTCTTTCTGGTGCAGGTCTGCTTGATGCAACAAAAGAAGCTCCAATTTACGTTCATCAAACTTCTCAGGTAGAAGTTGAAACAGCTAACACTATCGTAATTCCTGATAAAGCCTGCTGGAATGGATTTGCAGATCATGAAAATGAAATGTATCATCGTTCTGCTGACATTTTTGTAATGGTATTAGGAGATGATGGTCAAGTTAATGCTGAACCATGCATTCCTGTTTCTGTTTCTTATACAGAGGACGGAAAATCAACTTTAACTTGTTATTCTCATGCGGGAGTGCTCCCATCTGGTACTATCGTTTTAGTTGACTATTATGTAAAGCGCACTGGTGGCGCCCAGATGATTGAGATTACCGCTGATAAGTTTGGTGGAAACTATTATCTTGAAGCTTCTACTCTATTCCGCCGTGAGAGCGATGGCGTAGATATGCCTGCTGAATTTATTATTCCTAACTGTAAGGTTCAGAGTAACTTCACATTCAGCATGGCTGCTAACGGTGATCCATCTACCTTTACATTCACAATGGACGCTTTCCCAGACTACACTAAGTTTGATCAAACTCATAAAGTTCTTGCCGCTATTCAGGTAATTACTGATGAAACTGGAGAAACCGAAGGTTCTCGTGAGCCATGCTCTGAGAATGTTGGTACTTATGAGAGTGAAGCCGCTGATGTAACTGTAAATTTTGTTTCTAACAGTGCCACAGAGGCGGAACTTGATGTAACTGGTACTGTAACAGGAAAGGCTTATGATACTGAGGCTTATAGAGATACAATTCCAGAAGCCGCACAAATTAGCCTCCAAATTCCAGTAGAGAGCGATAGTACCAAGTATACTGTAGTAACAACTAACCCAGCATATGAGAAATACTTCTCTACTGATGACCGTATTGAGGGCAATACAAAGACTCAAACCGTAGATGGCGCAGAATTGGCAGATGGCCTATTAGTAATTCTTACTAAGGAGAGTAATACAACTCCTATTACAGCTAAGATTACTAAGATTAACGGAGACTTTGAGAAGAGTTATACTATTAATAACAAGCTCAGTTTTGCAGAAAGCACAAGTACTTATTCTGGCGCAAAAATGCGCAATAAGCTAGTCTCTGTTAGCGATGACACCATTTAATTTTAAGGGAGGACTTAATAAAGTCCTCCCTTTTTCTTTTTATAAGGAGATATAGGAGTATGGATGTTAATATTTATGATTATGTATAGCGTTGGTCTTTAAATTATATTGTTTATCATAGTAGTCATTTAAGAGAATATGGAGATGTAGAGTCCGCAAATATTCTCTTTAGTGGATAGTATCAAGAGGCAATGAGTAAAATGAAGACTGCGGGAATTGAGACTTAGATTGTATCAATTCAAGAATAGATGCGGTCTAAAGGTCCAGTTGCCGCGAGTGGGTTAAGAGTTTTGAGTGATTTATAGATTGGTACCTTATTGGATTCTACTCTTGATTAGATCGCGGCAGGTATCAATGAAGGAATTGAATTAGCCGGTGGATAGGTAAATTTTGAGAATTATAATACTATATTACAATAGGCTGGCAATTTTAATAATTTGTTGGCTAATGGGGCACCTGATATAAAAAGAGTTAATGATTTTTTTAGATTATTGATATAGGCTCTTATGAAAGCCAATATGATAAATGTCAGTGTTCTTGATGCTTTAACCTAGATAGGAAGATCGCTAATTGGTACTAGTTTTTAGATAGATAATTCTTAGCAGCACTATGTTATGTCTATTGAAGATGGGGATATCAATGTAGCGAAAGAAGTAATAGATTCGTTGAGTAGAGCGGTTTCAAGATTAAATGAAGGTGGAAGTGTAAACTCTAGATCTTTTGCTAATACAATATCATATATTTTTAGAAAAGTTATTGGAAATTAGATTAGTCAAGCTATAGTCGCAGAAGGTATATCTATTGGAATTAATACTGCGGATAGTATATTAGATACTGCTATTAAGTAGTCTGGTGGAAAATTAAAGTGGGTTGATAGAGGATAGAATACTACTTCTGACAATGGAAGTAGAGGTGCTGTTAAAGTTTTTAATAATGATGTTTTTAATTTGTCAGTAACTAAGGGTAATCAAGTATTTAATATAGAAATTAGTGCTAATGTTAATGCAAAGTGGTAGAATAAAAAGAAATCTGCAAATAGAATTTAGGTTTTTTCAAATATGAATGTAGGGGATTATTTTTCTGGTTAGCCAGAAAAATATCTTGCTTATAATATGATTGCTCATAGATTCACTGGATCAGATTTTGAAGAATCTTTTAATAATATTCGTGCATCGGTAGCCGCCTCATTTTTTAATGAATGGGTTTCTTCTGGCGGTCTAGCTTCTTCTAAAGGACATCTTGGTCAGTTACTTATTGTTAATGGTAAAGTTTTTTCTATTTAGCGTATTATAAATAATATTTGTGATGACATAGTTCGCAATAGCGGTCATGAAATAGTTTCTATTGGGGGAGAAAATTCTACTGGTAATAAGTGGTATGGAAATACTGGTCCAAATGTATTAGACGCTTTAACTCGTAGTAATATAGTTAATGAAGTTATAAGTAAATTAACAATTTCTGCTACATTAAACAATAATATATTGTCTAAATACGCATATTAAAAACTTGACAATAGTTAATTTTTCTAGTATAATAAAAATATAAATGAGATAAAGGAGTTTTTACAATGAGTGAAATTACTTTTAAAGATTTGGGTTTGGAGCCTAAAATTAAATATACAGAAGTAAAAATTGGAGAAGATAAGATTTTATCTGTGGTTAATTATCTTCCGATTGCAGATAAAACAAATCTTATTACTTTTGTCGCAGATTTAGCGATAGATGAGATGACTGGGTGTTTTAGTCCGGTAAGAGTAGAAACTTATTTTGCTATTGCTATTTGCAGATGGTATGGTGGAATTGTTTTTGAGCAAGAAGATGTGCATGAAAATATTGCCAAAACTTATGATACACTAGAGACTAATGGTGTTATTGATGCAGTTAGAAGTGCTATTCCAGTAGATGAATTGTCTTTTATTGAAGACTTAGTTAGAGATACTTTAAGCGATATAGCAAGATATAATAACTCTGCCGCAGGCATTATCCAAATGATGAATAAAAATGCTTCTGGATTAGATACATATATTACTGATATAATGGAAAAAATTAAAAATGGTGAGAATCTTGAAACTTTATCAGTAATTAAAGATGTGGTTGGAAAAGATTAATAAATCTAATATAATTTACAAATTAGATAGAGAATTAAAAGGCTCTTGAGATATAATTCTCAAGAGCCTTATTTGTTTTATGGGTGATAAAGGAGGAAAAGGATTGTGGCTAATAATAGAAGATTAAATTATTAGATTGGGTTTGATGTTGATACTGCTGAACTTTACAGAGCAGTAAACGAGGCAGTTCAATCTTTAAATAAAATCAGTGCCGGTTCTAAAGTTACAGCAGAATTGCGACAAGCTTCTTAGTCTGCGCTAGAGTTATCTACTTATATGCATTAGGCATTTAATCAAGGGACTGGAAAGTTAGATTTAGTAGCTTTTGAAAATAGTTTAAAATCTAGCGGAAGAACTCTTAAAGATTATGCCAACTCGTTAATTTCGATTGGTACCGAGGGGCAAAAGGCTTTTTTAAATGTAGCAACAGCGATTCAAAAAGCGGAGCTTCCAGCATTGCGCACTGGCAAAATATTTGATTAGTTATGGATTACTATGAAAAATACTATGAGATGGCAGATTACCTCCACCGCGTTAAATAGTTTTGTGGGAACCATAGAATCAGCTTATGGGTATGCACAAGATCTAAATGAATCATTAACAAATATTCGTATAGTTACTGAAAATTCTGCGGAAGACATGGCTAAATTTGCTCAATAGGCAAATGAAGCAGCAAAAGCATTAAGTACAACTACTGTTGAATATAGTGATGCTGCTTTGATTTATTATCAATAGGGTCTTACTGAATAGGAAGTTTTAGATAGAACTGAAACTACTATTAAAATGGCTAATGCCGCAGGAATTAGTGCATAGACCGCTTCGGATCAGCTGACCGCAGTTTGGAACAACTTCTATGATGGAAGTAAGAGTCTTGAATATTATGCTGATGTAATGGTGCGTTTAGGCGCCGATACAGCGTCTAGCTCTGATGAAATTTCAGAAGGTATCCAACAATTTGCCTCTGTAGCAGATACAGTTGGATTAAGTTACGAATATGCTGCTTCTGCTCTTGCTACTGTCACTGCTACGACACGTGAGTCTGCTAATACAGTAGGTACAGCATTTAGAACTTTATTTGCTCGTATCCAAGGCTTAAATCTTGGAGAAACTCTCGATGATGGCACTACATTAAATAAATATTCTAAAGCTCTTGAAAAAGTGGGTATTGATATTTTTGATGTTAATGGTGAGATTAAAACTATGGATACCTTACTTGATGAAATGGGTTCAAAATGGGAGACCTTATCTAATGACTAGTAGATTGCTTTGGCTTAGACCGTAGCCGGAGCTCGCCAATATACTCGTCTTATTGCACTTATGGATAATTGGGATTTCTTTTAGGAGAATTTAGCTAGTGCTTATGGAGCAGAGGGATCTCTTTAGGAACAGGCAGATATTTATGCTGAATCTTGGGAAGCTGCTAGAGATAGAGTAAAAGCATCTGCTGAGGATATTTATGATAGTGTCATAAATCCAGATTTGTATATAAATGCAGATAATGTCTTAACTCCATTTTTATCTGGTATTGCAGACGCCATTGATGCAATGGGAGGGTTAAATGGTATTTTAGCTAGTACCGCTTTGTTGATTAATGGGATTTATGGAAATAAGATTGCTGAATCAATGCGTTCTATGGTGGCTAATATAAAAGTTCTATCTGGATTAGAGTAGAATAGAGCGAGAAATTTGTAGGCATCAGCGGCTGAGATAGCAACTCAATTAGGCTTAACAAACTCTATGTCTTAGGCTGAAAAAAATCTTTTTAATATTATGGTTGACTAGGCTAATATATAGGGCCAAATAAATAGTAACTACGACGCGATGGATGCTAATGGTCGTAGATTAATTTAGACAGAACAGTTAAAATTAAGTATTTTGCAAGATTAGTTAAAGACATATTCTTAGTAGTAGATTTAGTCTAGGGAAAATGTATTAAATCTTAGAGATACTATTTATTTTAATATAGGAATAAAAGATGGCTGGCAAGAAGAAGTTAAAGCAGAAATAAATAAATTTAATAGTAGAAATAAAAGTAATCAAATTTAGTTAAATATAAGAGCTAATAGTAACCTTGATAAAATTTATAATGATGTTACTACTTAGTTAACTAGTTTAATTTAGCAATCTACAAAACTTGATACAGTGTATCAAGAATTTAAAAAACTTGAAAGCGCTGGAACTGCGACTAGAGACAGCCTTCGTAATTTATTATCTAGTGTTACGGGCAAAGAACATAATTATGCTTAGATTGAATGGCTGACTTAGCAATTAGAGGGGTTAAAAAATTAGTCTCAAAATGCAAAATTGCAAATTCGTGAACTTGGGACTATTTTATAGACTATGGGAGCCGATCCAAGAGTAGTTACTTCTTATATTAATGAATTAACAAAATTGGAGTCTGTTACTGCAAGAACAACTGAACAAGAGGCTCGATATTAGGAATTGTTAGCGAAGTTCCCTAGTGTAATTACAAAAGCATTAATACCAACGAGAGATTGGGCTACAATATTGGTTTAGGTTGGAAGTTCTCTTTCTAGTTTAACTATGATTATGAATGCTTTTTAGAGCATTGGAAGAATTTTTTCTGATGAAGATATGACTTCAACTGAAAGAATTGTAGCTTTGTTTACTTCTCTTGGTATGTTACTACCCTCTATTATTTCTGTTTATAAAACTTTAAATATGTTAACTACTGCTCATGCTGTTGCAGCAGCGGCGGACGCCGCGGCAACATCAGTAGAGGCTTTAGCGACAGAATAGCTTGCTATGGCGAAGCAGAAAGCCGCTATGGCTTCCGGCATCTTAACTGCTGCAATTATGGTAGCAATAATAGCGATTACTGCAATAACAAGTGCTATAAAAGCATAGCATGAAGCAACCTTGGCTGCTGCTTAGGCCTCTATTGATGCGGCAAATGCAAAAAAAGAAGAAGCACAAGCGAATAGAGAGTTAATTCAATCTACTCAAAATGCCTTATCTACTTATCAAGAAACTGGGGATGGAAAAGAAGAGTTAGATGATTTAACTCGTTAGTTGGCTGAAGCGTATGATTTAGAAGGCAGTGCATTAGCTAGACTAAGTGGATAGTATGAAGATTATAATAGTGTTTTAAAAGCTGCTCAAGAAGCTCAAAGAAGAGAACTTTAGGAAACTTTGTAGTCCCAAGAAGAAGCGTTACGTGCGAATGAAACTCTCATTCTTGAAACCGCGAGAGAGGGCGTGGGCCACGTATATTTTGGTGGAAATTATGAGGGGTCTTTTACTGGTTTTAATGATTTTTGGAATGGCACCGAAGAAGATACTGCATCTAATATTCTTCTCAATAATGTGGACGCTTTATATAGTAGTTGGAATGACAATGTAATTGGCGGAAGAAGAAACTTAGCTTTTTCTATAGACCCAAATAATACAGAAGAATTAATTAATTTTTATGATCAATTAAATAATGCTATTAATTTGATGAATAATAGCATGACTGTTTCGGAAAGAGGAGCATCTGGACTTTACAATGCTGCTGTTGAGTGGCGAGATAAAATGGAAGAGGTTGTCACTCAATATAAAGAAACTAAAGAGAGTATAAATGCTATTCGGGTATAGCTTGGAGAGTTTAATAATTAGACTATTACCGATGATCAAGTATCAAGTTTAGCGTAGTATAAAATTTGGGTTAACGAAGTTACAGAGGCGCTCACTTCTGCTGGATATGAAGGCGAAGAATTAAACGATATAATCAATGATTTAGTATCTACTTCTCTGAATCCTGATATTAGTGGCTTTAAAGATATTTATGACGCAATTTTAGAGGTTGAAGAATTAGTCAATGATGAAGAATTAAAAAGTAATCTTGAATCTATTTTTACAGATGAAAATTATGATACTTCTGTATTAAATTTATTAAATTGGGGTGCTTTAACATAGGAGACTTTTTAGGATGCCTATGACAGTGCTAAAAAATATACTGATGCTATTTCCGAAGTTGAAAACGCAACAGAATCTTTAACTACTGCACAATCTGCCTTAGAAACTCTTGGAGATAGAGATTTAGATCGAGAAGGATTAGAATCACTTTCTAAAACTGTTGATTGGGGAAATCAAGAAAAAGGAATTATTGATTTTAATTAGTTCCTTGCTATGACTTTAGTTGAACAATAGAGTTATTTATAGAGGATTATAAATGAGTCCTATTAGGCTGTCAATAATGGATTAATAGATTAGATTAGTGAAGCAAAAAAGAGAATAACTGAGCAATAGGATATTTTAAATCAATATAGCGATTCTGAATTAGAACGTGCAGAAAAAGTTGTTTATGCTTGGGAACAAGTTCGAGAAGCGTATAATGATTATCAAGGTAGCTTAAATGGCGGAGAAGAATTTAATCTTGATAATTATACGATTGATTGGGATTTGTTAGGTGAAAATTTTGATTGGGAATCTTTTAAAACCGAAACTGCGGATAACGTAGCTAGTGCATTTGAGTATGGGACAAAAGAAGCTCAAGATAAAATTGATACTGTAACTTTAGCAGAGTAGCTAATTAGTAGTTTATAGGATGATATAGATTCTAGCACAGCTTAGTTACAAATAAATGCAGAATTAAATTTTTAGAATCAATTAGATTAGATTGAAAATTCCGTTGACGGAATTGTAAGTGTATTCGATGCTATTTCTGATGGAGTAAGCTAGACTACCAATGAAGCTGGAGAACAAGTTTGGAGTTTTAGTAGAGAAGCAGCTAAGGCTATTGAATCTATCTATCCAGGTTTTATAGCTAACGCGGAATTATTAAGGGATGGTACATTTGCTTTAACAGATGAGATGTATCAAGCATTTTATAATAGTTCTTAGGGGCAATTAGCTGTTGATGCTGATACCAAATCTAATATGCTTCAAAATCTTATTTCTCTTTTAGAGGCTAAACGAGGAGAGGCTGAAGCTTCGCTTAAGATCGCTGATCAGCTAGCTTCTGGAGAATTAACTATAAACGAATTATCAGATGAGCAGAAGAGAACTTTATTAGCGGGATATGTAAATGCTTAGAATCTTGCTAATGGAGAAATGTTAGATGATTAGGTCAATAGTTTAACCGCACAAGATACAAATTAGTAGACTTTATGGACTAATGTTAGCGAGTATTCTGCTTAGGGCGCGCAGAACATGAGTACTAATGTATAGTTAAATACTCAAAATGTTCTTGCTAATCTTGAAAAAATTAGAGATGCAGCATATGCTACTGGAATTCAAGTATCTCAAATAGGAACTGATAATGTTACTAAGCAAGATTTTGATACTTCTGCTGTTTCTTTTGATAGTTCGGCTGCAACAACAATAGATACGAGTAACGCTAATGATTTCTTAAATTCTTTAACTGCAAATTTAGATGTAGAACCTGTAACCGCAGACGATTTAAATATTTATGGTGATGCTAGTGAGGCACTTGAAGCTAAGCAATCTTAGGCAGTTGGAGAAGCGCTAAGGGCCATTTATTAGGGGAGTATTGATGGGTATAATGAGGCTATAGCAGCAGCAAAAATAGCCTAGAGCAAATTATTAGATTCTATTGATGGAGCTATAGAAGGGGTAAAGGGAAGTTCAAGTGGCGGAGATAATGAAGGCACTAAGTATGACGAAGAAGATGAAAAGACTCTAAAGGATATTGAAGATAGATACCATGAAATAACTCGCGAAATTGAGAATTAGAACGATTTATTAGATGATATTGGAAATAATATAGATAGAGCCTATGGCGCCAATAAACTTCAAGCATACTAGAGAGAACTTCAAGAATTAGAGAAATAGCAAGCTAATTATAACAAACTACTTAATGAAGCTGAAACTTATCTTACAAAAGACTAGGCAGATCTTCAAGGGTTGTTTAATAATTCTCTTATTTTTGATGAAAATGGAGAAATTGAAGGTTATCAAAGTGTTCTTCAATCTATAATAGATGATTATAATAATAATTTCTTAGCGGATTATAATGCTTTTTTAGTTGCCTTTAGTAATCTTACTAAAGATGAATAGGAAGCTAGATAGGCAGAATATGATAGTTGGCAGTTACAAAAGGAAGCTGCTGATGAATTATTCCAAGCTCGTTAGGATGCTCTCGCCCAATATGAAGAAACTCTTGACAAAATTCAAGAAGTAAAGGACGAATAGGAAGAACTAGAGAGAAGCATCGCAGACAATAGATTGAGTTAGATTGAATATAAACTTGAAGTTGTAATAGAAATAAAAGATGCTAAAGATGCTGTTCGTGAATTAACTAAAAAGATTGCAGAATCATTTGGTGATGAATTAACTCATGGTATTGAAGTCGCTCGTATTGATGAAAATAGTGTGAACGAAAATATAAAAATAATCAAGGATTATGAAGAAACGCTTAAAAGTTATCAAGAAGAATTGGCTAACGCAACGGATGCGACTGATATTGATGGAATTATAAGTAAAATATCTGATTTATAGGGTAAAATAATTTCTACCGCAGAAGCTCTACTTGATTGGGTAGAGGGTCTTGAAGAAATGTTGCCAGATGCATTAGACGCTGCATCTGAAAGATTCGCTGAATTTACTGATCAACTTGATCATAATGAATCAGTTCTTGGACTTATAAAAGAATTGTATACACTTTAGGGGGTTACATATAAAACCGAAGAAGGATTTGAATAGCTCCAAAAAGTAAGCGAAGAGACAATGAAAGCTCAAATAGCAAATGCGCAGTTAAATAAATAGTGGTACGACGGTATTAAATAGGAACTTTTAGAAGCCTAGAGTGCGTTAGATGCATTAGATGGTGATGAAACAGATCCGGCATATGATGGTTTAAAAGCTAATCGAGATGCATTATTAGAAGAATATAATGAAGCCCAATAGGCGATGTTAAGTTCCGCGCAAGCCGCTATGGAAACTGCACAAGAAATGTATACTTAGGCTATTGAAAGAGCCGTATATGAATTTGGATAGGCGGTTTCTGGCGGAGTTGGCTTAGATTTGCTACAAGACAAGTTCGATCATTACATTGAGCAAGAAGATAGATATTTAGATAAAGTAAATGAAGCATATGAAGTATCTTCTTGGTATAATAAACTTCAATAGGATATTGATAAAGCCACTAATTCTAAAATGAAAGATTAGTTGAAATAGTTACAAGAAGAAATTGATATTCGTAGAGAGAATAATACTCTATCTGAATATGATCTAGAAATTCTTGAAGCCAAGTATAATGTTCTTTAGGCCTAGATGGCTCTTGAAGATGCTCAAAATGCAAAGAATCAACTTAGATTAGTAAGAGATAGTCAAGGTAACTGGAATTATCAATACACCGCAGATGCGAGCTAGATAGCAGATGCGGAATAGAATTTACTTGATGCAGAGAATGAATGGTATAATATAGCTAAACAATAGGTTGAAGATGTTACTGGAGAAATTATTTCTACTTGGCAGGAATGTCAGGATAAAATAAAAGAGATTTATTCTGATATGACCTTGACTGATGAGGAAAGATCTGCCCGCGCGCAAGAAATCTATTCTTATTATACGCAGAAGGTTAAAGACCTAGAGAACGAAAAATAGATCGCTATTTAGGATATGACCGAAGCCGGTAATAAAGCCTTAATTGATATGGCTATTGTTGCGGGAGACGAGGTAAGTGACTTAACTGGAATTACAAGTCAAGAAATTCAGGATATTATAGCTAATTCTGGCTCTAGTATTATTGATTTGTTATTATCTGATAATGAATAGATTCAAGATATAGTTGGAAGTAATACAAAACTTATTGATTTATTTGATAATGTTTTCGCAAAAGATCTTGCTAATATGACTTCTAATGCTGGAAATTTTGAAGATTTTCTATCTAAGGCCATGGACGAAGCAAGCGGAGCGATGGAAGATTATCAAACTACTGTCTCTGGAGTTGCAGATTAGACTGGAACAAGTCTTGATGATTTAGAAGGTTATCTTGATGATGTTACAACTTCTACAGAGTTATGTTCTGATGTGGGATCAGAAGCTGTCACTTAGATGTTAGAATAGATAAGCACTATTCAAGATTTAAGTCAAGAATATTTAGACATGGCTAAATCAGTTAGAGAATATATAAGAGCTCTTGAGGAGGCTGCTAGAGCAGCTGGAAATACAATAGAAAGCGCTGGAGGAATAGATAAAGATGATTTACCTCCTGCTAATTCAGATCAATCTTCTGATAATAACTCTAGCAATAGTAATAGCGGATCTTCCAGCGGAGGAGCTGGAAGTGGCAATGGAATCCCAGAAGTAGGAGACGAAGTCATTTATACTGGTGGAACTTATTATCATGATTCTTATGGCACAGATCCAGCAGGTAGACGTGGGCCCGGCAAGAAAGTTAAAATAACTAATATAGCTAAAGGCAGACCATATCCGATTCATGTATAGTCTAATAATTCTGCATATGGCTGGTTAAAAGAAAGTCAAATAAGCGGATTTGATACAGGAGGTTATACTGGAGAATTTGATAATGCTAAATTAGCTTTCTTACACGAAAAAGAGTTAGTTTTAAATCAAGAAGATACGAAAAATATTCTCGCGGCGGTTTCTGCTATAAGAGCTTTTGAACCTAGTTTTATAGCTTCTATAGAGAAAGCGCTTGATGGAAATGCACTATCTATTTCTAATCTTATGGCATCAAGATTAGGATCTAATACTTAGATTACTCCAGCAGACAACACAGTTGAACCGTATATAAATATTGAGCGAGTTGAGTTCCCAAATGCGACATCTTCTGATGAAATTCAAGATGCTATTCGTAGTTTAGCTGATGATGCTACTCAATGGGCAAATAGAAGAAAGGGATAATAGGGGAGATTTCCTCCCCTATTATCCCTATGAGAAAAAGGAGGATAAATAATGAATACTGCTTCTGAATCTATCTTTTAGACGATAGATATTCTAGTTGATAAAGCACTATCAAAATTAACTTATGATAAGACTATTTCAGCAGAGATTAGTAGTATTGTTAATCTTGATAGCGGAGAGTATAAAGTTAAATATTCTGGAAATATAGTTTCTGCTTTTGCGGATGATGTAAAAAAGCAGTATAAAGTAGGGGATACTGTATATGTTACTATTCCCCAGGATGATTTATCTGCAAGAAAAAGAATTGTTTGTAAGATAAATGAACAATCATTATCATATGGAGAGATGCTGTCGCTTTCTAATTCAATAATAGAAAAAAGCCCAACATTTGATACAATGTATGATTATGACAAAGATGCGGAAAGGGGCGTCGTAGCAGGCGCACCAGCAGATAGTGATTTAAGTTAGTAGATTATTTATAGTGGTAATGAAGAAGGATATCATGGACTATTCCAATAGTATGCAAATAACAATGAGCTTATTAGAATAAAAGCCTCTTTCTTAACTACTTTCCATTGTGAACACACCAAAGGAAATTATGGTTTAGATATATAGTTCTTTACAAAAAGTGGAGATATAGTTTCTTATAAGCTTGATTTAAGTTCTTTTAATGGAGACCCCTATCGCTTTTAGGTCTACAGCCCGCAATCTGTGGTTATTAAGGCTCAAAAAAATTATTTAACTGGACTTAAATAGATTAAGTTATTTGAAGAAAATTTTGTCTATGATCGTTATGTGGAATCTGGTGTAGTTACAGATAAAGAGAATAGAACTGTACCTAACATTTTTGTAAAGGATATAGAGATTTAGTTTGTTGAACAGAAAGATTTAACAGATAATTTATATTATTTAGATATTTCGACCCCGCAAGGAAATTCATTTACCAACGAGATCTCTTCTCTTGATTTAGTTGGTCGATTAATTTATTAGGGCGATAATATAATAGATGAACAAACTTGTAAATGTAAGTGGTTTGAGCGAGATGTAAGTGTTTTGTTAGGTAGCGATTCTTACGATAAAAATGGTGGTGTAGGATGGGCTCCCGTCACAGCGTCCGAGAGCAATACGATGACACTTAAGGCTGAGCAAGTGAAACATTAGAAGTAGTATAAATTAGTGGTTATATATAATGATAGCGTAACATTGAGTGCGGAAGTAATGATATATAATTTAACAAGTAACTATGATTTTTAGCTTAAACAAACAACAGTAGGAGAAGATATCATCATTCAAGTTTAGAACAATGCGGATAACACCGTTCTTATTGGAGATTGGTATATGCTTTATCCAGATGGAAGCTATACAGCAGTTGGATTATAGCAAAATTCCATCACAGTTACTAATTTGTTATTGTACTCTTCTGTCACTTTTATTTGTGGAGTTTATAATAAAGAACATACCGAGATTATCTCTGTATTAGAACATCTTGTCACAAATAGCTCTTCTGAAGAAGATGTAACAATTACTTATAATGGAGAAGATACATTCAGATATGATGCAAATGGAGATATAGCTATTGAAGACGCTGAAAAAGAACGTACTCTTCAAGTTGTTTTAACTTGGAAAGATGGTGTAGGAACTTCTTATAAAGTAGAATGGATTGGTCCAGATGGAAAAGATATTACTAATTCAAGATATAATCCTAGCGAGTCTATGATTGAAAACCTCTGGGTTGACAATAGTAATATTTTACATTATACTATTAAGTAGAAGTATAAAGTTAATTTTAACAATAATACTATCTTAGTTCGTATAATTACTATGGATGAGCAAGAATATTCTTTCCGAAAAGAAATTCTGTTCTTAAAAGATGGTGATTAGGGTACGAACGGTACTACGTATGTAAGTGCTATTAGACCATTTGACCCTGACACTGGATTGAAACTATCTGGATTAACTCCATTAGTTTATAGAGATGAATCTTGGGTAAATGAATTACCTATAAGATGCTATGTATATAAAGATGGAGAATTAATCAATAATAATGGTAATTACACCCTATCTTATAAATGGACTGGTGTTAATATTGAATTGCGGGAAGGCGAGAATGATGACCGCAAAATAGCAAGTGGTACAACATAGTTGATCTCAAATCCCGCAGGTGGATATGTAAAAGTTTAGGTAACTATTAATGACAATAAGAATAATAGAGCCTATGAAATTTACTGTAATTACCCTATTGATGTTGCTGTTAATTTTAGTGATGATGAATTAAATAATATTGATATTAGTTCTATTCCTTCTTATATTAAATATACTGCGTCTGGTGTTAATCCATCCTTTTATAGCAATAACATTGAATTTATTGTTAATAATTAGGATTATAGTCGCAATATTTCTTCTCTTGTAAAAGAAATTTTAACAGTTGAAGAAAAAGATAATCTTTATTATCTTGAACCTGCATCTAGTTTTATTTTTGAAGATAATAGTATTGCTTTATTAAAATGTGAATACGAAGGAAAATATATCTACCATCCCGTTATTTTATATCTTGATACATATGGCAATGAGCTAATAAATGGATGGGATGGCACATAGCTACAAATTGATGAAGAAAATGGTTAGTATATCTTAGCTCCATAGATTGGAGCAGGAGAGAAAGATAGTTTTAATCGTTTTACTGGTGTAGTTATGGGAAAAGATAGCGTTCAAGATAAAATAGGTTTATATGGTTATAAAGCTGGAGTTAATACTTTTGGTTTAATGGAAAATGGAACAGCGTTTTTTGGAGCTAAAAGTGGTGGAGGATAGATCATTATTGATGGAACTTCAGCGAAGATTTATGGTGGAGGGAATTCTTCAGAAGAAGGTGGGGATGCCTCTAATGGAATGACTATTACTCTTGCTGATCTTAAAGCAGATGGATCTACCGAAGCTATAAAGATTGGCGGAGGAGCTTTTACAGTAAAATATAATGGAACTGTAAAAGCCACCAATGCAGAAGTTTCAGGGACTATTTACGCCTCTTCTGGTAAAATTGGAGGAACGAAAACAGGATCTAATGGTTGGACTATTGAAACCAATAGACTATATAGCGGCTCTGGCTCAACGAGAGTTGAATTAAATAGCCAATCTCCAACCAATACTTCTACTCCTACTAATAATAATGATTTTGCTATTTGGGCAGGAAGTGCTACAGCATCAAGTGCTAAATTTTCTGTTTCTAAAGGCGGATTAATTACTGCTAAATAGGGAAATATTGGAGGTTGGATTCTTTCTTCTAATAAGTTAACTAGTGATAATTATAGAACTGGAATAGCGAGCTCTGGTACTTATCGTTTTTGGGCAGGAGCTAGTTCTAGCAGTACGGCAGATAGACCAGTTTTCTCTGGATCTTCTTACTTTTATGTTACTAGCTCTGGAGAAATGTAGTGTAAAAATGCAACGATTAATGGTTCAATTTATGCAGATGACGGTGAGATTGGTGGCTGGATTATCAGTTCAAATAGAATTTCTGGAGGAAGAACTACACTATATTCAAATGGTAGAATTGTGTGTGATGATTTTGAATCAGACAATGTAGATATTAGCGGAGATATTAATGCAACTACTTTGACTTGTGATAATGGTGAGATTGGTGGCTGGATTATCAGTGAAAGCGGATTGGAAAATGGTGCCACAAGACTATATAATGGTTTAGTTTAGACGAATCAAGTAGATATATTTTTAGATAATCGTTGGAGAAATAAGCTGGGAACTTTAGGATATGTTGAAGGAGAAGATGATTATGGTCCTACTGAGAATATTGGTATTCTTACTGAACGAGGAGATCATAGTATTATTTTAAAATCTTCTAGAAACATAGCTCTACGAACAGAAGGTGGCGGAATATGGATAACTGGAGGAAGTCTAAATGTAAATGTTTCTAAAGAAAAATAGCACGGTATCTATGCCCAATTTGCGTAAGGAGTTGATAGTATATGGGTTCTGTAACTTTACATTCTCCTTCTTACTCTAGTGTTGGATAGAGATATGCTTCAATAAGTTGTACTGCGGTAGGATGGGTGTATCCAAGTGATTCAGGAACGACCACTACTGGAGATAGTAAAAATGGTTCTAGAACTACTATTTCTTATAGCAATACAGTATGGAGTTGGAGCTTTAGCGATGGAGGCAGCTCTAGTTCAAAAGAACCAACTCATAATTTTACTGGCTTAACCGCGGGAAGGGCAAACACAGTTAGAGGTACATTAAGTGCTAGATGTACGAAAACTACTACTGTAACTCGATGGTCTACCCATAGAGAAGAAGTAGGAAAAGACGAAAATGGGAATCCAATATATGAAGATGTAACAACAACTACTGGGCCAACTACGTCTAGGACAACAGTTAGTTTAGGATCTGCATCTGATAGTGTAACTGTATATACGCAACCAACTAGCTTTTCTTTTGGATGCAGTCCTGGAGATTATATAGCAGATTATGCTACAGCCAGCAAATGGAATTAGTTAGCTGACTAGGTTGGTAAATATAAAAGTTGGAGAAACTAGTCAAATCAGTATTCTTCATACAATAATTTAAAAGTTTCTCGTGGTGATTGGATAACTGCGAGTGTTTATAATTCTATGGCATCTGCTTGCGGGACTTCAAGAGTTACCGCAGATAAAACTTTGATTAGTGCAGCTTTATTTGAAGCTTTAGCAGATGCGGTTTCACCATAAGAGAAAAAGGAGTCTTAATTATGAAAATGTTAAACAAGGATATTTTGGAAGCAGTTGAGAATTTAAATTCTACAATACAAGATTGCTCACTTCTTCCCGCGAGTGTATCATATGCAGTAATAAGAAATTTTAAAATTCTTTCTCCTATTGCTGAGGATATTTATAACGAACGAAAAAAGATTATTGAAAGATATGGAGAAAAAGTTGATGATATAACCTATTAGATTTCAGAGGAGAAAAGGGAAGCGGCTAATCAAGAATTAAATGCTTTATTGGCGGTTAATACTAGCGTTCCATTAGCGACTTTTTCTATTGATATTTTATAGGGGTATGATATTCCTTTAAAAGTTATGAATACTCTATATTTTATGGTAGAGGCTGACGAGGAGTAAAACTCGTCAGCCTCTTGGCCAATTATATTTATAAAAAATATAAGATTTTTTAAATATTTTAGATGAGAAAAAGGAGGCGTTAATTATGCCAATTAGTATTTATCCGCCTACTTTGTAGAGTACATAGCCAGCATTTCTTTCTAGCGTGAACGTATATTAGATAAATTTTACGCTATAGCCAATTACGTCTTTTAATGACATAGGTCATGTACAAGTGCGGCTAGTTCGTTAGTCTAATAATAAAAGTATTGTAAATACAGACCAATATCCAGATGGAACTATTTATAAAGCTCCTTCTGCGATAGGGTCTTTAGGAAATCAATATTTTGTATCAATTAATAGAAGCGAATTAGCCGAATCTTGGTAGCCAGGCTATTTATACAAAGTACAAATGCGTTTTGGTATAAATCCAATGTATACTTCGTTATCAGAATTTGCCACTTGGAAACAATAGCAGATAGATGCGGGAGCCTTTTCTGAATGGTCTACTGTAATGATAATCAAGGCTATAGATACACCAATTATTAAAATAGAAAACGATGAAGCTAAACGAGAAGATGTTATATCTACTGAAAGAATAGAGGCGACTCTTACTCCTTTGTTTATAGGAAGCTTTAATATTAGCTCTGCTAGTAATGAATTATTGGATAGATATAAATTTGATTTGTATGAAGGAGCCTCTAAAGATCCTAATTATTTACTTGAAACATCTGGATGGTTATAGCACAATGGTTCTATTAATAATACCGATACTTATAGATTTAAAACCGTGTTAACCAATAATAAAAGCTATACAGTAGTCTACTCTATTATTACTATTAATGAATATGAAGGAGAATCAGAGCCTTATAATTTTTCAGTTAATAGGACCTATTTGGGAGATTTAGAGGGAGTATCTATTAGAGTTGAAGATAATGATGTATATTGTCGAGAAAATGGTTGTATAAAAATATTTTGTACCGCTAAAAATAGACTTAGTGGTAGTTATGTAATAACAAGAAGTTCTGAAAAAAGTAATTATTAGATATGGGAAGATTTAAAATATCTTAAATTTTCTAATCAAGTATTAAATGATTCAGTTATTCATGTTGATTTTGCTATTGAAAGTGGTATAAGATATAAATATGCCATACAATAGGAAAATTCAGCAGGGTTGCGGACTTCTTAGGTATATGATACAAGTAACCAAGGTAGAAGTGTTGATTTCCAATATAGCTATATTTATAGGGATAATATATAGTTAAAGTTATCTCTTAATTAGACATTATCCAGCTTTAAACATACTACTTTAAGAAGTAAACAAGATACCTTAGGAAGTAAATATCCTCATTTGGTTTAGAATGGTAAGGCTTATTATGCAGAGTTTCCAATTTCTGGATTAATAAGTTTTTAGATGGATGAAGATTAGACATTTTTCTCTTTAAAAGATGATGGACTTTATTACAATAATGAATTAGTAATTCCCAAAGACAAATTTATTAAAAACAATGTAACCAGAGGAAAATGTCAAGAGAAGTAGGAAACTTATTCTGAAGTTTCTACAGATGAAAATAAATTATCTATCTCAACTAGTTTAACAAATGATAATATTTTTATTGAAAGAATATTTAGAGAAAAAGTGGAAGAATTTTTAAATGATTTTAATTATAAGCTCTTTAAATCTTCTACCGAAGGAAATATAATTATAGGCTTGCTGAATGTATCTTTGACTCCGAATAATACGGTCGGCCGCATGATTTACTCCTTTTCTGCTACTGCGTATGAAGTTTTAGAGAATACCATAGAAAATTTAAATGAAGTTAATATAATAAATATTGGTAAATTTGAAAGTTTGGCTAGCGAAGATAGAATAAATTCTTTCGGATAGTTAAGTGGAATTTATGGTAGAAATATAGATTTATATGCGAAGATAAGAGAGCAGGAAGAGGTTAGTATAGGCGGAGGATATAAACTTAATTTAATTCAAGTTACAGATATTTAGATTGAGCAATATCCAAAAATAGATTTGACTGCACGATTACTAGAATTAGAAGCTCTTAAATCTGAAGCCGCGGGAGATAACGAGGATACTTCTGAATATGATAGACAGATTTAGGAATGTAAAGATTTGATTCTCGCTCTTGATGGCCCTGAATCCGCAACTATCGAAATTAATGTTAATGGTTCAAGAATTTTAGTTGCTCCAAATAGAGTTTATCATTTAAATGAAAATGTAAATTCTTTATCTTTGTCCGCGTCTAGCGTTCCTATTGTTGTAAATTATGTTTGCTAGTTGAATTAGGTTGAGGACGTTTCTGTTGGAGTCGTTTCTGCTATTGATGCTTCTCGCATTTGGGGATAGATTTCTGGAATTTTTACTGGTACAGATGGAGTTTTAAAATTCTATAATTACGATTATAGAAACAGTGAAACTTATCGTATATTTAGTAATGTTCCACCAAATATGGAAAAGTTTTTAGTCAAGGATAAATAGGGAGATACTATTGTTGATAATACAACCTTTAATCTATATAAAACCATTAATATTTATGAGATAATAAAAGAAGAAACATAGAAACAAGTTGAGCTTATATATAATACTCATTTCGAGTTAAATGATGATGGATAGTTGACAGATGGCGAGATTTATTATACTTTTAGTGATATTGTTTTACTTGATATTGAGGCGGATGAAGGAACTACCCTTTTAATTAGTTCTAGTCCAGATGGAAGTGATCCGTCTATTATAAAGATTGGCTCAACTGGAAGGTATACTCTTAATCCATTAGATAATATGGTTAAATATATAGCTTTAGAAAGTGCTTAGTTTTGTGTAATAAATTATAAATGTTTAACAAATCAAATGCGCATGAAGGTGGAATAGTATTATGTTTGATTATTTAAATGATATGGATTTCCTTATAGCTCTTGATAAATTAAATATTAAAACTCATTACGCAAAAATTATTTTACTTTCTTTTGATGAAAAACCTATTAGAGAAATATAGGGTAACATAACTGCTGGTAGTTTAAGTGTTAATGGATCGTCCTCTGTTCGTAGAACAATTAACCTAACTATGTTGGCTAATGAGAATAATAGCGATATTGAAAATATAGATAATGAGATTTCAATAAACAAGAAGGTTAAAGTTTTTGTTGGATATAATAATCCGTTAAAGTCTTATGCAAGATATGGAGATATAATTTGGTTTCCTTGTGGATTATTTGTTTTATCTAACGCATCGGTAGCAAGATCCACTTCTGGATGGACAATCTCTATAAGTGGAAAAGATAAAATGTGTTTACTTGATGGAACCGCAGGAGGGACGTTTCCAGGCTCCATAACCTTTCATGAAAGTTATATATAGAAAAAAGATGGAGATATAGAAATTGTATATCCAACTATCTTTCAAATTATATATGAAGCAGTCAACCATTGGGGCGGAGAAGCTATAACAAATATTATTATTACTGACATAGAAGAAACTTGTAAGATGTTGGTTAAATATATAGGAGATAAACCCATATATTTTAGCAATAATTATGAAAGTATGGACTTTTCTCCAAGTGCTGATTTTCCTCATATGATAAGTTATGGATAGGATGCTGGATATAGAGAAACTGAATTTACTTATCCGGGAGAATTAATTTTAGATGCTGGAGATACTGTAACTACTCTATTAGATAAAATAGTTGAAGTTCTTGGAAATTTTGAGTATTTTTATGATATAGATGGTCGCTTTATCTTTTAGGAGATAAAGAATTATCTTAATACTGGAAGTCCTTTAACAGAGTTATCTCCAGAAAATTATGTAAAGAGCTATAATAATGCTAAGTTTTTATACTCTTTAACCGATCTTGATACTACTACAGCCATAACCCGCAGTCCAAAGTTTGATAATATAAAAAATGATTTTTATGTTTGGGGAAAGAGAACCACTACATCTGGAATAGAAGTTGATATTAGGTATCATCTTGCTATTGATACCAAACCAATAATTGACTTAGCAGGATATTATATGTGGGCTGTGAGTGATAAAGAGACGGGATTAATTATAAGATATGATTTTAATAATATATCTTCTGATTATTCAATATCAGGATATGAAGTAGAATTAGTTGGATCTCCGTGCGATGAGTGGAGAGAGGAATTATATCGTAGAGCATTAAACGCACAAGTAACAAATAGTGTATATGATAATTACTATGACTCTGAATTAATCGCCGAATGGCGCAATTTATATAATCCACTAAATGAGAAATGGGATGAATATAATCATTGGAATCCAGATGTATTTAATAATCCAGGAAATCTAAACTATTGGCTAGATTTTATAGATATCGGTTCAGAAATTGGAAAATATTCAATAAATGAGATAGGTAGAAGGACTAAAGTAATTAATAGTTCTGATATAACTTCCGTATATAATATAGAAGCTCCTGATATTATATTTATTGAAGGATTAGACCAGGATTTGATAGCAGAATATAGAGGAATTGGTTAGAGATTTTTTGTTCTTACTTCTGAGTATTATAATTTATTTTCAATAAGCTCCACAAATGCGAGTTGTTTTGATAAAATTAGAGAAATGTTGTATTAGAATTTAAATTATAATACAACTATATCCATTACTTGTTTACCAAAATATTATATGGAACCAAATAATATTCTTTATGTTGAAGATAAAGACAGTGGACTTAGTGGAAATTATTAGATAACTCAATTCACTTTACCTCTTTCATATAATGGAACTATGAGTATTACAGCCACGGAAGTATTAACAAGAGTATAAGGAGGAGTAGGAGATAATGCCAACTGTTGGTCAAATATATTATAATGTAATAGATAACAACAGTGGTAGTTATGTTTCTAGTGGGTAGAATATATTCAGTGATATTGTTGTCCAAGTGGGGGCCTCTCAATTTAATAAAGTTGGAGTATAGGCTCCTGCTGGGACCAAGATAGTTATGAATGAATCAAAAACTATTATGGTTGGTAGAACTGGAATATATGAACTAGATGATGACATAGCTATTACTAATATGTATTTTATTAGACCTAGAAAGTATGAAAAAGACGAAGAAGCATCTCAGTAGGCTATTGAACAAGGAACTGCGGGAATGCAAGCCGCAGATAAAAAAAGGAGTGAAGATTTGGAGAGATTTTATAAAGAAAATCCAGATATACCAGATCAAGATACCGATCCAGAAGGGTATAAGGCTTATTGGGACGCATATAATAATATTCAGACTGCTTATATAGAGGCTTATTAGACAGCATTAAGCTTATATAATCAGGGGGTAAATGGCATTTATGTACTACCAAATCCTGATAATGTTGATGCTCCAGAAAATTATTAGGATTTATATAATGTCATTATTGACTTTATTTATGTATAAGGAGGTGTCAAACTATGGAGAGTTTCTATGGAGGACCTAAAGGTATAGATTTTGAAATTAAGCAAATCTTTACTAGTAAATATTAGATGGATAGAGATTTAACAAAGGGTTGGACATCTTCTATTTTCCCTGGAGATTTCGTTATTGTATCGTATGGTTTGCCAAGTGATGCAAATTATGATATTTATAAGAATGAAGATTTATAGAATTATGGTAAAAGTTATAACTCTACCCTTTGGAAAAAAGTTTTTAATGATAAAGATGGAAGTGGATCTGCGGGCGGCCTAAGCTATGAGATGCAGGCTTCCATGACAGGAAATACACCAAGAATTAGCCTACATGATACGGAAGTTCTTGATGCCGATAAAGATCCAAATGTAGTTTGGGATAATACAGATTTAGATAGATTGTGGCTAACTTTTTAGTTACCTTAGAGTCAAAATATTCAATTAGGTGAAACAACCGTTCTAGATTGCAATAAAAATCCTAGTGTGAAATTAGATACAACAGATATAAATAATCCAAGTTTAAAATTATCTTTGCCACAATCACAAGTTATTGAAACGGCGCTAGTTGAATTATTAAATGTTGGAGAGGAACCTACAGTATCCTTAGAAACGTCTGGTTCTTATTCTATAAATAGACCGGCAATTAAATTCCAATTACCTGTATCTCAATCATTATAGGAAGGAACTACAACAGTTCTTGATTCTAATGAAACACCATATTTTGAGATAAATTTTGATGATATAAATAATCCAGTTATTAATTTCTTTTTACCTCAAAGCTAGGTAATGGGAAATCCAGAGACTATTATTGTAGGTCCAGAGGAAAACCCATCAGTTTAGATAGATAATACTAATATTAATTCTCCGGTATTAAAATTTAGTTTACCAGAATCTATTAAGTTTTATTATGGTGAATTATTAGGAGAAAGAACTGCTGGAACTTATGAAGAAACGAATGAAGCTTTTGCAGATTATAATATTGGTGATTATTATATTAATGCACCGACCGGTTTTATTTACAAGGTAACAAAGAAGTCGGGTACAACTTGCACTTTCCAATATGTTGCTTGTATTTAGTCTCCATTACCTGAAATAGAAGTAACAAAATTAGACCCTTATACAAATGGTGGTAGCGGGTATGAACCAACTGCACCTACTGTAGTAAGAGAATTTACTAATACGGAAGAAACCGCTTGGAAACTTGTCTTTGGGCTTCCATCCGCGGTTAAATATGGAGTTTCTTTTGATTTTATAGGAATTGATGAAGAGGGATCTGTCTCTAGTAAGATTATTTCTTCTGATACAGTAAATCTTGATTTCTAGATTCCAAGAGGATCTAAATTATTTGCTGGATTAGCTGTTTCTGATACATCTTTAAATGTTACTGTTGATGGAGCTAAAACAGGAGATTTGTATTTAAATACTGATACAGGAGATATTTATTCATTAAGCTCTAATGGAACATGGGTTAAGAATAAAGGAAACTTAAAAGGTCCTGTTGGAGAAGCTCTTAAAATAGTTAAAAGTTACACTATTAACGAAACTGAAACAATTAAGGATTCTTTATAGAATGGCGTAAATTACATCGAAGAAAATTACGATGGAGAAATCAGCGCAGAGGATATTTTCTCTATTACTTGGGTTGAATATGAGACTAATTAGGAAACTTCTTATTGGTATTATAAAGCAGCCGATGGAGTATGGGGAAGAGTTCAACTAACCGGAGGTATTGCTAACCTTATTGATAATGATTATAATAATGAAGATGGTGGAGAGGTAACAAATAAAACTTATAGCGTTCATTATATCAACACTTTAATCGGTGGAGCTATTACAAATAAAGATAGATAGACATATTCTGCCAAATAGATAGAAGAGTTGTTATCTTGGGGAAGTTTTAGTGATTTAATACCTTAATTTATATTTAGAGAGTATAAAGGAGGGCCTAAAATGGCTTTATTTAAGATTTTTCGAGGACCAGAAGATAATTTGAATAGTGTACCTCTTCATGAAGGATACGCTTATTTCACAGAAGATAAAGGAAATCTCTTTATTGATATTAGTAATGAAGAAGGTGGGCGTTTGCAGGTAAATGCCTATGCTGCTCAAGTTCTAAAGAATGATATTACTGAGATTGATATTGATGATATTTTTCTTAAAAATATGACTGCCACTGTAGCTCAGGGCGGAACTGGACATAATAGTCTAACTGTAAATGCTTTATTAATTGGTAATGGAACTAATGCGGTAAAGATGGTTGAAATTGCGGCTGGTTAGGTTGTTATCGGAAATAGCGAGAATGGTGTAACAGGATTGCAAGGAACTGGCGCTTTATTTGCCGCTACAGCTGGCGCTCCGCAATTTGGAACGCTTCCAATTTCAGTTGGTGGAACCGGGGCAATTAATGCAGCAGGGGCGAGAACTAATTTAGATGTGTATAGCAAATTGGAAACAGATAACTAGATTAGTGGAAGTACTACGGCAGCTTATCCAGCAACTCTTTCTGCATCAGGTTGGGTATTAAATGAAGATATGTATACATATACTTATTCCAATACTTCTTTAACTTGCGGAAAAGCAGGTAATGTGCCACCTATTATTAGTTATACTTCTAATCTTGAAGAGTATAGTAAAATTGATCACGCTGATGCATCAGTTGGGGTTGGAATTACCTTTTATACAAAAGAAAAACCAACAAATGATATTGCTATTATTATCATTGATGTAAAATAAAAAAAAATGGGGAGAACCTTAATTTCAAGGTTCTCCCCATTTTTTTTTATTTCTCGCAAGGAGGTTTACTATATAAATGATAATGCGGTTTTTCTTCTCCAAACCATTTCCATCTTAGGTAGTCGTCTAATACTATTGCCAAAAGGCTTAAAAAGAACCAGGCGATAGAGAATGGTAAACAAATCTACCCCATAAAATTCAATGGAACATGAGAATAATCCCAAATACCTAAGCCTAGTTTTACATTTAATACTAGACCAAAGATTAATTCTAAAGCAGTTATGATTAAAGAGCCTTTTACTCCTTGAGTAAGAATAGATTCTTCCCAAAGAACGTTCTCATTCATTAGTCCTATTAATAAAAAGCATAAGCCGCCCAATAAGAACATAGACCAATGACAAGTTCCAAAGCTGATAAAAGTTTTATAGAGGAACTCTATACCGTAATATAGAGTTCCTCCAACTGCAAATAGAATTATATTTTTACTCACTGTCGGTATCTTCATAGTTTAATTCAATAGCTTTTAATTTATCTATTGAATCAGCTTCGAATATCTAAGTTTTATATTCTTGCATTAAATGATATTTGGGATATACCGCATTTGAAATAGCTAAACTTAGAGCGGATAATTGCTCTAAACTCCATGGCACACATTCTTCGTGTCGAGCGTGCCACTCAAGCGTAGGATTTTCTACTTCGGCCGCGAGAGCGACTTGATATTGATTGAGATTTAAGCTAATCTCAGACTGGTCCTCCTACGTAATTCCATATTCTTTTCCATCAACCCAAGTTAGTGGGTGGGTAGCAAGATACTCTGCGAATAGTTTCTTGTTTTCCTCTTGTTTGTCATACTTTTCCTAATCTAAATCAGAAGTGAATGTTCCATCTTCTTGATTATATATTGAATAATTAGGAGTAACATCTGATGGAATTGTTTCTATCTCTAATACTTTTACAGCATTAGATTGATTTAATACATCGGCTTTAATTAGAGTATAATGTGTATCTCCATTTGAGCCGATAACCCCAGTTCCCTCTTCTTCCTCGCAGGCAACGACAATACCATTTGAGGATTGCAGTTTAATGTAACGTGCTTCTGAAAGAATATCAACTACTACATTCTCTCTATTTAATAGAATATACATTACTTTATTTCAACTCCTTTAAATAATGAACGAAAATAATTGTCCATATCTTGAATTATATAAAAACAAGTTCCTTTAGAAATATGTGCCCTCCAACCTTGATAGGATTTCTAAATTTCATCTGTTGAAATTTTACCCTCTAGCCATAGCGCTTGCATTTTCTTTAACTTTCTGCGCTAATGAGCCACTTTCTTTTTAAAAGGAATTTGTATTATATGATTAGTGTCTGTGAGATAAAAGTTCCACTTTAAGTATTTTAATGGAGTGTGACGTTTGCCGTCCGCGTGAATAGGAGAGATTCTAGTAATAGTAGTCTTTTTCTTATTCATCTTTAATCCTTGCTTATTTAAGCGAACTTCTATTCTCTTTTCACATTCGGCTAAGTATTGACTGTCATTGTGGAATAAATATAAATCATCCATATAACGACCATAATACTTAATATGTAACTCTTCTTTGATGAAGTGGTCAATTTCGTTCAATGCTAGCAATGCGAATAATTGTGATGTTTGACTTCCTAATCCAAGACTTTTATTATCATATTCATAGTATTTGCGGCCAGACTTGAAATTAGTGGTACTAATTCTCGTGTATTTGTGCCGTTTACTAATATAATAATCTTTTCCTGGTATGGGAGAGGAATCTTTTGTTAGCTTAAAAGAAAATGTATCTATTAAATAACAGCATAGTTGATAAATTCTTTTATCTTTTATCAAACGTTTAGCTGCTTTTTTTTAAAGATTTATGGTCAATAGAATCAAAATATTTTTGAATATCAATTCTTAACCCATAAAAATCTTTTCCTAATCCATATTCTCTATGAGCTTGTTGAAGGTGTTTCTTTACTCTTTTTAAAGCAAAGTCTATTCCTTTTCCTCTTAAAGTCGCACAATTATCGTAGATAAATCTAGGAGTTAATTCTGGTAATAAAACTTGTTCACATAACGCATTTTGTACCAGTCTGTCGTTGATATGACACGCTCTTATATCTCTTGGTTTACCTCGTTCGATTATCGAAAAACAACTAAACACAAGCTATTCGTATTCATACGCTCGCAGATCAGCTTCTGTTTTTAAAATTGTTTCTATCCTATTCTCTTCAAAATTAATTGTACTATCTTTCCATCGAACGTTTCGGCATACCTTATAAGACGCATCATACATAGCGTCAAAACTACAAAAACGCTCGAAAGTAGTATCTTGATTTATTTCAGACATACTTTCTCCTTATCATGTAGCTATAGTGGTAGCTACTCGAGCTCCACGTCTACAGTCTTACTTTATCCACTTTTTCAGTGAAATGGTTAAGTTCTCCTTAGATGAAAAGGCAGATCTACCTATAGTATATTATTCGATAGTTGTAGAGCAAAGCTCTTTAATGGTCTCTCAATCTCTTCCCCACGTAGTGAGTGCAATCCAGAGTAAACCTTAATTAGATGGATAATAATATACTTCGGGGTACTATTTAGGCGTTGCTCGTTTGCGCTGCTCCGCAGCTTAACTCGCAACATGATAGCTCCATCTAATCCGGCGCCAGCCCGTTGCTGTTGTTGTAGTTGTTGTTGTTCGCAGATCCATCGTTGTTGACATTGCAAACGTTGTTCGAGTTGTTGTAGTTACGGGACCGAAAGATACAGAACTTAACCGCAGAAAAATATTATCGACCTCTCCTATGAGTTTTAGGAGCCGAATATCTATGCTCGACTATAAGTTTATCTCTATTTTTTCTATCTTGGATTGATTCTTTTACTTTCTTAGTCAATCTAGCTAGATGTTCAAAAGATCTTCTTTTCTTTTTGCTGTTTTGAGCATACTAATAAATACATAGGTCGATTTGTCGAAATATACTATCACAATATTCAATCGCTTTATTGTGATATTCATTTCTCTTTGTAAGGGTTTCTTTATCTTTTAAGTTTATCTTACACGCCTCATAGCAGCAAGCGTGTATACCCTTTCCGCATTTAATTATATCGTACCCGAACGCTTGAAGAGGTTGACCCTCTCCAAGCAGTCCAGGTTTGCAGATTTGTTTTCCATCCTTATCAAATTCTCTGGGACGAGTTAAGACTAAAATGTAGCCAACCAATTCACGGGCTTTATAAAGACAGTCTTGTTTTGATAGGTGTCTATCCTTTACTTTTACAGACATTTAAAATTTCCCTCACTTGAATATATAATTTTTTTATTGGACAATTTAACCTTAACTGTCCCGAATTGTTATTTTGCTGTATTATCCAATGACGAAAGCCGGCGCCAGCCCGCCGCTGCGGTTGCAGAAGTTGTAGTACGCA